GCTCGATGCGTTGGCGGGCGGCGGTGGCGGCACGGTCCAAGGATCGGACGCGACCTACGACATCCAAGCAGCCAACGAAGGCACGGTCGCAGGTAACGCCCGTGGTGAAAACTCGGTCGACCTCCAGACTGACCGTGCCCTGGCAACGCAGGTAGCCTCGGCGACGTATTCGGTCATCGTCGGCGGTGCTCGCAACCGTGTCGACGAGAGCTACAGCTCGATTCTGGGCGGCTATGCCAACTACATCGCTGCGTCTTCGCTGGCGGGTTACCATGTTATTCTCGGCGGCAGCACGAACACCATCTCTGCGACAACAGGCGAGTTCAACGCCATCGTCAGCGGAGAGGTCAACCAGATTGGCGTGACGACAGCGGCTTCGGATTACTGTCTCATAGCCAGCGGGCAGCTCAACAAAGCTGATGGCAACTACAACGTGATCTGCGGCGGCTACAACGGCAACTTGGACTCGGCGACTTACGGTTTCATCGGCAACGGCAGCAATATCGTCGCGACATCGACGGGCTCCTTCAACACGGTTCTGAACGGCTTCTCGCATGATCTGACGGGCTCGGGAGACTACGGGCTGATCCTGCAAGGCAACAACAACCAGCTCTCGGCCTTCTATTCGACGGTCATCAACGGCATCAACTGCACGGCGACTGCCAATGGTGCCCTCGTCGCGGGAAACACGAACGACTGTGCCTCTATCTACGGTGTTTGTTTCGGCAACGTGAATGACGTAGGCACTGGCGGGCAATGCAGCATCCTCGGCGGGTCTAGCAACGACATCTTCGCAGGCAACTCCAATACGATCTGCGGCGGGCAGAGCAACGTAATCACGACGGCCCAGTCTGATTACAACTTCATCGGCTGCGGCAGCAGCAACACGATCGGCGGCGTCGGTAGCGACCGAAATGCCATCTGCGCCGGTGCGACCAACGCTATCGGAACGACGCACGCCTCCTTCAACTGCTTCATCGGCAGCGGCTCTCAGAACCTCATCAACGCTGATTATGGCGTCATTGGTGGTGGGCTGGACAACGAGATCCAGACTGGCGGCGACTATACGTTCATCGGCTCCGGTACGGATCACATCGTCAACGCGTTGTACTGCGTCGTCGCTGGCGGGCACACCAATGTCATCAACACCGGCTCGAACTACGCCGTTATCCTGGGTGGCCTGCAAAACACGATCACCACCGCCGACCACAGTTACGTGCTTGGCAGCAACTGCACAATTTCGTCTGGTGCCGATTACTCACAGGTGAGCGGTTATTACGGCGACGCTTACAACTACGGGCAGCGAGCGAGGGCTTCCGGGCGCTTTGCAGCCACTGGCGATGCACAGACCAGCGAATACACTATTCGGCGTGCGTTGAATCACATTAACAATTCCTGGTACGACCTGACGCCTAGCGGTGCCAATCTTACAGGTTCAAACGGGATGGTGTTGAAAGCCAACGCCACCTGGACATTCGACGGGATCGTTGTCGGGTCCAACGACGCGCAGAGCAAGACAATCCACTGGCGTGTCACCGGTGCCATCAAGAACGTCGGCGGAACGATGACACTGAAGAACGCGGTTGTCGACGTCATCGACAACAGCGACGATACGCTGTATGAGTGCCAAGTAGTAGCAAATACTACCTATGACGCGCTCAGTATCCAGGTGCGTCGCTCTGTGGCTGGCGCAGCGCCAGCCGATTCCATGCGATGGGTAGCTCACGTACGCACAGTTGAGGTGATCTACTAATGACAGTTGAACTCAACCATACAGCCAACACGATCGAGGCCATCGGCTCCGAGGGTTCGCTGATCAACTTCGGCGAAGGCATCGTCCAGGGCACCGACGGCAACACATACAATATACGTGCCGGTAACGAGGGTGCGACCACCGGCAACGCCCGTGGTGAAAACTCGGTCGACCTACAGACGTTCCGCGACGCTGCCGACGACGTAGCGGGCGCCATTTACTCGGTCATTGTCGGCGGAGACTCCAACCAGATCGACTCCGGCGGCGCACGCTCGTCCATCGTAGGCGGCCAGGACAACTGGATTACACAGCCGTGGGGCTTCATCGGCGGCGGACAGGAGAACCAGGCCGGAGCGACACATGCGGTCGTCTGCGGCGGCTACTCCAACCAAGTCTCGAACATCTACGGGTTCATCGGCGGCGGCTACAACGGCTTGGTGAGCGGCCAGTACGGCAGCGTGGTCGGCGGCCTCGACAACCAGTGCCAAGCCAACTATGGCGTGGTCATTGGCGGCGACGACTGCTGGGTACATGCCAATGCTCCGTACGGCGTCGCACACGGACTCGAAGCACAGGCCATGCGGTACACAGAGCGATGCTTCGCCAATGGCCAGTTCTTCGACCGCGGGGACAACCAGTTCGGCGAGATGATGCTGTCGCGATCTGTGACGCACTCATCGACAGCCTGGTTTGATTTGTACCTCAACGGTACAGATACCACGCATCTGGCGGTACTGGATACGGCGGTCAACGGCAACACCATCTGGACGTTCGAGGCTATGCTCGTCGGAGCCACCAGCGGTCTGGGCAAGACGTTCAGCTACAAGATCACTGGCTGCGTTGAATGCGACAACGGCACGATGTCGATCCTGGGCCAGTCCACAAGCGTTATTCACGAGAGCGACACCAATTTCAACGCACAGGCAGCCGTTGACGGGACCAACCGGGCGCTGCTCATCCAGGTTTCAGATAGCGGCGCTGCCAGTGATGTGGTACGCTGGGTCTGTCACCTGAAAACCGTACAGCTACGCTGGAATACATAGGAGAATCAAGAATGAGTATGCAACGTACTTTCGACGACGAGTGTGGGAGCACCCACGCCTCGGCGTACCACAAGATCACGAACCTGCGAAATACGCGGGATGCCGAGTCCATGGTCATCTCCGTCTCGATCTTCAAGGACGCACAGGCCAAGACCGACGACAAGGCGCCGGTTGGCTCCTTCGCGTGCCGCGTGAAGGGTACCGACTACACCACGTACTTCGGTAACGCTGCCGTCGCGCTCGTCGACAAGAGCGAAGTGGTCAAGGCGTACGAGTACCTGAAGGCTGAGACGCCGGAATACGACGGTACTGCGGGTACGGTCACCGACGTCTAAGAACCGAGGGGCCGATGGCTGAGAAATACTTCCAACTCGATAAGAACCTCCCTGGCGTCACTGCGCAGGAGCTGTCGTGGCTGGGCGGGCTGAATGACTACATCCAGCCGCAACTGGACGCTACCAATGCGCGAATGCTGACGACCAGGATGGGGGCTCGCAAGAGCACCGCCGGCACCCTGACAAAGGGGACGCCGTGCTATTTCGTTGGCTGGGATGCCGTCAATATGGTCATGCTTGTCGAGGCATCTGACGCCAGCGATCCGGCTACGATGCCGGCACGCATGATCGTGGACGAGGAGATGACAGACTCGACCACTGGGCATGCGTCTGTCATTGGCGAGCTGGAAGACATCAACACATCGGGCTTCGTCGCGGGCGACGTGCTGTACGTGGTGGCAGGCGGCGGCCTTACCAAGACACCACCTGCTGCGCCCAGCAAACAGCAGAAGGTTGCCTTCGTGCTGTTTGCCCATGCGGCTTCCGGCAGGATCGCATTTGCTCCGCTGTTGTCTGGGCACTCGCACTCGCTCGACGAGATCGAGAACCTTGACCTGATGGTCGTGACGACGGCAGGGCAGAATACGCCGTACTTCGAGGTCAACCAGGTGACGTGGACCTCAGTGGCTAACCTACCGTACGACGGAGCCAACGCCGTACTCGATAAGATCACCGCAGTGGTCAGCCGCAACGGTACGTCCGGCACGGCTGAACTTCGGATCTACGACGTGACCAACAGCCAGGTGATCGCGACGATCACATGGACGGATGATACGATCCACTTGGAAGAGACCACAACCATCAACAACCTGCCATCCAGCAATGCCGTGTTCGAGATCCAGATGCGTAAGAGCACAGGCGGCGGCGTGAAGACAGCCCGGTGCCACTCGGTACGGTTCCGGCAAAACTCGACGTAGGTGACTTAATGGCCCACGAACATTGCTACTCATATGACTGTGAGACGTGCAACATCGTCGAGGAATGGCGAGAGGACAAAGACGGTGCGCCTACGGAATGTGTCAACGATTCCGGCCACACAGTGGATTGGACCACGCTGAAGATCGTGGGCTCCCGCGACGTGTTGCCCTATGTGACGCTCAACTTCTCCGACGGCACCAACCCATGGTACGAGACACAGAGTACCGACTGGGTCACTGTCGGGTCGTTCCGCTACGACATCGACGACGGTGAGCGGCACTACCTGTGGGTCGTTGTGGACAAGATTGGCACTGCCGGTACCGCCCGTGTGCGTGTCCGTAACATCGGCGAGAACAACAACCTATTTTTCAAAGGATGGTCCGAGGAAGGCTACCAAACCAAAAAGGACCCGCCGGCCAATCAGCCGACCCAGAATTCGATCATGGAGGTGCAGGTGCAGGTAACAGACGCGTCCGACATTCTGCGGATCTACTCCGCCATGATCTACTAGGAGCAGCCCAATGGCCAAGAAATGGAATCGCTACAGCTACTACTGCGAGACAGAGCAGCTGCACATCGTGGAGGATCAGCTCCGCGACGTCGCGCCTACGCAGTGTCAACACGATGCCGGGCACACAATCACAGCCGACAGCGTCTCCATCGTGGAGACCATCCACAAAGGCCAGGTCGAGGTTGAGAACACCGTCGACAAAGAGGATCACGATCCTGTCCGCGTTGTCGTAGCGCCAGGACGTACCGGCTACCGGATGTGTGACCGTGATATCAAAATCATCACCGCCAAGATGGGCGACGAGTCGTTCGAGGACATGAAGGTCAATATGGCCGATAACGTCCGCATTGGGTGGGGCGAAGTAACCGTGGTGGGCGTCTACAAGGACGACGGAGCTGGCGGCTACGAGCTCTGTGCCGATCAGACCGACGCGGACAGCAACGCCTGCCTGACTATCCTGGACTTCCATCCGAACGATCAGGAAGCAACGCCGACAAAGACCGTCTACGAGATCCAGGGCGGCACACTCTGGGTCGACGACAGCCTGCCGAACGACGCCAACAAGTGGGAGCACCAAGTCTACGTTATCGTGGCACCAAATATCCCGAAGGCGATGGGCGGCGGTGTGCGGTTCTTCGACGGGTATCTCTACCCGTATAAGGGCAACTGGATGCAAACCAACAACACGCTGGCTATTGAGTTGGACCCTGCACAGTCAATCGAGGTATCCCGTCTCCGCGTCTGGGCGTATTACCCAGCAGGTGCCGGGTCGCACACGCATATTCTGCGTCTGCGTACGTTCCGTCCGACGAGTACGTTCTAAAGGAAGAGTGATGCCGATTATCTGGGTAAGAGTACCGAAGTGCGGAGCGACCTCGTTCCTCCATGTGCTTCGAGAGAACGGTATGCAGGCGCGGAACCTCAAGAAGGTCCAGTGTGCCGGCATCGACAATCTGAACCACCTCAAGAACGAGGTGGCGATCCTGACGGGACCGAACGGCAATTCGTACTACGATTATGCATCCGTGCGGAACACGTGGTCGTTCGCCGTTGTCCGCAACCCGTGGGCGAGAGTGGTCTCCGCCTGGCGATTCTGCACGCTGCTCAAGAACAAGACGCTGCGACGCGTGCTGCAGGAGCTGCCACACAAGAACCAGTTCGACGGGATCTACGCGGACGCGGACCCGAGTGAGTTGAAGTCGGCGTGGTACCACTTGACCCTGCCCCAGGTGCAGTTTGTCAAGGACCGCCAGGGGAACATGCGACCGAACCGGATCATAAAGCTGGAGGAAATCGCCGTTGGAATGGACCCGGTATGGGACCATTTAGGCCTCCCAAAGCAGGAGATGCCTCGCCTTAATACCTCCGGCCATCCACGGTATACTGAATACTACGACGCGAAAACACGGAAGATGGTGGACCGCCTCTTCGAAGAGGACATCCAGACATTCGGCTACTCGTTTGGCCTGTAGGAGACCACAAAATGGCAATGCCACGCATCACGTCCCGCGCAACGTACACCACGCCGTCAGCGGTGGAGAAGGATTACACCGACCTAGAGCTCGATCGATTTACCGTGAAGGCCCTGCCCAACGGTGACAAGTTGGTCCGTGCTGAGCTGCGGCCGTACAACTGGGACACCAAGGAGTTCGCGAACAGTCGGGCCAACGACAACGTCATCATCAACATTCCCAGCCTTGCCGCTGAAATGGACCGCTGCTCGGCGATTCAGGCGGTGGTCAACTCGCTCGGCGATCTGCTCAACAAGCTGGTGATCGAGAAACAGCTGTTGGAAGAGATCGATGCGCTGGAAGAGGGTCAGGACCCGACGGGACTGCAGAACCAGCTCAACTCAGTACGCACCCAGCTGGGTGCCACCTAAGGAGCCCCATCATGGCGCGGTCAGACGCAATCAATGTTCGCTCTCCGGTTATCTCTACAGCCTATGACGAGCTGCTCACTCGCAAGAAGCGAGCAATCGCCATGGATCAGGGAACGTGCGGGATGCTGCAGGTAACCCTGCTGCGCGAGGGCTATCCGATCAACCTCGAGGATCTGACGATCGCGACCGAGCCCGACACCAACCAGAACGTCGGCGAGCAAGACTGGGAGAACTTCGGCTGGAACGACTGGGATACCTTCATGTTCATTGAAGGCCCGCTGATCGACCCGGAGTGCAGCCTGAGTCACAGCCACGAATCGTCCTGTGCCATCGAGTTGCCTGTCGTCAAGGTCCGCTGGCGGGAGGCCTCACTGATCGACAAGAACCTCTACCAGAACGAGGCCGTGATCTTCGATGCCGAGAAGGGCATCGTGCGTGTGGAGGTCCCGGAACAGATCTACACGAAGACCGGCATCTATCTGGTGAACTTCGGCATCTTCGAGCCGGGCGTGGACCCGGACACCGATACCGATGCCTGTCCGGTGTGGCTGTACGAGGTCTACCTGTACGTCGGCCACAGCGCATGGCACAATCCGCAGCAGAACCCGCAGGTAGGCCCGCCGACCATCGACGACGTGCGGCTGGGCCTCCGTGACGCCGACCCGCTCATGAACGAGCTGATCGACAACTTCGACTTCGACCTGACGGAGATCTGCTTCGCCGCCGTGAGGACAGTCACCTTCTGGAACAACCAGCCTCCGCCGATCCTCGGGGCCACGTACTCCACCAAGAACTTCCCGTTCAGGGAGATCTGGCTGGCCGGCATCCACCACTACCTGTTCGAGCTGGCCGAGGAGCATTACCGCCGGAACAAGCTGCAGTACAGCGCCGGTGGGGTATCGCTCGACGACAAGGCCAAGGCCCGCGACTACAACCAGGCCTGGAAGGAACGGTTCCAGAAGTTCCGATCGCTCGTGATGCATCAGAAGGCCTCCATCAACATGTCCAAGTGCTTCAGCGCGTTTGGTGCGGGCTACGGATACGGCTACGGATATGGAAGGGCAGGTTATGGCTACCGCTGGTAAGACCAAGACGAAACGCTGTAGCAAGTGCAAGGAGTCGAAGCCGCTGACGGAGTTCAACAAGAGCCGTGGCAGCAGCGACGGGCTGCACAATTACTGCCGTAAGTGCTGCCGCGTGCATGAGCGCGAATGGCGAGCAAAACATGGCAATACGCCAGAATACCGGGCGCGGTGCAGCGCAAACGAACGCAAACGCCGGTACGGTATAGACAACTACGACGAGCTCTTGGAGAAACAGGCTGGCGTGTGTGCCATCTGCGGTAACACGGAGACGGCTACCCTGCGCGGTAAAGTGAAACGTCTTGCTGTGGATCACGACCATGCGACCGGAAAGATCCGCGGCCTTTTGTGTAACAACTGCAACAACATGCTCGGACGGTCCCAAGACAATCCAGACACCCTGCGTAAAGCCGCCAACTACCTGGAGCAGGCATAATGCCCAGAACTCGTGACAACTACGGCGAGCCGTTCGATCGCATCTACGTGGACTATGCCCTGCGCTCCGGCGTAGCGCGTGTCACGTGGGAGCTCCGCGACGATTTCCTCTGGCCAGAGCCGCATTCGTTCCAGCTCCAGGCGAACCCCAACTGGGACGAGCCGGACGACTGGGAGGATGTCGGTGCGCCTGTCGTCAACCAGTTCTACGCCATCGACGATGAGCAACGGGAGTGCGGCAAGGGCCTGCGGGCGGCCTACCGCGTGGTCCTGACGACCAGCGAGGAGACGTACACGTCCGAGGTGGCCCAGACGTACGGCAACATGACCAAGCGCCAGTGGCTGCTGGCCCGGGCCATGATGCGCCGGTTCCGCCTGCAATCCAGGCAGCTCGAGAAGTTCCCCGGCTACCTCATGAAACGCAGGATCCACAATGCTGTATGCACAGAGTGTGTCCACCCCATCACGGGCGGCATCATCAACTCGGACTGTCTTGCGTGCAAGGGCACCGGCAAGGTCGACGGATACTGGAAAGCTGTGGAGGATACGCTGTTCGAGTGCGCCCCCGAGAACGAGGACACCAAGCGTAGCCAGCGCGGCACCGTCAATGACAACGTCATCGTGGGGCGGTTCATTGGAATTCCCCCGGTAAAACGGAACGACGTCTGGATCGAAGCAGATAGTGACCGAAGGTACGTCGTCAACTCCGTCCGCGGGGTGGCGGAGTTGCGACGCGTCCCCCTGATTGTACAAGCCGAGCTTCGGCTGGTAGAATTTGGTGACGTGCTGTACGATGTGGATCCAGAGGAGGGGAACTAATGCCAGTACAAGGCGCGCCTGAGAAACTGCAGCCGCAAGAGCCGGAAGAGGCCCCGCGCAACCCGTTCCTGCTGCCGATAAGCATCAGACGCTGGAAACCGCCGCAATATCTCATCGACATCTTCGACGATGAGCTATCCAAACAGGAACGAGCAAATGCCGGAAGATTGGACCTCAACTCCTGATACGTTGTGCGCGCTGGGGCCCACGCCCCAGATCATGACTAGCCTGTTCCTCACCTGGCTGCGTGAGCATTTCTCGGACTCGGACAACATCGAGCACGCCATCTTCCGTGATCGGTTGTGGGACTCCGAGGCCTGCGCCACCCGCGTCATGATCGAGGACGCGACGGTCTGGACGCCGGAGATGACCCAGCGCCGCCCGGCCCTGCTGGTCAAGCGGAACTCCTGGGAGCATACGAAACGCTTCACGTTCGACAGCCAGTCGGGCACGACCGAGGACGGACGCCCTACATACACCAAGCTGTGGCGGGGCAGCCACACGATCTTCGCCGTCTCCCCGGAAGGAGGGGAGTGCGAGATCCTTGTGGCCGAGACCTATCGATTCCTGATGCACTTCGGACCGATATTCCGGCAGTACTTCAACCTGATGAAGTTCGAGTTGCTGCAGGTTGGCGAACTCTCGATGATCGAGGAGACCAGCAAGGCCTACGCCTGCCCGATCACCGTCGCGTACGGTTGGCAGGAGAACTGGGCCATCCGACCATGGGGTCCCAACATCACCGACCTGCGGCTGTCGCAAATCTTCGAGACATACTACGGGTAAAGGGAGAGATTGATGTTCAGTTTGTCACGGGAGCTGGTCCACAGCGAGGCCAAGGCCGTCGGTGCCGACATGCTCGACCGCCAGCAGGCCCTCATCGTGGGCGGGAACGCCCAACTCTATCGCTATTCTGTGGAAGACGAGCGTGCCCTGATCGGCATCGGCAAGTACGACTGCGACAACGGTACGGAATACCCGTACCCGTACCGCCCCGAGAACAGCGTCATCGACCAGCGGAGCGTCCGGCTGTACGCCGACAACGTCTACCTGCAGATCCACCAGGCATACGGCGGATTCACGCCGGACCAGGAACATTACGATCGCCTGGTCACCGAGGACGAGTGCCTCATGGAAGACTGCGTTGTCGGCGCCGTCATCGATGTCAAGCTGGACGATCTGCACTTCAGCGCCAAGGTGCTGGGGCATGCCAAAGACGGAGACTACTACGCCCTGGTTCTTAGCCGAAACCTGCCAGCGCCGATGCGGGCCGCGGATCCTGCGAAGATGCGGTTCCGCGCCTGTGTCGTACGGCACGACATCGAGATCCCGGTCGAAGCGTTCGACGGCCAGGTCGACAACTGGTGCGCCCGCGCCGACCACGTCGTCGTTGGCGGCGGCATCTATCTGGCCGACAGCGGTTGGATCGACGACGGTGAGCCGCACCCGCTCCCGATCGTGGAGGCCGACCTCTACATCCAGTACAAGGCCTGGCGTAGCGAGTTTGCAGACACCGTCTACGCCCTGGCGGATGGCGAGGATCTCGATCTGATCCCCGGACAGGAGTCGCCGGCCAACCCGCTGAAGTTCGGTGTGAAAATGGCGAAGCTGCACTCTAATATCACTGCTGTCAAATTCATCGCCGTGCCGGACCCGGACGATCCGGCATCCTGGGTTGAGACCCTCCGGCGTGCTGGAAAGTTCCGGTTCTACAGCGTCGTGCCGATGACCACCGATCCGGCAGTCCAGGAGGCCGTGATACAGCTCGTAGACGACCGTTCCCAGGCCGCCACGGGCCGGGAGTGTGTCACGTGGCTCCCGCTGCAGGCGCGCGCTACCGTGGCTGTGGCGGACGCCTCGAACAGCGTGGACGGGGCGCCGCTGAAGGCCGTGGTCCGGGAGCAGCCCGGTGGTGGGGCCTTCCTGGTGGACGTTCAGGAGGGAAATGCGCAATTCCTGTCGCTGGGGGTCCAACCGGGCGATATCCTGCGTTACAACGTCGGCGAAAATGGGTATATTGAATATGTCATCCACGCAGTCCTGAACGAGGACGCGGTGGTTGTCCAGGATAGCCAGGGCATCCAACCGTCTGACTTCGCCCACCCGGTCGAAGTCTGGAGGACATTGGATTCAGACGCAATGGCCGCGCGGGTCGCCGCGAAGGCCAAAGAGTATGGCAGCAAACGCGTCCGTGCCGTGTGGCCGGACCGTGCCATTGGTGGCGGGGTAGCATTCGACGGAATGTACGTGTGCGCAGCGCTCGCCGGACTCCGGTCCGGCTGCGCGCCGCACCAAAGTTTGGCCGGCGTAGAGCTAGCCGGCATCGACGAATTGCCAAGGACCGACGAGCTGTTCACGGAGGAGCAGCTCGAGATGTTGACAGACTTTGGAGTGTGGGTGGTCAGCGCCGACGACGGTGTCGCCCGCTCTCTACGAGGCTTGACGACAGCAGCGTACGGTGATCCATCGCAACACGATGAGGCGGTGGTCACCAACCTGGATTGTATCTGTGGAGCGCTGCGAGATGAGTTGAGGTCGACCATCGGTAAAGCGCATGGCGCGGGCCAGATCCAGCATCATGTCATCGCCAAGGCGCACGGTCAACTCAACGCTATGTGCGTGACGAGATCACCGCGGGTGGGCAGGCAGCTGATCGACAAGACGGTTCGCGTCGTCCGTCGACACGCTTTCCTGAGCAACCGACTTGTGTTGAGCCTACGTCTCGTGGTACCGGTACCACAGGAACGTGGGATCACCGCTGGTAATGTCGAGGTGTACCAGCAGATTATCGTATAATCGCCAGGATTGGCGAACTTGACCAACATGGAGGTTAAAGCCAATGGCTCAAGACATTTTCTCCCGTGAAGTCACCTTTGGTGGTGCGTTCTCTGCTGACGGGGCCTCGCTGGCATTCGACGAATTCGGCGCTGGCTTGCTCGCTCAAAGCGTGCAATGGCAATACCAGCAGAACGTCACACGATTGTACGAGGTCGCGTCGAGCGACGTGTATCTCGTTGCCGGTCGAACCCAAGGGCAGGCAACCGTGCAGCGGGTCATGGGACCTGCCGCGCTTGCTGAAGCATTCTACGAAACCTACGGCGACGTGTGTAACGCCGACACCAACACCCTGACGTTTACCGCCCAGGCGAACTGCGCCTCCGGTGGCGACACCGGTGATACGGTGACGATCGTCATGAACTCCGTGGTCATCGTCGGCTACGGTGGGGCGGTGACGGCGCAGGACATGGTTGTCAACGAATCGCTGACACTGTTGTTCCTCTGGCTGACCTACGGAGTAGCCGCACCAGCACCGTAGTGATCAGCATTGGTATTGGGGGCCCGGCATCAGCCGGGCCCCCTAGGGCGTACTCAGCCCATAACCGGATAAGACAATGCCATCACCATTCAAGAAGATCAGGACCGCAATGGACGGGCTCGCCCGCCTTGCGCGTAACCTGGACTGGAATTCTCGTCTGCAGCCAGGCTCCGCCGCCGGACAAAACCCGGTGTCTGACCCTGCCGGTGCGATCACTGCGCACAACACCGACCTGGCTGCCTCCAGCACGGTACAGTACGGCTTCGTCATCGACGCGCTGCCCAGCGTCCGCTGCTACCGTGTCCAACCCGAGAACGGCGGGCCTGTCATCGACTGCTCGCTCGGTATGCGTGGCACCGTCTCTCCGATGGGCTCCTACGACGCCGACACCCTCATCGCCGGTACGCACGTCCGGTACGTCCAACAGAAGAACGACCCGACCGGCCTGATCGTCGCCATCGAACCGATGTACATGTACGATCCGCGGCTGTTCTACGGCGACGTGATCTCACAGGGTTCCAACACCGGGCTCAACGTAGAGACCGGCTTCCACGAAGTCTTCCTGCTTGGCGGGTTCCAGGGTCCCATGTCCCTGAACGGCGGCGTCACCGACTATGCCGGCCGCACCCCGTTTGACAGCCTGGAGATCGGTGAGTTCAACCGATCGATGGAGACCGGGCTGATGCTCCACATGGACCCGTACATGGCGTTCATGCGTGCCGACGAGTGGTCCGGGCTGTGGATGTTCTACTGGGACGGCCTCGTCCGTCTGTCAGGGCAGAACTTCCAGCGGTGGACAAGCGGATCCGAGCTCGAGTCGTACGACGACGAAGGCGAGCACATGTGGTACAAGGGCATCGCCACGTACCCGTGGGAACACATGGGCCAGCTCCAGGGTCCCGACTCCAGCGTCCTGCAGGAGCGTTCCGCCGACGTCACACAGAACACGGCGCCCTACTACGCCAGGTTCGAGCCGGACAACGACGATCTGCAGCCGTTCCACCGGTTCCGCGAGTACGCTGGCTACCTCGGCCAGGGCCAGAAGAAGATGATGTGTGCGCCGCTGCAGACCGGCACAGACTACCAGATGCTCTACAGCGACCAGGACTACGAGCCGATCGGTCTGCACGAACAGAACATCGACATGGCGGGCCACTGGTCGGTGCGTACGGCCTCCGGCATCACCATCGCCAAGCGCCCGATCCTCCCGGTGCCGAAGCGCATCAGGGATGTGACGCACTACGCTGGCGACCAGCCGTCGACGTACAAGGCCTCGTCGCAGTACGGCTCGGGCTCCGCCCACAAGATGCAGCCGCTGCCGACCGTCGCGTCCGGCGAGTTCGCCATGTCCGCGGCCGCCACCGTCATGGATCACCACGCATACCTGTTCAACTGGAGCAGCGCGCACCCGTTCCATTACCACAGTGACGACTACTACTACCCAGAAGAGTCGGGATACGACCACATCTCGACGAACCAGGAGATTCCGACCTGGGGCGATCTCAACGTGGACACCTCATGGTATCTCGGCGACCCGTCGTATAACTCGTACACGCTGGATCACCGGTCGGACAACACCAAGAACATTTACCACAGCACAGCCTATCTCACGCTGTTAGAGGAAGGCGGCGTGCTGCTAGGCGACGGTTGGGGCTCTGAGATCCGGATGTCGAACGGCTGCATCTTCATCGACGCGCCGGGCGATATTTTCATGTCCTCGGGCCGTAACCTTATTGGGTGGGGTGGTCGTGACATCTGCTGGCGCGCCTGGAACTGTGTGGATGTCACGGCCAACGAGAAGGACGTGCGCATCAAGGCCGAGAAGAACTGCTGGATCTTGGCTGGCAACAGCGAGGCCACCGGCGAGAGTCAGGGCGGCGTCATCATCGAATGCCGCGCGGACGGTCCGCCGAAATACGACTTCTACAACAACACCGGCGAAGACGTTGAGGCCAACGGGATCATCTTCAAGGCGCTGGGTACTGAGATCATCGGCTGGGCGGAGAGCATCTACCTGCGTACGCGAGGTCCGGCTGTCGACTCCAAGTCGGCTGGCGACTCGGGTACGGCCGAAGACCCGCTGCCGAAGGTCGGCGACATCACGCTCGACGCCTACGGCAAGGGTGATATCGTCACGCGCTCCAACTTCGTGAAGCACTTCGTCCACTGCGCTGTGGCCCATATCTTCCCGGATACGGCTGGCAGCACGGTGCACTTCTTCACCGAGGACGGGGTCACGCTCGGCGGCGACGTGTACACCGACGGCGACCTGCTGTCGTATGGGTCGCACCTGGCCAAGGGCGACTTCCTGACACCGGAAGGCCACCACTATTCGACGTCAGGCGGTCTGGTCGGTAAGCTGACCACGGCGAGCGCCGGGAACATCTCGGACGCCATCGACCAAGGGCACCAGTACGAGATCGCGCTGATCGCCTGGGGCGTCAGCAGCTACGCCAAAGATATGACCCGTATGTGGTACGGGACCTCACGACCTGGTAAAAATGATGTGATCTCCAGCGTGTGGGTCCACTTGCGGACCGAGGAAGACTACAAGTCGGATGGGTTCTTCCTGTACGAATCCCGCTGGCAACAGATGGCCCGGCTCGGTGGCAGCTCGGGCACGCAGACCTGGACCGAGAACTACGTTGAGGCAAACCAAGCACACGGCGATATCACGAGCGATGAAACCTACCCGTTCCCGGGTCGCGATCGGTTCCAAGAGACCGGAAGCGGCAGCCGGACATGGTTGCAGCACGATCTGAAGCTGTACAACATGAGCACCGGGCAGGCAGCGGACCGAGGAAGCACGTACGAGTCGCCGGTTACGCTCAACAGCCTCAACGACGTGAAGCTCGACGGTAACTACCTAATCATCGGAAAGTAAAGGAAAATCATGGCCAAAGACACCCCACGACGACGTTTCCCGCTCCCGCCCACTGCCGAGCAGCGTAAGGCCCAGGCTGCCGCTGCTGCTTCCGTCGGCGCGGAGATGCCTCCGCAACGCCCCGGCAAGATCCTCGGCAAACTGCCGGTGGATGCCGTGCGCGGAGCTGAAGACCTCACAGAGGACGAACGTGTCCTGCTGGCGCACGCCGGCCACCAAGCTGGCGATCCAGTCCCGGACCTGTCCACTACCGCAGTCGGCCGCAGGCTGGCAGCGCAGGCCGCGCAGATCGAGCAGGAGGCCTCCGACCTGGCCGGGTTGACGCCGGTAGATCCGCGCACGCCGCCTATCAAGATGCCCGAGCCAGTCCCGATCGAGGAGCTGCCCGAAGCGGAGCAGCAAGCGCTGGCTGCGCGGATGCTCGAGATGCAGGAGCTGCAGGTACAGCTGGCCGCCGCCAAGTCGCAGAAGAGCGCCGAAGCCGCGGCCAACGCCATGCCAGCGTCCGTGGCCAGCGCGCCCGGCGGCTTTGCTGCAGTGCAGCACGCACGGCAGGCGGCAGCGCAGCAGCAGGGCAAGCTCACCATCACCGACGACCTCGGCGATCGGAGCAAGCCGGGCTTCTCGCTGAAGCAAAAGCCCGCAAAACCCGAGGTTCCGTCGGATCCGGAGCCTGAAATTTATTCACGTGAAGAAAATTCGGAGGCCGGCGGCGCGGTGCCCGAGGATTACGCCGTGATCTGCCCGCGCTGCTCGTTCGATCTGAACACGGACCTGAACGAGCCGACGGACGCCGACAAAATCGCCTTCGTGGCCTGCATTCTCGGCGGTGAGCACAGGTTCACGAAGGAGTACTCGTTGTTCGGCGGGAAGATCAAGGTGGTGTTCCGGGCACTGAAGCCGCGCGAGGTCGACACAGCGATCCAACAGGCCGACATCGACCTGCAGGCCGACAAGATCGTGAACCTCGTCCAGTACAGCCGGGAAATCGAGCGGTACAAGCTGGCTGCTGGCATTGCTGTCATCGCCCGGCAGGGCCACACGGAGCTTGAGTTCCCGGAGATCGGAGCGCTCGAGTATGATGAAGAGAACTTCGCCACTCCGGTGGCTGCAATGGACGACTACCTGCACAACGAGGTGTTCACCACGGACAGCCTCCGGAAGGTGATCTACAACGCCTGGGCCGAGTTCCTCGGCACCCTGGCAACGCTTGAGGCGAAGGCGGAAGACCCGGATTTTTTCTCCGGGATCGCGTAGCCTGTTTGATGATTCAGGCGGCCTGTGAAGGCATGATCGATTTCCGACAGGCCGATCTACGAGATCCCTGGTGGTGGCGGAAGCTTAGAGTAGTCATCGATTACGTTGGAAGACAGGTGTCAGCCAAGTTGGCGGAGCACAAGTTCCAGTTCAACCTGGCCGTACTGAGTTACCTGACGCATAGGGATACGCTCGAGATGCACTGGGACTCAGCAGAGATGCTGCGGTCCCGGCTGTGTCGTAAGCTCGCGCCCTGGCTTAAAGTTGGACCCGAGGACGTAAAGGAGACGTTGAAGGAAATGCGTGACCGCTACATCGAAACCTGGGGCGATCCGAACGATCCTACTTACCAGGCGGAGATGCAGCGCCTGATCCAGCACTGGAGGACTAAGTAATGTCCATGGGGTATCAAGCACCGGGGTTTCAGCCGCCGTACATGTCACCGTTCGGTTCGCCGAATCTGTTTCCCGGTATGAATCCGCTGATCGGTATGGGCGCGCAGTTCGGGGCGGGCATGCTAGCGCCTGGCATGCAGATGGGCCAGTTCATGCCCAACCAGAGCTTCATGAACACGCTGGAAGCTCAACAGTTCCAGCGGATGCAGATGGGGCTCTCCAGTACGATCGGTGCGAGCGGTGCCGCGGCAGACGTGCGGGGCTTGCTCGGCGGGCTCGGCATGAGCGGGATGCTGGCCGGGCACGGTACGCCTGGGTTCGCGCAGCAGAGCCAACAGATCGGCCAGATTGCTGGGCAGATCCTGCCGTTCGCAAGTATGGCGGCGCCTGGGCTGGCTGATGCCCTTGGCCCCGGCATGGGTCAGATGCAGTTCGCGCAGCAGCTGGGCGGCATGTTCCGCCCACAGATGGCTGCTCCGAACATGCCCGGTACCGGTGTCAGCATGATGGACACGCAGATGCGTGTGCAGAACCTGACCCAGAACGTGTACCGCAGCCTGTTCCACGATGCGGCAGGCAACCAGGTCCGTCGACCGCAGGCGACACACGGTTTCGGGATCGGGCAGACTGGATCCATCATCGCCGAAGCGCAGCGTCAGGGTCTCGGCCCGGGGAACCTGCTGGAAGGCGACTTCAACCAGGACGCGCAGTCACTCAACCAGTTCGCACAGCAGATCACCTCGCCGATCAGCGCCATCCGTGACGTGTTTGGTCCGGGTCTGACGACCTCGCAGCAGTTCCAGGCGCTGAACCTGGTGACGCTGAGCGGTACGAGCCGCGAGGAGCTCGGCGATCTCGGTATGCAAGTGCGGCAGTTCAAGCAGCTGGCACGTGCTGGCTACGGTGACGACCCCGGCGCGTTCGGCAAAGCGATCGGGCTGCAGCAGATGGCGGGCCAGCGGTCGCTCGAACAGGGCGGCGACATCAGCTCTGGTGTCATCGCAGGGCAACACGCGCTGGCGATGGGTGCTGTCGCCGGGCAGCTCGGCGGGCAGGCGCTGATGGAGTCGCGTACTAGTAAGGCCCAGCTCATGCAGAAGGACGCGCTGCTGACAGCACAGGCTGCCAACAGCCCGGTTGCCGACCAGATGGCTGCGCTCATGCGTATGGGCGAGGAAGGCATGCTCTCCGGCCAAGCCAAGGCGAAGTACGAAGAGCTGATGAAGGGCAACTATCGGTACATGGAGGAGGGCGACTTCCGCGAGATGCTCGTGAACAGCGGCGTCGACCCGAAAGTGGCGGCCATCATCCGCAACCAGCGTGAGGACAACCTCATGCGGTACGGCGACAAGGTGGCACAGTCCGCCCGGAACCAGCAGTGGGACGTGGATATTAAGCAGTCCCTGACACGGAACATCGCCAACACCCTGAGCGCCGTCGGCGGCAAGCGCGGGCTGTCTGGTCAACTGGCCATGCAGGCCGGTGCCGTCGTGTCGGATGCAATCCGAGAGAGTGCCGGCCAGTCGCGGGAGGAAGTGCAGGCAGAGGCCACCGCACGACTCAAGGAGTTGGGCTTCAGCGACAGTGATGCCCGGACGGCGTCCTCACTGGCGCTGAGCGAAGCCACTCGTACTGCCCAGCAGTTCGGCTTCTCCAGCTTCGGCGAGGCGGCGCTGCTGAACAACGAGCAGATCCTCGATCGAGTGCAGGAGCAGCAGGCCATCGCCAAGCGTAAGGCCGAAGCCGAAGCGCGTACGGCAGCGGTCGGACAAGACCAGCCGCTCGAACGCGTCGTCGACGCGATCAAGGGCGGTGACACGTCGGCCGCGACGATCATCGCCAAGCTGCTCGGCGGACTCGGCGTCGATCAGGAGAAGATCCAGGCGATCATCGGTGACATCGAGAAGAGCGAGGATAAGGAATCCAAGAAGGACACGAAGGAGAAGGTCAAGGACGAAAAGAAGAAGATCGACATGGAGCTGCGTGACGAACGCAAGAAGCTGGAAGGCCTCGAGGCTGCCATTGCCGAGGGTGAAGCTGAAGGTGTCGGCGAGCTGAAGTTCGCGCGGTCGCGCGCGGAGCGGTCGCGAAAGCGCATCGAAGAGCTGGAAGCAAAGTCTGAGGGTTTCCAGAGTGCAGAAGACAAGCGACAAGCCGACCTCCGTAAGGACGCCGAACGGATCTTCGGTAAGGAAGAAGTCGCAAAGATGGACAAGCAAGAGCGCGACGCGGCGATCGCTCGAAGCGAAGCGGCGAATCGTGAGGCTGCAGCCAAAGGCTTTTTCACCGGCGAGGGCGGTGACGACTCCACTATAAAACCTGTCTCGCAGCAGGACGATACCTCACAGGACGGCGGGGCTGTCGGCGGCGGCGAGGCTGGTAAGGGCGTCACGCAGGTTGAAGTCGTCAACCAGGTCAACACGGTTGTCAACGACAACGAGGACGTTGACACAGGTTCTACTGAAGGTCAAAACTTGGATTCAGCAACGAACCCAGGGTAATAACATGGCATACATATTTCCATCATACGTCGGCGTACCCGGCGTCGTGTCTGACCCGAAGGCCGCACCGATGCAGTTCTCGCTGGGCGGCTGGACGGGCTTCCCGGCTACGCACTGTGTGCTGACCGGAGTCGCAGGCAACACAATGGGCAACTTCCAGTTCCTCCTGACGCTGCGGAACTTCACCTACGTCTACGTCTTCGGCGAGAAGATGGGTGACTTCGTCGTCAACGGGATGGCGCTGGCCGGAGACTGCCCAAACGCAGGACCGCACGGCATGAACAAGGCCATCGAGTACTACAACACGTACGCGATCTCGGTGACCGGCACGCCCGTCGTGGTCAACATGGCCGGGTGGGCTGCATGGGCGTTCGTCATCGCGGCGAACTTCACCGCCAACAACCCGCGGTCCGGCATCGGGCAATTCACATTCAAACTGAAGACCATCACGCAATGATAAACCACGTACGTACATTGCTGCTGAATGAACCGGCGGCCGCGCTCGACGGTCCGTACGAGGAGTACGTCCCCGAGGAGTCCCGTACGCTCGCACTGCCACCTGTGTTGGCACGTGTCTACGGCATCCTGTTCCCGACCAGCGACAGAGCTGCCAAGAACTACCGGCTGGCACAGCTGATGGCGCTGTACCACTCGTGTCCGGACCTGGAATACTTCGTCTTGGACAAGGACAAGCGGATCAGCTACGAGCCGCGAGGGGAAGCGCTGCAGCTTCGTCGACTGGCGACGCTCGGAGACCTCCAGGACCTGGTGTTCGCGATGAACCTGTCGCCCGACGAGATCGACGAGCTGTTTGGTTCGCCGCGTTTGTCGCCGTACGATACGTTCCACTACTTCTGGAAGGAGATGTGTTTCTTCCCGTACAAGGTCGCAGGCATCACACTGGCGCTGGCGTACCGCATGGATGAACTGAGGGAGAAAAGCTAATGTCTTATGCCTCAATGCGGTTCCGCCTCTGGGCGGACATCGGCGGAACGATCGTGGAGCTGAACCAGTTTGCGTGTTCGTATGAGATGAACCGCATCCCCAGCTGCACCGCCGTCTTGCCTGTGGGGTACTATGTCTTGCCTCCCCACCCTCCGGCAACGACACACACCGTCGACAACCAGGAGATGCTGCAGATCCCGCTGAAGGTCTACATCCAGGTGACGTTCATCAGCGGCGACCAGACGGCGATCATCCCTGTGGGTACGTACCTGATCTTCTGCGGCTGGGTGACGGGCGTGGGCTACCGGAAGACGTACAGCAGCTACGCCATGACGATCGAGGGCACGCACTGGCTGTCTGCCCTCTCGTTCTCGTCGACCATGAGCGAGACGAGCAACCCATTGAACCCGACGCAGTTCATCTTCAACTCCAGAATCATCCTGGACCCGGGCGGCGGCGGGCTTGGCCATTTCAACGGCCGCACCGCAGCGCAGGCCGTGGTGACAGCCGCGAACCTCACCAATGACATGTGGGGAGACGCCTTGAAGCCGTGGTTCCTGGAGCTGGCAGCTCAGGATCGTATCAATCGGGTGCAGTTCCTGGCGCTGGGCGGCAACGTTGGCAACGACGGTAACGGTGGCGAGGCACAGGACGCACTCAACATCATCGACGGGCCACTTGAGTTCGACGACGCTGGGCTGGACGGGAACCAGGCGGCCCTCGCCATCGCCGACGACATCGCCGTGTCGACGCTGACCCCGTCGTCAGTGGGCAACACGCTGATGGCGATGGCCAATACCACATTCTGGGACAAGATCATCGGGTCGCTGGCGCCGAACTACATGTTCGCGCTGATCCCGTACCCGACGAAGGCCAAGATCGTCCCGTTCATCCCGGGGCTGAATGAGTTCTGGGACCCGTACGGTCTCGGCTACACGATCCTGGCACGAGACATGGCCACGCAGGATATGAATGCCCACCTGCCGCGCGCCACCCGCTCGGTCGGCCTCTTCGGCGGACGTGGATTGCGGGCGGGCTCCGACGCCCGCGGCAAGCAGGGCGAGAACGTGAACCTCACGATTGGCGGACAGTACGTCGGCCGCGAGGACGGCATTGTCATCATGCGGCAGGCGCCGACCTGGGCCACGAACTACATCATCCCGTGCATCTTCTCAGCCGACTCGCAGGCGATCGGGGCCGGCAAGACTCGCGGCAACGCCTTCAACCACCCCGGCAACGGCGCGGCACCGTCGAGTCAGGATCCGAAGATCATCAAGGCGGACACGGAGACGCTGCTGAACCGCCTCGCGCACAGCATGTACGTGACGGAGCTGCTCAAGAACCGCTACGGCGACATCTCCGGGCCGGTCCGGTTCGACATTGCGCCGGGTACGACGATCAAGATGGAAGGCACCGCGGGAGCGTACAACGATCCGGGCGAGGCGCGGTACGGTTCCGTGGTTCGAACCAGCCACTTCTTCCAGGCGCAGCAGCAGAAGTGCTATTCTGCATTCCGCCTGGCGCATATCCGCACACAGACCGAGTTCGACAGCCCGAACTTCAGCGTGCCGCGGCATCCGCTGTACGTCAACAAGTTCATCGGCGATTACAATCTGGAACTGGGCGCTGAATGTCCAGAAATTGGAGAAGAATAATGCCAAAGAACCTGCTCGAACCAGAATACCAGGACGCCTACAACAACTGGATGGCCGACCCGAGCAAAACCAACACCGGCGCCATGCTTAAGGCCGTAAACCCGGTGCTCGACTCGGCGATGCGTGCCTACGGCGGTCCGTCGGCCTCCAGTGTCACGCTGAAATCCCAGGCCAAGAAGATGGCCATCGAGGCAATGGGCACATACGACCCCAGCAAGGCCCCGCTGACATCGCACCTGATGACGCGGCTGCAGCGTCTCCGCCGGACCGCCGCGCAGCAGCGGCAGATCGTACGGATGCCGGAGCAGGTGGCGCTCGACCAGATGCAGACGGAGGCCGCGTACAAGGAGCTCGAGGATGACCTCGGTCGTCCGCCGTCGGACAAGGAGCTGGCGAACTTCACCGGCCTGTCGGTCAAGCGGCTTGAGTACATCCGCAGCGGCACCCGGCCGATGGCGGCCAGCACGATCACCCAGATGACTGAGGAGGGTGGCGGCGGGTACGATCCGAGCGTCAAGCCGATGGTGGAGGACGACAGTGCGTGGCTGGAGCTGGTCTACGACGACATCGACGAGACCAACCAGTACATCATGGAGCGTGTGCTGGGGATGCATGGCCACAAGCCGCACAAGCCCAGCCAGGTCGCCAGGATGCTCAAGATCAGCCCGGCGGCAGTCAGCCACCGGATGGCGCAGATCCAGGCCAAACTCGACAAACGTGACGAGTTAGACATGATCTAGGCGCTTAACTCGACAAATATTACGACTTACAGGTGATCTCATGGCAACGCCCGACACCAACTTCACGCAGCTGATGGACGACATGCAGAGCTTTGCGGACAAGACGCACAAGTATCTGACCCAGGACGGTACGCAGCGTCTGTGGATGATCCCCACCAACGCAAGCTCGCACGATCCGACCGACATCCAGTCGCTGGAGGACGGGTTCGACCGCAGCACACTGAATGCAAACTACGCTGCTGAGTACAATGGCAGCGGCGAGGACCATGTCCGGGTGGTCATGGGCACCAACATGCAGATCTGTTACATGGGTATGATGGAGCGGGCCTTCCGCGAGCGCCACCGCACCGCCTGCCGCCCGTTCTCCCACCTGGCCGGGCGCAAGAAGGCCCACGGCATTGCCGATGGCGTCCACAAGGGCTCTGTCTGGAAGCACGTGGATGACACGTTCAAGTCGTAGGAGTGCAGGATGTATGACATTGAGCTCTGGCACGTCGAGCCCGACGGCATGGTGACCGCGGCCGGACTGACCGGCGTGCCGATCTCCGGCATCAGGAAGCTGGTACAGCGCTGGCTGATCGCTTTCCTGCAGGACCCGGACTCCAAGCTGTACAAGCATCGTCGGATCCCGTACGGCACCTACTTTATGCCGCAGCTCCGAAAGGGTATGATGCGGTCAGAGATGGACGTGGTGGGCGGCTTCGCGCTGTCCAGGGCTATGGTACGCGGCGCGTTGGAGAGCGAGCAGCGGCCGACCGATCCGCCGGACGAGCTCTACAAGGACTCGACGCTCAACAAGATCGAGCTGATGCCAGGACAAATGCATCTGCACATCACCATCGAGAGTCACGTGGACCAGATGGATATCGTCTTACCGATTGCAGTATAAAGGAAGCACAATGGAACTCCCGCATCTGAACGATCTCCCGCCGGAGACCGTCGACAAAGCGCGTGAATTCGCCCAACAGTTCCTCCAGGAGCGCTATCCGGACATGGAGCTGGACCGGGGCATGCTCGGAGAGCTGGTGACCGGTATGCATGCCGTTATGCATGCTGCGAATCTGGAGATGATCGAGCGGTTCCGCCGATCGCTGAGCCTGGCGCTGGTCGAAGAGGACCCCTCCCGCACCTACCGGGAGGTCACCGACGGATGGTTGAACAGCTTCGGCATCCAGCGGGACCCGGCCGGCTTCGCTTCTGGCCGCGTGCTGGTAGTCTTCGACCGCCCAGACCGGCAGATCTTCTCCAAAGACAACCGCTGGATCAGCGGCGGCAACCACTTCGAAGTGGACGTGCACACAGAGGTCGAACCGGTGCCTGTCGACAACAACCGCTGGATCTACGACATCAACGTCCACGCAATGCACCCAGGCCCGGGCAGCAAGCTGCGCGCCAACACCAAGCTGGCCCCGCTGCATCCGCCGACCGGCTTCGTCGAGGCGTGGGCGATCGAGGACTTCGAGGGCGGTGAGTCGGCAGCGAGCACTGCTGACCTGGCCCAGCAGCTGAAAACCCGTGCGGCCCCGCCTGGGTTCGCTAACCGCCAGACAATTACATCGCTAATCCGCGGCATCAACCACGACTGCAGCACGGTAGAGGATGTGTCCGTGGTCGGCGCCAACGACAAGGAGATGACCAGGGACGGCGGGCACGGCGGGAAGATTGACATCTACGTCAGGTCGGCCAAATACCCTGTGGTGCGGCACCTGCTGAAGACAGCGAAGGAGATCGGGCCGGACAACCTCTACGCCATCAACATCGACGCGTCGGACGCCCCGGGCTACTACCGCATCCAGAACTTGCGGCAGCTCAGCCAAGGCCTGCAGGAGCCCCACATCCCAATCCGCAAAGACATACGCCTCATCGACGAGCACGCAGGCGGGCGGAACGGCACGACCGTTCTGGCTACCAGGGACGCCGTCTACACGTGCTACCAGCGTGGGCAGATCAAGTTCAAGGACCCCAACCCGCCGGAGGATCTGCAGTACACCTGCCAGGCGCTGATGATGCCGTGGCTTGACCAGATCCAGAGACACATCGACCACCCGGATATCCGGCCGCCGGCTGCCGACGTGCTGATCCGCGCGCCGATACCGTGCTTCGTCACCGTCTACATCAGCCTGTACAAGACGCACGACGTCGTCACGGATCACTTGGAGATCGCTCTCAAGTCTGAGGTCGCCAACCTCGTGAATTCGCAGGGCATTAGTGGTAAGCTATTTGTGAACGACATCGTGGCCAAGCTCGGCCCAATGCTGCCACCCAACGTGAAGCTCGAGGACGTCTCCGTGGATGGAGTTGTGAAGCACTTGGACGGAGACGACGACACCCTCGTTGACGTGTCTGACATCCTGACGGCCACGCGAAACGACAAGACGATCGCCATGTTTTGCGAGCCAGAGTCAGTCCGAATCGACTACTACCGTTAGCGCGAGATAGTTAAAGACTTTTATGAATAACTGCCCACTTACATAAGCGGCCCCTCGGACGTTACCCCCATACCCCTGTACGTACAAATGCCGTACACGCAACTCAAAGCAGGCCAACGACTTAGAATTTTGTGTAACGCAAAGGGGGTGTAGTGTATATCCTATGAGCACTTACATAAGCCCGAGCGGTGCCCCACACAACCCCCGTATTTTTCACGACCCAAGCACAATTCTTGGTGTCCTAGGCTCTTTGTGGACAAAGACTTACGGCGACGGCTTAGTCGTTGAGAATATGGCGCAGACAGTTTTGCAAAATTTTACGCAAGAGTACCTGAATCTCTGCGAGACGGCAGCTTGTGTGTCACGATTCGACATTCCGCTGTACCACACTGAGAACTGGGCGCTGCTCGAACTACACCGCAGCGGGGTGCGCAACGATAGTCTAGGGTGCGCAACGCTAAAACTTCCTGGGCCGGTCGACGTGCGGTTGCTGATGAACAGGATCATAGAACCTAGCGTAGTACTTTGTCCGGGCACTGACTTTTATGTGGAGAAAGGGTACATCACCTTCCGCAAGAACCCTTTCGACAACCCGCTGATCCCCCAAGATGGGGACGGCACCCTCGCGCTGTGGGGCTTCCGCGCAGAATACGACTACGAATATCTCTACAACCACTTCGGTTACCTGCTGGGATTGCGTATGTCGACCAGCCAAGAGTACAAAGATACTATCAATGCCATCATGGATGCGCTGTCCGAAGGGCTCACACTGACCAAGCTCAATGCCATCCTGGCCATCATGACGGGCACCCCATTGGTAAAGGAGCCCAAGGAGATCGTTCAGAGCCTCTCAGAGGACCGTAGAGGGCCGTTCGTGGTCACGGACCACAATGTCTACCGTTTGCCGCCGAGGGCCGCGTACGGGCTCCACAGAGGCTCTGAGCTGCTGTGCGGCCAACAGCTGGTCCCCGAGTACCGCGTCTACGAGCCTGGCCGCGGCGACGACATTAGCGAGTTTACCCAACTTACCTTGCCCAGTACTAGCAACGCTATCGTGATAATGACGCGGCACGCCGACATCGATCTGGACCTGCTCCGGCAGATCCTGCCGCCGGAGCTGTCGGTACACGCCGTCAAGGGGCCGTAATGAGCGCACCACAATCATGCTCGATGCCGACGTTCGATTTCGGCATGCACATCAGCACTTCCGAATTCAGCATGGTCGCGATGGACTGTGCTGTTTGGCGGTGGTGCCCGTGCGATGGCGATACGGACTGGATGCACTGCTCGATGCAGGCGTCGGTGTGTGAGGCTGCGGAGAACAACGGGCCGGAGTGCGGCGGCGACGGGACCTGGGAGTTTGTCTGCGGCGACGAGTCGATCGGTCCGCCGTGCATCACCGGGAGGTTCTACGGCGAGGGCGTCGTGATCTGCCGGTGCCCGACGGACCCGGAGCAGAGCAGCACCAGCTTGTACGAACCAGAGATCTCCGTCGGCGAATGGTCCTGCTCCGGCGCGCCGCCCGGGCCGTTCCCGTGGTTCGTCGACTGGGGTCCGTACTCGCCCGGCGGATATGTCCCGGATATCCTATTCGCCGACGACCCGCCCGGACCGGGGGCTAAAGGCGCGTGGACATGGTGTCCATGTAGCGGCGAAGTCCAGATGTCCAACTCGATCGGTGACTGCCCGTTCCCGGGCAACTGCGATAGCGATTCCGCGGGGCCTGGCGAATGGCTCTTCCGCGGAGGTTCGTCGGATCTCGGTCCGCCGCCGATCGTCGGCCGGTTCTACGGCGAGACAGTGTTCATCGGCTTCTGCTGCCAGGACGAGACGAGCACGGAGATGTCCTCGTATGTACCGGAGACGTCGGACAGCTGCTCCATGCCGGAGTTCCCGTTCTTCTGGTGGGACATGGATCTCGAGCTGATCCCGGAGGGCTGGAACGACGACGGCGCCGGCTGCGGGCTCGACGGGATCTGCGGCGGGTGGATCTGGTGTCCCTGCAACGAGGCGGCTGATCCGTGCGCCATCACGTACCCCAGCAACCCAACATGCCCATTCCCAGGGACGTCGACACAGATCGATCCGGGTGAGTGGCTGCCGTACGAAGGGGGTGAAGACCCCGGACCGCCGCCGATCAAGGGACGGTTCTACGGCGAGCTCGTGTATTACTGCGCCTGCGAGGTGCAGGAGAGCGTGTCGGTGTCGTCGTCGTCCTCGTTCGCCGCCGACTGTGCCTGCGAGCTGTCCGGACTGGAAGTCACGGGCAACATGTCGCCGAACGTGACTGGGATCTACAACGTGGGCGGCTGGTACAACGGCCAGCTGTACTACACCAGCTGCGACGTGCCGGGCTACTACATCGTCTTCGATGACGATCCGTTCTCGCCGTCGTGGTGGCTGCAAGACACGCCGCCCGGGACGCCGTATGACACGTACGCCTGGCAGATGTACGTGGTCGCAATCGGCGATCCGCCAACCGGTTCGTACTCAAACTACGGCGCCGGGAGCGGTGACGCCACGGTAGATTGCTGCAGCAACTGCCTCACGGACTGCAGCAACTGCCAGTCGACGGCGACGCTGAGCATCTCGGGGCTGAGCGGCAGCATTTGTAGTGGGATGAACGGGAACATCTCGCTGGCCAAGACCGGGTCGGGCACGGACTGCTACTACTTCGCTACCAACTTCCCGTCCACGTGCATCCAGGCATCGTACTGGTTGACCTGTGACTGCGGCGCCTGGGTCGTGTCCATCCAGGGGTCGTCGTGTGGGCCCGGCTTCGACAAGGAGCCGGGCTGGACGAGCGAGCCGCGCGAGCCGTCAGGGGCATCGCGGTGCCCGCCGACCGGCGCCTACACGATGCACATTTCCATTGATGACTGTCCGAGCCAGATACCAACCGTCAGTGTGAGTTTCCCGTAATGTCCACGATTGTCTACACGCTATTGTCGCACCGCGGAGACATGCTGCAGGCGCAGCTGAAGATGATCCGCGAGAACATGAACGATGTGTCACGCATCGTTGCCGTGCAGGGTCCGTTCGGGACGAACCCTTGGATCTCTGCAGGGACCAAGATGATGACCCCGGTGAAGGCAGAGGAGCTCGGCATCGAGTTGCTGACCGGTGCCCAGGTCGTCGGCGGCTTCCAGATCTCCCACCGGGTACCGCTGCTCATCAACCAGTGCATCGAACACGCGCTGGCGCAGCCCGAGCGGTTCATGGCGGTGTTTCACGGGGACCTGGTGCCCTATTTGAAGACAGATGCACGCGTACTGCTGTCCGACTTTGAAGTTGCGGCGCGCGGCGCGGCAATGCCAGAGGGCCAGCGGATATGGCCTACCTGGTTCGCCTTGGATACTGAGGCGCCGCGCGCCCAGAAGACACGGCTGCATCGGTTCTACCTGGTCGGCGGAGCCGCGTCCAAGCTATGGCGGGCGCACCAGGCGACGCAGTTCACGCACGAGCTGCCCGACAGCCTGCAGACGCTGCCGCAGCTGGCCACGTACCGGTACGAATGGTGTGAGCCCACGCTACTACACTTGAACCAGATGACTGTAGTCGACGACGATGCCAACGCACATAAGCTGGACGGGTTAGAGGAGGCGTCCGGCGTGTCGCTACCACGTGGCGACGTGTGCGTTGAAATCGTCAACACCGGCGACCTGCCGTTCTTCCGGCCGAAGCGGATCGGACCGATGGCCCGGACGCCTGTGAAGAGCGCCAAGTTGTCCTCCAACTACGTGACCAAGTTCGTACTCGCCATGCAGAACTGGGTCACCGCCGGCACGCCGGAGCGGAACGACGAGGAGCGGATCTACATCTACAACGAGTGCTGCCTCAAGTGTCCCAATCTAGTGGACAACACGTGCACATCGTGCGGCTCGAGCGTTCGCGGCGACGAGCCGGGAGTCACCAGTCGTTTGACGCAGGTCAGCGACAAGCCTATCCTCAACAAGATACGGATGGCAACCGAACACTGTCCTATCTGGCAGTGGTAGATTTTATTCACAGGAATAAAATGTCCGAGAAGATCGTCCTCACACACGGCTGCGCCCCAGGCGACATCGTCTGCATGACGGCGCTGCCACGGGACATCCAGGCGGCATACCCCGGGAAGTACGAGATCCACGTGGCGACGCACGCCAAGACGCTGTGGAAGAACAACCCGCACGTCGCCGGGGTCTACAGCAAGCCGCAGCGTGGCCTGCGCCAGATCAAGATCGACTACGGCTGGGCCATCCGGCAGATCACTGCTAACAAGCTGCACTTCATCACGGCATTTCATCGTGACTTCTTCAGACGCGAGAAGCTCCAAGTGCCCGTGCTCTATCCGAAGGGTGACCTGTACATCGACACGTGGAAGGAATCCAACCCGCCGATCCAGGGCCGGTACTGGGTTGTTATCGCGGGCGGAAAATCCGACTTCACGTGCAAGATCTGGTCGTCCCGCCGCTGGCAGATGGTCGTCGACCAGCTCGGCGAGCGGGGCATCACGGTTGTCCAGTGCGGTGCGACCCACAAAGGCCCGCCCCAGAACTGGCAGCCTGAACTGAGTAACGTAGTTAATCTAGTCGACCAAACCAACCTGAGGGAGATGTTATGGCTAATCAAACACGCGGACGGCGTGATCTGCCACGTGACGTTTGCGGCGCACGTGGCCGCGGTGTTCGACAAACCATGCGTGGTGATCGCCGGGGGGCGGGAGCACTGGTGGTGGGAAGCCTATGTGAACGTCGCCGGAGTAAGACACTTCGGACCATATGCCCAGGATGTGGTGACACCTCACCGATTCCTACATACCCAGGATCTGCTAGACTGTTGTAAGGGGCGGGGATGCTGGAAGAACAAGGTGACCAGGGCTGAGCCGGACAAGGGCCGGTCGTACTGCAAACTCCCGGTCGCCGACGGGTTCGGCCAGACGATCCCCAAGTGCCTTGAAATGATCACAGTTGACCATGTCGTAGAGGCTGTCATGACCTATTACGAAGACGGAACCCTGCCGCCCATCTCGCAGAACCCGCAGGAGAAGATCGTGCTGCCGACCGGCGACCCGCCACCGCAGCCCGTGGTTCCGAAGACCACGCTCGATCTGTTCGCCCCGATCGACGAGCTGATGGCGCAGGTGCAGCAGCCGACACCGCCGCCAGACGACATGCTGCACAACTTCGCAGTGATGAAAGGCGACAACCCGGAGAAGCCGATCGTTGCCGACCCCTGGGACCACGAGTTCCTCGGGGGCCATGCGACGCTGTGCGTCCTCATGTACGGCGACTACCACGATATGCACAAGGCATGCCTCGACAGCATCATCCGCACGACTGCGCCCGCGCGCGTGCAGATCCGAGTTGGGGGTAACGCCCTCTGCCCGGGCACACGGCACTACCTGGAGGCGCTGCATGCCAGCGGCGAGATCCACAAGCTCTACATCAATCCGACCAACGACAAGAAGTACCCGGTGATGCGCCGGATGTTCCACGATCGGGAGGACCCGATCACCGACAAGTGGGTCCTCTGGTTCGACGATGACACGATCTGCAACCGGGACCCGAAGTGGTTCCACAAGCTGGGCCACAAGATCATCGCCGAGTACCCTCGGGGCGCGCGGATGTTTGGCGACCTGCTGTACTCGACGTTCAACCCCACCCAGATGGCCTGGATTGTCTCCCGCCCGTGGTACAAGGGCCGGAACTTCCAGATGAAGAACCGTCGGGAGGCGCCAAACGGCAACAAAGTCTTTTTCGCAAGCGGGGCCTTCTGGGCGTTGTCAACTGAGGTTATGTACGCCGCGGGCATCCCCGACGAGCAGTTCGGCCACAACGGCGGGGACTACATGATCGGGGAGCAGGTGTGGCAGGCCGGGTACCATACGGCCGACTGGAACAAGGGAAAACGGTTCGTCCACTCGTCTTCCGTCGGGCGGCGGGGGCTGGATGAGGTCCATACGGGGATGCCGGGCTGGGTGCCAGGCGGGGTATCCAAAAGACGCTGATAGTGCGTATAATACCGAGATCGTGCACGAAGCCCAGCAAGGAGGCTAGGAATGTCCAGCTCACTCGGTCCCGAGGTATCAATAACTCTTACCCCGTACTTTGAGGCGGACTACGTGATCAACGGGAATGTTGGTTTCCGTCTCAGAATTGAGGCCTCGGCCGGCGAGGGGATCGATGACGAGATCTTTCGCTACTTTCGGAAGCCTATCAACCAGGTCACGGGGGTGTCCGACAGCGTCCTATCCGGCGTTTGCTCGTGGCCCGACCTCCTCGAGCTTCCTATCACCGAGCCAGAGCCGGACACTAGTCCTCCGGGCTTTCGCTTGAGCTACATGGATGTCGTGGTCGACAGCGAGTCGATGGCCACCGACATCTGGGAGCTCATTCAGACACAGGTCCAGGAGCTCGTCCAAACGGTGAAGGACGGAGAGAACCTGGAGGCACAACCGCCGGTCACGATCATATCGAGCTAGTCATGGGCGCACCGCTTCTGCTGTCACCGCAGATGATCGACAAGGCTATTGCCTCTGAGGCGTACCACGAGTTCGTGTTCTTCAAAGATCCGCCTCACGAGAAGCCGTATGTCATACCGCAGTCGAAGGCGGTCGGCTGTGGCCGCCCTCGTTGTAGCAAACTGGCCAAGAAGCAGGCCCAGAAAGCCGCGACCAGCCCGGTCGTCGACTACAACGAGATCAAGCGGTGCATCATGAGCCTTACCTTCGATCAGCAGCAGCGACTCAAGGAGTTGTTTAGCTGCACCTCTCTAAAGCTCCACTACCGCGATCGCCGCAACGCCATGCAGCGACGGGTTATCTGAGCTGAATAACCGACATATTCAGGGCATTATTACATAGAGCCCCTTTACCGGTGCCTAGAGGCGGTTTGGAGCTGCCGTTCTCGCCATCGTCGGTGTTTCAAGCTCTCATCCCCCCCCAAGGAGGACGGAGATGCATGGGGAAAGGATACTCAGCTGCGATGGTGCAATACGCAAGTGCTGGCGTAAGGTCGACCATCACAAGCTGATGATCTATGAGTTCATGGAAGAGCTCGGACAGTGTTGTATGTGCGCAACGCTGAATGAACTGTCGCTGTGGCCGGGGCACCCAGACCTCGGTGACAAGCGTGTCCAAGAACGGGTCAAGCGCCTGTTCCTGCATCACTTCAACACGGGGCGGCAACCTCGCTGCCCCTATCCCGCTACGAAGGAGGGCGAGATATGTCTGAAGCTGTCGAGACGGCGACCCAAACGGATGACGCCGTAGAGGCTCCCCCTGAGGAGCTTCAGGAATGTGTCGGCTGCGGTACCAAGCTACCGGCCGAGAAGATGCACCAATCGATGGGATTTGTGCACGTCTGCAGCGCTGGCTGTGAAGCAGCGTGGCTGCAAGACGACCCCCTGGGAAGCAGGAACTTCCTGCACGGTACCATTCCCGAGGACTACTAGTCGGTTTCAACTCACCCCGGAGCACCTGGTGCGGGGCAGCGCCAGGTGCTCCCCTTTCGAAAGGATGTACGATGCGTTTTATGGTTACTACAATCGCGATGCTGTTGCTGAGTTCGCTGTGCTGCGGGGCCGAGCTGACGGAGAAGGAGCAGGATTTTCTCAAATCGATCCATTGGCCCGGGCAGGTCAATGATGTCGGGACGATCATCCCGACGATCGATCAGAAGCCACAGAAGTGGATGCGCATGCCCACCATGAGTTCGAAGCGTGGCTTGCGTGTTTTTGCGCAGTCGGCGGAGGGAAAGGCGGTTCTGCGCGATCTGGCGCAGATCTACACGCCGGACGCGTGTCCGAGCGAGATTTCCCAGGCCGACTGGGCTGATATGCGCCGGATGCTGCTTCTGTTGGCGGCAGACGGCGGTCAGGACGAGGAGCTCCCGGAGTTGGTGGCGATTGTGCTGCTGAATCCGGACGGTCCAGCATACCTGGCTGACAACGTGATGCACCCTGCCGTGCGGGTTCTGGGTCCGCGCATGATGCAGGCAACGGAAACCAGGCTGGTCGAAGGTAAGGAAGTGGACAAGCAACGCATCTTCAGCGTGCTTCAGCACAACCACTGCCCTGTCGACGACATCGAGATCAAACTTTACGTCGGAAAGATCACTCGGATCTGTAAAAAGTTTGGCATCTCGCTCTGATACAACCGACGAATGGCCCCCTGCTGCCCTCCGCGAATGCGGAGGGCCAGGGGTGCCACCATTTTTAGCTACCAAAACTCGTCGAAAACGGGCGCTGGGCCTGTCAAAAACGACATAATACCCGGGCATTATATAGTAGAACAGGTTAGACAACGCTCATGGCTTCGCCGAGAGTGGAAGCATTAAAGCTTCGCGTCTACCAGCCGCGGCGACTGGCAACGTCCGCCGCGGTTTTTTAGGTACACAATCCGGCCCATCCGGTTGTGTGAGTTGCCCCAGGACGAATGAAGTCGGACGGACCGGAGACGGTCTTACTCTCCGTTAGTCGGCCCCTGATGCCGGCATGGCTTAGACCAGATTGGAGCTGGGGCAACTCAATATTTCAGGGAGCTGCGAAAGCAGCTTGGTTTTCCAACTTATCCTTACCGTGGAGGCACAGCCATGAGGTTTGGGAAGTGGATCATTCCAGCAATTATCGGTGTTGCTGGAGCGATTATCGTGACGCTTGACGTCTACTGCACCGATGCAGCGTTTCGTGGGCTCGGCCTTGCCTTTCTGGCCACCGTGGGTGCCGTAGGCGCTTTCATCTGGCAGCATCTGCTGGAGCGCCATCGGGAGAAACAACAAAAGTTGCGCGTCTTGGCCACCAAGAGTCGAGTGCACAACAGAGTTTCGACCACACTCACCGCCGCGTTGCGTGATTACGCAACCGACAAAGGCACGAAAGACATCCAGGACATGGCGGAGATCGAGATCGAACTCATGTCCAAGATCGCCGATCCCAACAACCCTCCACCTGTCACCTTGTTGCGGCAGTTGGAGTACATGCTGGCCTACGTGGAGGATTTCATCACCCACGGACTGGCCGGTGTGCTGGCGTCTGAGACGCCAGAAAAGCGACCTCTTCTCTATTCGGAACTCCTTTCCGAAACCCGCGAACAGCGATCGCGGATCGGTAAGTTGGAGACGGGCAAAGATGAGCTCGAGAGACAGCTATTCGAAGCGGCGGCGGAGCTCAAGAAGCTCCCGACCCTCACTGAAGGGCTCGCCACTGCGTCAGCTGCGCTCGCCGAGACCAGGAAGTCCCTCCAAAGTACCGAGACTAAGATTGCGAAAGTCGCGGACCGGGCAGCCAAAAGCCCGGAACCCCCTGCGGCATCCCCGCCGCAAGAACCTGAGAAGCCCCCCACATCTTCTCATAACGATCCTCTACGTTGCAAATGGTGCGGTCGGCACTCGAAGGCTAAGAAAAACTCATGCGGTGAGTTGAAGCCACTCGGGCGCGACCTAATACTATCTCCAACGGAGAGCATCCCGAATCCGGATCTCTGCGCCAGGTGCACAAAGCTTGCGCTGGCAGGAAATACGGACACCCCCACGCCGGAGCCAAAGGAAACTCCGGTACCCACCTAACGGCCTGATCGTACATAGACCTGCGGACTTTATAGTCGGGGACTATGGACAGGACGTCACCAAAACCTGTTCCACTTGTTCCCGCTATAAAGTTCGTAAGTTTATGTAAGATCTGGCCGGGCATTGGCCCGACCTTTCTTTAGCTATCCGGATTTGGTAGCATAATACCAGCAGTCCGGAGGTCGGATTGCACCGGAAACGCTGGAGAAATAGGATGATCGTCGTCAACGAACGAGAATCGGGACCCGTCCGCGGGGTGGGTATGGACAAGCTCAAGGTCGTCATCGATGGCCAGGACCGGGGCGAGGTGGAGCATCAACGCTGCAAGGAGCTGGCACGGGAGGAAGCATCCCGGCGTGGCTTCTCGGGCGGCGGGATGACGGACAACCCAATCGTAGGGCCGGTCGGTACGGATGGCGAAATGCTTGACGGTGCCGACGCCCTGGACCCAAACGCGCAAGTCGTTGGCTTCCGCGCAGAGTTCCTTTTCGCACAGAGAGCATGATCGAGTTACGAGTCGGCCAGGTCATGGGGCAGAACCGGCTGTTTCATCAGAAGCGGCTGCTTGTGTCCACGATCCTGAATGCCGTGCGATTGTTTGAAGAAGACATGCCGCCCTACCTGGGACTCGACCCGTCGTGGACGATCCCGTTTGAGCAGGCATGCGTAGTCTGGACAGCGGGACACATCATCCCGAGGGGGATCATCAACCAGGACATGATGATCTCCCTGTTGCAGCAGCGTGGCGACGCGCTGCTGGCGATCGGTCGAGAGTACGGTAAGATGCTAGACACTGATCCGAACATCCCGTATCTGGCCCCGCGCTTTCTATCGCTGGCCGATCGGCGTTGGTTCAGTATCAGTGGACTGGATACGCACTTCACGTTGCAACACGGTGACGTGACCGAGCAGATGCCACCGACGTTTGAGGGCATATCATATGACCTCGGCCAACCGACGCTGATGGAATGGCGCCGGATAGTTATGGAGAACCAGGAACATGGCCCTCTCGCAGCAGATGAAGCAGATCCTTCTCGACCCGGAGACATCAGCGACGGTCCTGTTGATCGCCGCGAGCGACCTGCTCGGCCCGGAGTGGCTGAACTGGGACCCGATGACGATCCGGATGGAGATGCAGGAGGAGTTGGGATCCCCGCTTAAGGAGCCTTCTTTCAACAAGCTCCTGGCAGCGAGGGAACTCGTAACGACCGATGGGTTTTACACTAACCTTCCGGACTTCATCCGACTCTGCAACGCCCTCTACAACGGTAGCGTCAGTCCGCATGCGTTTGACCCCGCAGACGCAGGGGAAATTGCGTGGGCTATTACTGAATCTCTCCTTATCTGGCCACCCGATCCGAATGAAGAAGAACCATTCACTGATCAGATACTTGAGTACATCGGTAAGACGCTAGATGAAGAGGGCATTATGACTCCTCCCGACGTCTTGCGGCTCGGCATCTTGAACGAGCAGACGTGGGAGAAGGTGCAGGCGACCTACTCAGACGATCCGTCGATGTTCAACGCGATCTACGACAAAGAGCGTGAGAAGACCGACGAGATCAACGCCGTGGTGAAAGCCCGGCTGCGGCGCCTGCTGGAGACGCTGGACGCCCTGCCGTTGCGAGACGGCGACGCCACCGACTCCGTTAAGCGTATGCTTGGGGCAATTCAATCCAAAGAAGAAGAGGGCAGCAAACTCAAACCGATTTGAGTCTTGGCTGTCCGTCGGAGGACAGCATGCCCAGAATGCCCGAAACGTCTGATAGTGACTACACGGCTATCACACCAGACCTACGTGAACGGCGGCAAAGGCGCGGGCGCCGAACCGCCGAGACCATCGACCAGGAGCGGCTGCGGTCCATTGGTAACGACCGCAGCTGGATTCGCAACGAGGCCTGGCGCGCACCGACTCCAGTAGTCTTCAACGCCAACTACTCGTTCGTTCGCGTGCTGTCGCACGTAACGCACACCGCTACATCTATGTCGGACTACGGTGGACGATACGTTTCGGCGAGGAGTAGCGACGGCAACTACGAGTGGGATGCCACCGTAGGAGACGTCATCCTGGCGTGCTATCATCATCGACGCATGGCCGAGGAGATGCGACTGTATGTTGCGCTGCCGGATTCGTTGACATACCACGTCAATACCGGCAAGATCATGCGCGAGACTGGTTGGCATCGCCTGATGCGTCCGATCGCGCGCAGCTGGCTCGCCATGCTACCCATCCACCGAATCGTCCGTGCCTGCATTGAAGGGACAACCGAGATTGATGCCGCGGTCGCGCTATCGTCCGACATGTCACGTGACGACACGGCAGCGCTACGCAACGCACGTGCACATTTGCAGGAAATCCTCGCAGAAGCACTGCGTGCACCGGAGGACAGCTTCGAACGACTGATTCAGATGCAGTTCGAGGACCTTCGGCACCGGCTGATGTACATGACGGGTCAGAACCGGGAGTTCATCATGTCGGCGCTCCAGAGTCACTACAATCGCGATTTTCCGTCGCGCTCACGCGCCATGGATGACATCCGCGATATGCTGCGCAACTGCGAGATCGACGGGGTTGCCGGCAACCTGACGCGTCGTGTACGCCACGACGCCAACGACTGCCGCGCGCTGGTACTGATGCTCGAGGGCTGCCTCGGGGTCGTCCAGGCGGAGCACCGTCGCCAGGCGTGGGTTGAGGACATCATCACGCGACTCGACGGGTGGCCCCACACCACCGGAGGCGTGAACAACCTAGTGGCCGATATGGATCTGTACGACGTGCTCGACGCAGCCAACGGCCTAATACAAAGCGAGGAATTCGTAGCTATCTCGCGAGACGGCACGCTACAACGCCAAGAAAACCCGGATGTGGATGAAGCACTTGGCGCTGTCAGACGTGTACTCGCCGATCGCTACGGTCTCGACCGCAGCAGGAGTCAGATCCGTGCTGCATTGCAAGACGTCTTCGACGAACGCGGAGGAGACGCAGAGGAACCGCAAGGTCCTGTTACAAGTGAAAGACGTCCAAGAGGAGTACGTTTAGACAGGAGAGATGATGGCGACTAAATTCGCTCAGTCCTTCATGTCGAAGATCGACTCTGGATCGTCTGTCATTTGGGTGTACTTGTCTGGCGACGAGGGCCGCGCAGAGCGAGCCCTGAAAGAGATCGCTGCCGAGTATACCAGGCAGACGCCTGTTGATCTGCGATGGTACAGCTGGAACTGTGTGACGGGAGCCAGCTGGAATACGAAGTGTATCGACCCGTTACAAGCATTGCAGGAGGCTGCTTCCCAGAAGCTGCCAGGGGACGGCCTGATTCTCATGAAGGATCTTGGCTCGTATCTCAACGGCCAGGGGCAGAAGAACCTGCAACTACGAAGAGCGCTCATGGAGATTTGCATCGACAACGCGCTCAGCAACGACAAGAGAACGCGACCTATCGTCACACTGGCCAACACGCCAGTCCCTCACGCCGATATTGCGGAGTACTGCGACGTCATCGACTTCGAGCTCCCGCGATACGACGAGATGAAGAAAGACGTGTTCGACTTCATCGTTGGCTCCGCCGCACGGAGCAATAAAGGTAAGAAGAAGACAACTGTGGATGCAGAGCTGGAAGAAAAGATCATCCGCTCGATGCTCGGAACGACCTCCGAAGAAGCACAGCGCATCTTTGCGTACGCGTGTGCTGTGAGTGGGGGCGTCAACGAGCAGTGTCTGGACATCATCGCCGCCGAAAAGGCGAAGGTGATCCGGAAGGTGGAGGGTCTGCGCTTCATTCCGCACGAGAAGATCCCGAACGCCGATCAGATCGGTGGCTTCAAGACCTTCTTGTCGTGGCTGCGTAAGCGCGCTCGTGCCTACACCCAGCACGCCCAAACTGTCGGGCTGGAGCTCCCACGGGGCTCGGTCCTGATCGGGCCTGCGGGTACGGGCAAGACACTGGTGGCGAAAGCCGCGGCCAAGATGCTTGGGCTGGACCTGGTGCTGATGGACATCGGCAGCATGTTCGACAAGTATGTCGGCGGATCGGAAGCGAAGATCCGTTCTGCCCTCCAAATGGTCGCAGCCATGCCGAACGCCCTGCTCATGATCGACGAGATCGACAAGGCTTTCGGCGGCGCCCACGAGAACCAGGCTGCGGACAGCGGCGTGGCGTCTCGGGTGTTGAGCTACTTCCTCAACTGGCTGAGCGAGCGGGACATGGCGTCCGATTCTGACGCCCGTACGTTCGTCATGGTCACGATGAACCGAACGGCTGGGGTTCCCGATGAACTCCTGCGTGCCGGACGATTCGATCGGGTGTGGTCCACGGACCTGCCGGACCAAGACGAGCGGCTCGAGATCCTCAGCATCCACCTGGACCGGCGCAACTGCGACTCGGCCCACTACGGAAAGTCACTGCGTACAGTGGTGACCGGCACCGACCAATACACCGGCGCAGAGCTGGAAGAGATCGTGATCAGCGCTCGCAATGACGCCTACGACGACCGTATGTCGAAGTGGGAGGACGCGGGCAAGAAGGGCGACCCGCCCGACGCTGAAGCGATCCGTCCGACTGCCGAAGAGCTTCTTGCCGCTGCGAGAGAAATCACGCCGGTAGCGAAGATCAACGCAGATGCTGTCGCCGCTATCAGAAAATTCTGCCAGGAGAACACCTACCCGGTCAACGGGGAACGCGTTCACAATACTGGCCGCAAGTCGCGGAAGGTCTCCACCGAGAGAGCCGCCACGGCTGCAGACCCCTCCTCCAACTAGGAGATTTGCATTGAGCCACATGACTCGACGCAAAAGCGCTATCAAGGACGCCGCGGCCTTGAAAAAAGCGTGCGACAAGATTCCCGGCGCACAATATATGGGCGTCGCCAAGGGCAAAGGCGGTGGCATGCGCAACAAGCACGGCCACCAAGTCCAACTGCCCGGTTGGCGATACCCTGTAACGATCGATCAGACCACTGGGGAATGTTCGTTCGACAACTACAACGGCTCTTGGGGTAAAGAGAAAGAACTCGACAACCTCAAGCAGCAGTACGGGGTCGAAGCTGCCAAAGCCAAGGCGGAAGCCGAAGGCGCTACCGAGATGGAAGAACTGAAACTGGACGACGGCTCGATCAAGCTGGTCATCCCCATCGGGGGCGGTGACTACGCGGTCGAAGGCGACGGCGGCGGAGGTGATGGCTGGGACGTCTAGTCCTGCCAATTTTATTCACGAGAACAAGATTGGAGAACAAATGCCTATCACCGGACCCCGCATCGAGATTACGGTCTCTCCCAAGGGAGAAGCAACGACCGCAGTTTTCGGCGTCCAAGGCGGCAGCTGCCGCGCCCTGACCGAAGGTTACGAGAACCTGTTCGGTGAGGTTGAAGAAACCCTCGACACCGCAGAGGCTTACGAAGATCCCGAGGAAATCGAGATCAAGGGTGAGCAAAAGGGCGGTTAACTGAAATAAGTCCCAGGACGAGGATGAACGGGCAGCAGCTCCGGAGGCGACGGCCTCCAACAGGAGTTGGGCGTGCCCTCTGCCTTACACCCACGTGACGCGCACGTAGTTGTGTCGGTGTGAGTGTCTGGACGGGAGCCGGGGTGTTGGATACATGCCAAAGTGTGAGCCCATCATAGCCGCACACGGCCCAGCTTAAAGGGGAAGCCGGCCCTGGGACTTTTACTATTCAAGGAGGACGACATGCCAAATGTCGAAATCGTCATTGAGGGAGACGGCACAGTTCGTCATCTGGTTGATGCCAACTCTGAGCGCATCGGCCAGGCTATTGCTGGCGAGAAGATTGATACTCGCCGCGCCTCGCACGTGGAGACGTGGTCGAGTCTCACTGACGACGCTAAGAAGCTGCTTCTGGAGACGCGACTGGTTCGTTTGAAGAATGGCGTGCCCCACGCACGCGTCTTCGGGTCGACCCGGATCGTGGACATCCAGAACTACTTCTGGGCGGATCTTACGCCATGCAACGGCCCCATCCAGGGACCGTTTGTAAACTACGAGCAGGCCATTGGTTCTGAAATCAAATGGCTTCAATCACAAAACCTGCCCATGCCGAAGGAAGACAATGCCGACTGACGGCGAAGCCTACGAAGGCGGACAGCTTTTACAACACATCTCGCGACACGTTTTTATCGTGATGCTACACGTCTCGTGGCCGCGGTTGAGCTTCAAGATCGACAACGCCAAAGTGTCGGTCCCTGCCAACGGCGGTAGCCAAGACAAGGAGAAGGAGGTTCAGGAGAAGTACCGGACAGACCCGAAGTTCAAGTTCTGTCCTGAGGACTGGAGCAAACGCCTCGGCAACCTCGAGTACCGCGCCCGAACACGCCTCTCAAACGCATCCATCAAGTTTGCCACGCGCGGAATGGCTGTGCTACCAGTCACCCGTGCCGCTGACGTGTTCTCTGGATTCCGTACGCTCCGCGAGGAGCTGATGGGCTATCAGGAGGACTTCGTCAGCGACTACGAGCAGATCTTGGCGGATCTAAAAGATGACCTCGCAGTTGAGGTCTACGACCAAGCCTCCGGCAAGATGCCGAGTAAGCAGGAAATCGCAACGAAATTCGGGCTTACTTGGGCGATCGTGCCTGCTGGTGGCGGCAGCAACATCAACGGTGAGCAGATCGATTTGCTGCGCAGCATCCTCCGAAGGGCGCTGCCAAACGCAAACGACATACTCGCCGTCGATATCGAGGAGGCGTCGCTCATGCTCGACCAGATCGAGTCGCAGCTGACCTCGTCGGCGATCACCGACGAAGAGGCGGCTGAGCTGATCGGCGAGGCGCGTGAGCAGATGAACAAGTTCACCGAGCAGATGCTCGAGGACATGGCTCGCGAACCGCGCCAACTGCTGGTCGACGCGACTGATAACCTGATGGAGGCTCTCACAGATCCCAAACGCATAGTACAGAACGGCACCATCGCACAGGTCGAGCGCGCCTTCGAAATGGTCGAAGGCTTCTCATTCCTGGCCGGCGATGAGCTGCTCGCTGAAATCAAGCGAGTGCGTTCGCGGCTGAACGAGCACGAAGTCAAACAGCTGAACTCGGATGCCGAGATCGGGGCCAAGCTGGCCGCCGGTTTGCAAGGCGTGCGAGACGAGGCTGCCAATGCGCGGTCCGCTGCGACCGCCGTACGGCAGTTCCGCGGAATCCGTTTCCGGGAAACCGCTGACACGTAACAAACAGGTGTGCCGCGGGTGGTTTTACTATTGCTTGCCCATTTCCCCACCCGCGGCCTCCTTTTCCTATAGGAGATACTATGTCCACAGCAAAGAACCTGATTCAGATGCGCACGCAGTTGGCGCACATCTCGCTGCCGGTAAGCCAGAAGGCAAAAACAGCAGCACTGCGGCTTGGAGCTGCACTCTGGGACGTTGTGCCCACACTGCCGGTCGACATATCGTACGGCGGGACTGGCCAGGTAACGCTCGAGATCGAGCTTACTGGCGGAACCGTAGGCACGGTGGAGATCGATGCCGAGGGGTACTTCTACGTGGACACCGGAACGCCCGACGAAGGTCTGGCACTCGACATCCTGATGTTCCTCGACAGGGAGACAGGCGATGGCGAAAGCCACGAAGAAGAAGGCACCAGTCAAACGGACGGGCAAGAAGAAGCGCCCGGCCCCAAAGAAGGTGCAGATCAAAAAGAAGGCCAAGGTCAAGATGACCCGGCTCAAGAAGAAGGTAGCCAAGAAGAAGGTCAAGAAGAAAGCAAAGATGCCGACACGCAGTAGTGCGGTGAAGTACACCTTCAAGAACGGGGTCAAGCACGGCTCCGACGGAAGTACGGCGTACCCATCCAAATGCAAAGAGTCCACATCGTCGAACGGGCTGACCAAGTACCTGACGATCCTGTGGACCGATGACACACTCTCCTGCGACTGTCGCGGGTGGGCGATCCTCAAGAAGGATTCTGCTGGTAATCCCAAGCCCCGCACGTGCAAACACTGCAAGGCATCGGAGGCCAGCGACTACGACGACATGACCGCTGTCGATCAGTTCCAGCCGGGCACGGCCAACGCGCCGCGCAGCACGCAGCTGGATCTCAGTGACGAGCGTCAATGGCGGGGCATTCGTTTCCGCAATACCGAAGACTAGCACCAACCCAGTCGATTGAATTTGGACCTGCTGTCGAAGCCACGTTGGCCAGACGGCGGTCCTTCCGTCAATCGACAGGAGGTGCTTCGTGCTTCAGCCCGGTAACTCTAAACTGGGTAACATTCATACATTCAGTCTCCCACCGTGCATCACTTGCCCTGGTGAGACAGAAGTGTGTGCTGCAAACTGCTACGGAAAGAAAGGTCACTTCCGCCGCTCCAACGTGAAGAGCAGCCACGCTGCGAACCACAAGGCGGTGAAGAAGGACAATTTCGTAAGCAAGATGGTGGATGAAATCCAGCGGAAGAACGTCAAGACGCTGCGGATCCACGTCACGGGCGACTTCTTTGACGCCCCATACATCCGCAAGTGGATTGCCGTTGCCGAACAGTGCCCGGACGTGACGTTCTACGCGTACACCCGGTCCTGGCGCATCAAGCGATTGATGCCCGCACTGACCGATTTCAACGCGCTGCCCAACACCAAGTTGTGGTGGTCGGTTGATGAGGACACCCACGAGATCGACGGCAAGCCGCCGACCCTCAAGGGCGTTCGGTCCGCCTACATGCAGACCTCTGACGACGAAGTTGTCCCTGCCTACTGCGACATGGTGCTGCGTACCAAGCGCGCCACGCTCGTACGGTTCACCAGCGGCCGCCTCGTGTGCCCTGGCGAGAACGGGATGACGTACAAAAGAAAAATGACGTGCGAGCGCTGCCGCATTTGTCAGACTGACAAGAAGGTGCCCCGCAAGGCTCGCACCCGGAAAAAGGTGAATGCCTAGAAGACCACGCGACCTCCGAAAGGAGCCGCATTGGGAAGAGCATATCGGTGATTACTTCGGTAACGTCGAAGGATGGGTCGCAGAAAATACCCTCCAACGCTGGGCACAGACCAGCGGCTCCTTCCCGATCCGGCCCTATCTCGGAAGCATAATCGCTATCTCACCGGAAAAGAAAGAGTACATCAACGGCGCCGCCTTTTGGCGCCACGACATCATCGCCGATGCGTGGCGCGGCCCTTTCAATATGGGCGGCGCGTTGATGCTACTCACAGCAGATCCGGGAACACTGTCCGGCCGAGTAAAAGATAACAACATAATCGGCCGGTGGTACGGCAATCGTGTGACGACCGCCTGGCGGTACACGAAATTGCAACCCCGCAACGGCGAGCACTCCAACGACTGGCTCGACGCCGTGCGTAACAACCACAAGGACATCAGTTGGGATGTCAAAATGTTCATGAACGTACAGCTTACGGGCTTGACGCCGTACGCCAAGACGCCGAATGACTTCCGCAGGATCATCAACGCGATGTTCCAGCCGCTCATCACGGATTACACGTGGATGGACGACGGTCATCTATGGGCGCTGCGGGATGCGTGTGAACAGATGCCGAAAGGCACATGGAAAAAGATGCGTGAATGGCTACTACGCCAGAAGCTATCTGACGAGGCGCGACTGGCGCTCGGTGGTCGGCCCGGCCGGCTCGCCGAAAATCAAACGCCAGCGGAGAATCGTAAGTTTCGCAAGGTCAACATCGAACGAACGGAAGGAACTTCGGAATGACGCAGATCGTATTCAGCGTCATCTGCATGGTCTCGATTGCGCTGTGGCTGCTGCTGGTCGTAAGCGTTGCGATCGCAGCGGAGACGCTCAAGAAGGTCTCGGATGACTTCAGCAGAATTCGGACCGCGGAACGGATGAAGGTGTGTCTCACGAGGCTATGTATGCCCGTGACGTTTGCTATTCTTTTGGTCTGGGCATTGTTATGTCCATACCTATAAACCGGCGGATCATCCGCCCAAACAAGGAGCTGTGCTATGCTCGATGATGCGATTGCTCACTATGCTGAGCACGTGAAACCGGAGGCCAGTAGGGCTGGTTGGATTCAGCACTGCAAGCAGGCCGTTGATTCGGTGCGCAACCACGCGGCGATCGACTCGAAGTTGTTCGTCAACTACGTGGTCGAAGTGCCGAGCGGGCGTCAGATCATGGACATCGTGAAGCCGGAAGACGGCGAGAAGCCGACCGACATGATGATCTATGATACGGACTCCAAGAGCTTCACCCGCTGCCGCGCCCGCAAGATGCGCAGCCGGTTCATGCTCAAGGTCCACGCCAAGGACATGATTTCCAGTCCCCGCGGCGTTGCCGTGGCGCTGGTCGAACGCGGTAGCAACGCGTTGTTCGTCGGCGGTAGTTTCTGCAACTACCTCGACACCTGGAACCGCCACGTCGGTCTCTGGCTGGCGATCCAGAACATGCAGCCTGTCCCGTGGCAGCTGGCACATCAGATGAAGGCGCTCCCGCTCGACACCGAGCTGGCCCACCTGCTGATGAGCAAGCACAGCACGGAGAAGCTGAAGGAGAAGGTCCCGCCTCCGTGGGACTTCGTCATCCAGGAGGGACGCACGTGTGCCCACACGGAGTTCCACTGGTTCGAAGCGGATAAGAAACCGTTTACGAGGATCATTCAGGGACGGCGAAAGGTGTGCTGTCCCATCTGCGAGAAACCGCTTAGCCGCCCCGTATTTCCGCCGACCACCAGGACTGCGATCATCACGACGATCCAACTGGCGACTCGGTGCTGGGACAGACGGTTCGGTGACAAGGAGTCCACGACGAATGTCAGCAACAACCTTTCCGAGAACGGGTCGCCATCAAAAATGGTTGCCGGAACCCCTATTACAGAGCAGCGGGGGTGACGAGTACGACGACGAAGACGAAGACTTCGACGACGACTACGACGACTACGACGATGACGACGACTACGACGACGATGATGAAGACGAAGACGACGATTTCGACGACGACTTCGACGACGACTATGAAGACGAAGAAGACGACGAATGGAACGACTTCGACGACGATGAGGAGGACTGATGGCCTCCCTCACCCCGCTCGAGTTGTGCGTCGCAGTATTCGTGATCGTGTCAGGCGTCGCGAGCTGGTTTCTATTGGGTCTCTACGATCGGTGCACTAGTTCACACCATCCCAGAGGCTCCCCGGACGAGGATTATGCTGCGCGGCGAGCCGCGCTTGCTCGTCGGGAGAAATTGCTCGCCCGAAAGACGCCGACTTCACAGCAAAAGGCTCAACCCCTGAAGCAGCCGCAACCTCATCAAAAAGCTCGATGTCGCCCCGCGGCAACGTCGGAACGATAGAGGCCAGCTTCTCGGTGTCGACCCACGCGCCTGCGGGCGCAACCTCGTCTGTGAAATCATCGCCAAGCGCGTCAGCGAGATCGTTGACAGGCAGACGCTGCAAGTCCGCCTTTTTGTAATAATTGCCGGAGAGCGGCGACCCCACCAGGTCGTCCGACAGTTCGGCAGCAAGTTTCTCGGTGACGGCGAACAGCTCCTCGGGTCGCTGGATGACATTGTCATACCGGCGGTTGAGGCCAGTCTCACGATCGAATTGGTCCACGACCGCTGCGATCTTTGTGAGAACGCTGTAGTGCCGGATACTATCCGAGGATTCCTCACACAGCCGGGCGAGCTTTTCCAACTCCTGTTGCAGCTCGCTCGGCTGGTGTGTATTCCCTGCGGCTTTGATGCGGGTGCGGATGATCTCCGCAGCCTGCTTACCCGAACACACACCGAGGCCCGCCATTTTCTCCAGCATGTCGATGTGCTCCGGCAGGTCCGCGCCGAATGCAGCACGTTTCTGGAGTATCTTCGTCGCGAACTTGTTCCGATCCGCATACGGAAGCTGGTCGCGATACTCGGCGAGCCAATCTGCCGCGGCCTTGACCTCACCGATGTTGCGCATCGGGTAGTGCCGTTCACGCTGTCCCTGACCGTCATCGAAAACGACCGCGAAATCCGAATCCGGAAGTTCAGTCGAATCGTAGCGTCGGGCCGCGGCAACCTTTTCTTTCATCTCGGTCACCTGATCGGCCACGCCATGGAACTGGGCGGCATGCATCAGACGGCTCTCGACCAGATCGGCCTGCCCGACACTCATCTCGGCCCGCTTCTCGTGGAAGAAGATCGAGGACATGACCGTGGCTGCGCCGGTATGGCAGGGATAGCGCCGACGAGAGAGGTCGGCGTACTGATGGGGGGCGACGTCGTCATCTCCGCAGATGTCACGTTGGCTCGCGGACTTGACAAAGGCTGGCAACGGATAGATGGAGTTGATACGATGAATCTCCTGTCCGTTGAGGTCTTCTGTTTGATCCATTACGCTGGACATGGTTTGTTCCCTGTTTCGAGGTCTACATGTTAAGACGCCGGTCGATCAACGCGCATATCGGATGGCACCAGGTGCTGCCATTGCTAGGAATCAAGGCCGCCTCCACGTCCATCCCGCTGATGGTGCCCTGCCCGATGTGCAGGAAACCCCGCCTGACTATCTACAATGATAGCAAGTTCGGCGGGAATTGGCACTACTGCCCTGACTGCCATTCCTCTGGAGATATGATAGAACTGGCAGCAAAAACGTGGAAGATCAGTTTGGAGGACACAATCCGGCGATTGGTCGCCTCCGGGCTCCCATTCCCGGCGGACGCCGTCACTCAGGAGGCAATCCGGCGCTACGAGCAGGGCTACGTGGCCGAACAAACGCACATTCGCCGGCTGCGCGAGGACAGCCGCCGGCTGATGGCCGACGGGGACGTCCAGCTCGAGCGCGTCCTCCAGCAGATGGGCCTCCCGCAGGACCACCAGCGGGCCTACTGGCGGAAGCGCATGGGGCGCTTCATCGGCGGGGCCGACAAGCTCCGCTGCATCCAGGGGTTCTACCCGCACGCCGGTCCGCGCAAAGAGAACTCTGTGGGCCGCAACGAGCACGCGAACATGTTCCGCGGCAAGGGCTGGAACGATATGCTCGTGGTGCCCTTCCACGATCTGCCCGAGCGCTGTGCCGGTGTGCTGTTCATCGGCCGCCACGCCGAGCGAGACAAAGACTACACGTTCCGGCTGGTCGACTCCAAGCTGGCGCCGCACGGGGCTGCCGCAGCTGTGGCGGAGATCGGCGTGTGCATGGCGGACGTGCTGAACGGCCCGACGTCCCATGCGCAGCTCTTCAAAAATCAGGTGTTCGTGATCCCCGATCCGGCCACGGCGCTCAAGCTGCAGGCCCGGCACATGAAGGACGCGGACCTCCCGCTGCCGATCGTGGGCACGTACAACGCGCTGGTCCGCCGGCAGACCCGTAAATGGGAGCTGCGCACGTACGACTTCTGGCGTACCCGACCGGACAAACGATTCATCTTCTGGGACAAGGTGCTGTCGGCCAACCTGTTCAACATGGCGGCGCGTGCCGATGGGCTTGTGAGCATCGTCCCTGCTGCGCAATACACGTGGCGGCGGCCGCCGCACATGTGGCTGCGAGACATGCAGCGCCGGGCGCGACCCTGGGCAGAGGCGCTAGAGGCGCATCTACGCGTAATCCCGGAGGACGCGGCTGCGACGCTGCTGCAAAACATCGACATCCCTCCCGACATGTTGATGCAATTCACGGATGGCTGCTGCGACGAGGTGCAGGAGCTGCTGGAGCGCCACCGAAAGGCGGCCACGCAGTTCCACAACACGACAGTCAGGGGCCAGGGCATTGAAGAGATGAGCAATGGCTGGCACGTCGCCAAAACCGGCGAGTGTGTCTGTGACGCCATTCTCAGGGTGGAGAAGGTCATCTGCATCGAAGACGACGAGGACGCCGACCCCTACTATCAGGGGAGGATCATCTATGGTAATGAGCAGGTGGAATTCGTTGAGCCCATGAGCAAGATCGAGAGCGACCCAGGGACATGGCTCAAGAAGAAGGTGCTGTCCAAGCTCGGCAAGATGGTCGTCATCAAGCGAGCATGGGCACCGCACATTTTCGATATTGCTCGTGGGCTACACACCCCCGAGGTCATCCGTGAAGACGGAAAGTTCGGCTGGAAGCCACGCGACAGCTGCTTCAGCCTCCCTAAGTTCGCCGTGCACGTCGGAGGTGAGGTGTGCGACGAGCCCGCTCATGTTGTCGACGCATGGGCACCAGGCCAGGATCTGGATGCGCCTACAGCGGTGATTCCCGATCTCTCTCCGCTGCTGGAGGACAGCCCAGCAAACGCTCTGGTGTGGGCAACCGCCGCCTGTATCGGAGCGAATATCTTGGCGCCTGCAGTAGGGCAGCACGTGACCGGTATAGGGCTCATCGGTCATGGTGCTGTGCTCTGCGGGAAAGAGACTGCAAGAACGTGCGGATGTTGTGAGTACAGTAGTGCGTCTGCGACGCCGGCGGGCATAGACAAATCTTTGGGAGTGATAACTGATGTCACAGCCCGGCATCGCTGGCCGTTAATGGTGAACATGCAAAACCAAGCTCGTCGTGTCCAGGACGTCATGGCACACGGCGGCTACGAAGCAAACACCATCCTGTGCACCGATAAATGGCACGCCGACGTCTGGTCACTCGTTGGTTCGTGGCGGTTTATAAACGGACCCAAGGCCGTAGAGCCGGGGGCGCATGTGAGGCAGTTATTGCCGCGCGTGCTGCCTCTGTGGCTCAGGCGTATCAGCCAGCGCAAGTTCAAACTGGAATCACATGCGGACGAATACCTGATCCGCGTGATCGACGACATGGCGTCCATGATGCAAGAGCATGGGCCAGTCAAGGTGATCTACGAGGCTGGCAGCCGTGTAGATAACGTGGCGGAGCTACCCAAGAAGCCCGCGCAGAAGCTGGTAGCCCTGCTGCATGAGCAAATTTGTGACGGATACATTCGATTCGCACGCCCGGGCGACACGACCAAAGGGCGAGGCGCGACGATCGTGCGGTGTGCGCCGAAAGACCGTGCGCCAGGCATTTTCATCCCTAGAGTTGCTATCACTGGCATCTGTGAGAAGCGTGGTGTGATGCCCCCCGATCCGGCCAGGGTAAGCGACGCATTCAAAGCTGCCAATGCACTGGATGGCGAATGCGAGTATGATAATGAAAGGGGCTGGTTTATATCAGAGTCATGGTGGAACAAGCAGATCGACCGCTGCAACTCTAATCCTCAACACCGGTTAAAGGTAATAGGAGGTGACGAATGAAGGCCACCAAGATGCTGAGGACGTGCAAGCTCGTGCTCCAGGAACTGGAGGATCTCGAGGAGATGTTGCCCTTCATCCCGGGCGACCAGCGTGCGGATCAGTTCATCCACGAGAGCCGCGGAGCCGTGACGGAGCTGCAGCTCATCGCAAAGTTCGAGACGGTGGACAACGTCACCTCCGAACAGGCCTTGCACATTCGGACGATCCAGGGCAGAATCAATAAGCTTAGGAACATGGTTCCTGAGGACATACGAAAAGAGTTCGGAGACTAGTGGTAGACGGAAATCTGCGGCGGGAATGGCTTTTAGGTCCAGTGCCCGCTTGCCGGCCGGTTCGACTCCGGTGACCACACGAACCACTGGGCAGGTCAGTATCTGGCTGGGGCTGTAGGTCTCGGCTAAGCGGGCGCAACTCCCGCCAGACGGTTCAACAGTCGCTTGAGATACCCTCGGTAAACCGAGCGGCCGGGCCTATATGGTCGAGGGTACAGCGCTAGCCAGCTTCGACTGGGACTGTTGGTAGGACAGACGTAGGCGATAAACCGGTAGGCAGCCGCCGCGCTAAACGCGGGAGGGCACCGGGAACCGAATAAAACCTACGAGCGCCCTTTGGGTGAGGACAGTTAAAGCTACTTATGCCTCGGCGGCGTGTGCTAAGGGAAAGCCCGCAAGGGTGCAGCATTAGTCGTAGCGCCGCAGCCCATTTTTGATATTGCTCATAACCACACATGGCGGGTATGATACGGAAAATCAACCGTATCGGAGCCCGCCATGTCGCGTAATTCAGAGAAACGTCGCGCTAGCCAGCGGAAAGCGCAGAACAAATACTACCAGAAGAACAAGGCCTACTACAGGCAGAAGACTAAAGAGCATAAGGCCCGGGTCAAACAGTGGGTCTTTGAGTACAAGCAGACGCATCCGTGTATTGAGTGCGGGGCCGACCACCCTGCGTACTTGGTATTTCATCATCGCGACCCTACGGCAAAAGATTTGGAAGTCGCGAACATGATCAGTCGCGGATGGGGCTTGCGCCGTATTGAGAAGGAGATCGAGAAGTGCGACGTGTTGTGTGCAAATTGCCATATGCTGTTGCACTGGGAAGAAAATGATGCGGGGTAGTGTAGTGGCCTAACACGCAGGGCTCATATCCCTGAAATCGCAGGTTCGAATCCTGTCCCCGCTACTGCTGGTGACCATGTAAACAAGAAGGCAGAGGTGGTCTGTAACGGTATCGTACGCCGGCCAACCTGTGGACGCCCATAGGTTGAGCAAGCCGAACCAGCACAAGCACTCGCCACCCCATATGACACCTCATGGGGGAGCGTCCCGCGAGTCCATAAATCGCGATGCGAAGGACAAACGGTTGGCGTTAGTGCAGCGTGTGGCGAAGGTGTCTAGCCGCGGCCGGGCAATAGTCAGGTGCACCTGGCAGGTCGAACAACGAGCGCCGAGGTATCGGTTGGCGCCCGAAAGGGCCACGACCAGGCCTGTTGGGGTTCGATTCCCCTTCGATACCGACGCGCTTTTGATACAGAAACGCGTTTCCCCACGTGGGAACTCAAGGGATTGTGCCCCCTTGAGAAAACTGGTAGCCCCGACCGGCAGTACCGACTGCTCAACCGGACTGACCGGTTCGGCGGACTACCTATAACCATGCTCGTAGTGTACGATTCGGTGACAGTTGGCGCACAGGACAATGCATTTGTCAATCTCTACTTGGATCCTCGCGATAGAGAATGAGCGATTGATCATCTCACTAACCTCGTGCGTTTTTACAGCTGGATCCTCGTGGTGGAAGCATAAGCACCGAAAGTCGTCGCAGCCGCAATGTAGGCATACGCTACGTTTTTTGACCTCCTCGACAAACTCGCGGTTGCGCTGTCGTGCGCGTGCGCAGCGCGCCTTATACTGCGCCTTGTTTGCTTGATAGTGTTTTGAGGCGTATTTCTTGGGATCTTTAGCTGGCATTGGTCCCTCCATGGTTAGAATACACAGTGCAGTTTCTAACCTAATTATGCCGGTAGCTGTCGTAACGTACAATAGGAATAACGCGGAGTGGTGCAGAGGCCTAGCACGCGAGCCTCATAAGCTCGAAGTCGCGGGTTCGAATCCCGCCTCCGCAAATTGGTCGGTATATCAAGGATCATGCGAGCGAAAGCTGCAGTCAGCATAGTGCAACGGTATGGGCCCGCATGTAGCGGGTACCGCCTGCGCACTGAAGCGGGCCGGCCCGGGAGCAGACCCGGAATCCGGATGGACCCGTGCTGATCGCCGTAAAGACTGATGCGGGAGCGAGATGTCCCGTACCGACCATGAAATAACGGCGCCGCGGTGGCGCCACATTGTTGTGCCATAGGAGAAAGACTCTTGGCAAAAGCTCGACGAAAAGTCGACCCCGTGGCGGCACTGGCCGCCGTCTCAGAAGCCGACGTCAAGCAGACGCTTGATCAGATCGGTGATTTACAAGCCAGCATGCAAGGTACGCTGGCAGGTCTTGGTGCCACGATGGTGTCCAAGATTGAGGAGCTCGGACAACTCAACACTGCCATCGACGTGCAGAAAGATGCGTTGAAAGAGCTCCACGATATCGAAGTACAAGCGGAAACGCTGGCCGAGCTCGAGGAGCGCGAACAGGAGCGCCTCACGGCTCACGAAAAGGCTGCGGAAGCGAGGGCACTCGAGTGGGCCGAACAGGACGCCGCACGATTGCAGTTGCTGACCCGCGAATCCGAACAGGCACAGTACCAGCGCGAGCAACGCGAGAAGCGTGCGCTTGAGGAATTCAACGCCAGCGTCACCGAACGTCAGCGCCAAGAACGCTTTCGGATGGAAGACGTGAACCGGCAGATGTCGGACAAGATCGAGGCTGTCGAAGCGCGTGAGGCTGCGGTGTCGGAGAAGGAGGAAGAGATTGCCGCCTTCCCGGCTAAGCTGGAGGCTGCTGTCGCTGCTGCGACGGAGGCAGCCGAGACGAAAGCTCAACAGGCGTTCGGCCATGAGCGGACGATCCTCAAGAAGGACGCCGAGGGCAAACTGGCGCTGGCGCACCAGCAGATCCAGGCGCTCGAAGCGACGATCCGCAGCCTGCAGGATCAACTGGAAGCTGCCGAGAACGCCGCACGCGACGCACAGACGGACGCGAAAGAGATTTCGCAGAAGGCCGTCGAGGCGAGTGCGGATCGTCAGGCGCTCACGACGCTGCAAAAGGCGATGGAGGTTCAGGCCTCTGCGCCGCAGAAGCGATAGGAAGCACAAGCGGCGGTTGGGAAGTCTGCGGGAGCCCGTTTATGCGCTTAGCGGCGCAGGGCGATGAGCAAGGACTGTGCAATCCATCTGTCGTTGTCGCTCAGATGACGTGCGCTGCGAGGCAAAGTCAGGTCTGAGGACTAAAATGGAGGTATAGGATGGCGCGCGCTAGGCCTAATCACTTACCTCCTAAATGGCCCGTTGGTCTATCGGTTATGACACCGGACTTTCGATCCGGTAAGGGTGGGTTCGATTCCCCCACGGGTCACTTGCGCAGCTTGTTCACCGTCTGTTTAGATGCGATCGCGCATCGCACCAGGCCTCTCGGCGCGCATTGGGAGAGGATGGCAGATGAACGAGTTATTGACTCCGGCAAGAACGCTTGCCCAACGCTGGGAGCAATAGAGGTGGGTGTTAAAGCCGTGGCAACGGGTTGATACCACCTAAGCGCACAAATCACATGCGTACGGGCTATGTAGGTACGGGAGAGCCGGCCGTTCTTCGGGAGCGGTTGCCGCCCTAGGTAGGTGAAACCAATTCCGCGAGGAGTCGGGATTAGCTGGACGGGTCCGTCAAGAGCGCCGCGGTGCATAGGTTGCGGGAGTAGCCAGCGGGATTGAATTGCGTCGTCGCTGGTCCGCCAACAGTGACCACCATACCACGGCTATGTGTCGCAACGGTCGGGGTGGTCCATGGTACGCATGATTTTATTCACGTCAATAAGATTGGAGACCGATGGATTTCGAGGAAGCTCTGCGCCAGTGGTGCGCACGCAACCTGCAGGTCACGCTGAGCCACTTCGATCGTGACAACGGCTTGCTTGACTTGGTTCTCGACCTTTACGTGAATGGCGTCGTCGTTTCGACGGCGACCACGATGGTCGATCTTAACGAGCTGCTCCGGAAACCCGAACCGGAGCCGGATCCGCCGTCCGACGAGCGGAATCCACGAGGCGTGCGGCTCGATCGCACGGAAAGCCCTGTGGTGTAATCGGTAACACACGGGATTTTGGTTCCCGTATTGCTAGGTTCGAGTCCTGCCGGGGCTTCTATGGCAATGATTGCTGAGGCTTTGCCAATCATCCAGTATCGCAACGATACAGTCGGCAACAGCCACCACGTGTCGCTACCAAGAGCTAAAACATGCCCGGGGCGGTCGCATCTTTGCGATGAGTTGTGCTACGGGAAAAAGGGGTGCTGCGCGCAGCCGCATTCCGTGGCGTCATATGAACGCTTCTACAAGGCAACACTGCGCGAAGACTTCGCCGATTGCATGATCGCGCAGTTGGCACGCAAGCGTGCCGGCATCTTTCGCATCCATGCCGTGGGTGACTTCTACAGCGCGGCTTACATCAACAAATGGCGTAAGATCGTGCAGGCGTCGCCGCACATTAAGTTCTGGACGTATACTCGCTCCTGGCGGATTCCGTGGCTGTACAGACACCTGCGACAGCTAGCTGCGCTGCCAAACATGAGCATGTTCTGGTCCACAGACGCCGAAACGCATGCACGTAATGGTGCGCCGCCGCACGTACCGTATGTACGCGTAGCGCACCTCCGGTCGTCCGACGACGAGACCATCCCGTGGTACGCCGATGTTGTTTGGTGCGACCACCGTGGTGTAGTCTGGCCAGAGCCGTATCTACGATCCTGCCCGCAGGGTTTGGTCGAAGGATGTAACTGCCGCGATTGTCAGTGGTGCGTTCAAAAATCGATGTCACGCCGTGATCGCTTGGCGCTGGGAACCGTACCAGCCACGTGAGGAAAACATGTCTACACGCGATATTGAAGAACTTGAGGATGCGTTCGACGCACAGGTCGGACGTTGTGAGCCGAACAAAGTTGTCGGCATACAGTTTCAGGGTGAATGGTTAAAGCTTGGCAGTAAGAGCGCATGGCACGGCACCGGGCCGGCTAAGAACGCGCTGCGCCAGCGTCTACGATACATCACCCGCTGGGATCGTGAGGACGCGTCGCGTCTGTATGATCACCTCATCAACAACGGACTGATTGAGTTCGTTCCACTCATGCCCGAATAGGAGTGCCCTATGTCTGAGGAATCGGGTGATCGTAGCTTGGTACACATCGACGATGGCGGCTGCCTCGGTTGCGGCTGCTTCATCTTCTTGGTGTTGCTGGGCTTGGCGGCGCTATCGCTTGCGACGTCTTTCGGGCGATGGCTGTGCAGCTAAACGATGTATATTCCGAAGTGGGACGACGCATGTTCTGCAGGTAATTCTCCGTTTACGCTGCTAGTCTACGTTTTCGGCGACTGGGCGTGCTTGTCACCCTGGCACAGGCCGAATATCTATCCGAGGGTATGGTTGCCCGCGGGTTTACTTATCCAGCAGCACGGTGCGGCATCCGGATCACCGGCGGCCACGTGTTAATCTGGCTCAAAAATCGATTATTGGAGATGGGATATCTCAAATGCGGTTCGACCTATCCCCCAGGGGTTAATACCGCCGACGAGGACGGTATGCAGTTAGATGGTCATGTAGCGCGTTCGAAGATAGCGTCCACTCCGTTGGTGATCCGCCCGATCGATCGGGTGGCTCATCGCGTATCCCGTGATCGTTAATGTTCACCCCAATAGGAGAAAAGAAACAGTGCCAAATGACGGACTTGGTCCCCCACGTGTAGGGGACCGGTGCCGAGTCATCAAAGCCAGCATGTGGGCTCGTGCGGAAGATCGTGCCGGCAACTTAGTAGTCGGCGACACGTTCACCGTTGTCAGAGTCCGCGGAGTGCGTGCTGACGGCGGACCCGGAGTTGAATTCCGGACGTACGAGGGCAACCTTCACACCTTTCCGATCGGCGATGTCGAAGTCATCGCACGTGCGAGCGGTGAGGACGCCCCACAGGAATTCAGATCCGGTGATTTGGTACACGTCGTATCGAAACCGATTTCTGCGCACAACCCGCATCACGCCGGGTATCTGCAGCGCGGACATGTTATCCAGGTATCACACGCTGAGGACCGGTGGATTCATTACGATCTGCCGGGCGGCGGCACACAGTCGATACATGCGACTGATTGCCGCTTGCTCTGGCGTTCCGACGATGCAGAGATTATACCTGGGTGCACTGTGACTGTGCTACGTAACAACGTCTCAGCGCGGAAGCAACACATCGGCGCTTTGCTGGAGGTAGGCGACCACCTGAGGGTGTTACGCACGGACGGTAAATCGGTTTGGTACAAACGTGTAAATGATGGCTACGGTCAAGAACACAATATCCCATATAAGGACGTCCGCCGTGACGGGTGTGATGATGTGTTCAAAGACTGCCGCGCAAGAGACGTGGTAGTTGTCAAAAATCCGCACGGTTGCATGCACCCAGATGGGCATCGGCAGCTGCGCAAGGGTGACATGGTCACTGTCAGCAATCGCGATAGCTGCGGCATCGCGTATAAATACATCAATGCGGAGGGCAAGCTGGCTTTGGCCTGGTTGGACCACCGCGATATTGTGCTGTACAGACGACCGGTCGCCGGAGGTGCTGGGCCTCGACGCAAGAAGCCCAAGAAATCAAGCCGGTACCCTATGAAAGCCATGAGTACCGGTCGAACCAAAACTGTTTCTGAAACCAAAGAAGGAGCTTGTGACGCTATGCAGTCATTCAACGCCAATCGAGAAGAGTATATCAAGTTGCTGGAGGCCCACTTCACCAAGTGCGAGGCCGCCAAGAAAGAAGCCGATGCCAGCATCGCCGCGGCGCTCAAGGAAGGCTCGGCGAAGATCACCGAACGCGTGGAGAAAGCCCCGACGAGCCACGTCAGCGCGGACGTCAAGGTCGCCACGTATTCGGGGCCGAACATCGCCAACCTCGCGGCGCATATCGCGACGTTGAAGCGTTGCTGCGACGAGGTCGTTGAAGTCGACGCCCGCGAAGATCAGCAATACTTCGCCGAGCCGTCGGTCAACATGGACCGTCACGCGCAGGTTACGCTCAGCATGTAGCAAACCATCAGAGTGTCTTTCTCAAGAAAGGCAACAGGGGCGGCGGTTGACCGCTTCCGCCGCCCCTACTTTTACTTTCAAGCATACAACTACCGGGAGGGTTCACAATGAACAGACGAGACATGCTGAAGACATCGGCCGCTGCCGTTGCGGCCACCGGGATGCTCCCGCGCGCGGAAGCCAAACCCACACCGACGGGCGACAAACAGATCATCGAACATTACGCCGCGACGATCTATGCGATCCCAGTCGTGGCCGCCCGGCGTGTTCTGGGCCTCTACCGCGGTGACTACAGCCTGTCCGTGTTGAAGGACGGCCAGCTGCTCGGCAATGCCAGGATAGTCGTTGCAACCGAAGAGGACATCGACCGGTTCTTCAAGCCCGTGGCCGTCGGAGACGGTTTTACTCCGCGGATGGTAGCGAAGATACCGTCGGTGCGCTTCGGTGACGATCTCACTCTTAGAGACTTCTGGGTCTATACCGATCCGCCGGAGCCGGCCGACGGCTTCGTGAACCGTGAGGGTGCTGGCAAACTGATCGGCCTGCCGTACGCAACCTACGGCGGACGCCTCTGGAGAATGAAAGGACGTAAGCTCTATGAAATTCGGGACTCTTAGCGTCGTTTGCGGCACGTCCGCATGCAACGCCGGCTGCCCGTTCTGCGTGAGCAAGATGACCACGCAGGCAGAAACCGTAAAGAGGCCAAACTGGAGGCGATGTGAGGTCGCCTGCGAATTGGCAAAGCGCAGCGGCGTGACCACTGCGCTGATTACCGGTAAAGGCGAGCCCACACTCGTCCCCAAAGAGATTTCCGCCTACGTCCGCCGCCTCGCCGTGCACTTCCCGTTGATCGAACTGCAGACCAACGGGATTATGCTGGCACACGAGAAGGACGACAGATGGATAAACGAGTGGGCGTGCTCCGGCATGACGCTCATCTGTGTCTCGGTGGTACATCACGAGAAACTGATCAACAGCGACATGATGGGCTACAAAGGCAAGGAGTTCGAGCTGTCGACGCTGATCGAGCGCATCCACAAAGCCGGTATGTCCGTGCGGATCAACTGCACGGCCATGAAAGGCGGCGTTGAGACGTCCGACCACATCCACGACATGATCGACTTCTGCGCCTGCTTCGATGTCGAGCAGTTCACTATCCGCGAGGTCACTGCGCCGGACGCTGACGAACGCGTCGCACATCCCGGCGTCGCCAAATGGGTCCACGAGCATCAGCTCAACCAAAAGGACAGTGACGGCGCTAAGATCGCCGGCGATCTGGCCATCCAGCGCGCAGTCGAGGAGCTGGGTGGGCAGAAACTGCTGGCACTTCCACATGGCGCAATGGTCTACGATGTCGGAGGCCAGAACGTCTGCACGAACAATTGCTTGACGGATACGCTCAATCCAGAAGAGATCCGCCAGCTCATTTACTTCCGGGACGGCCATTTGAGGTACGACTGGAAGTATCCCGGTGCTATCATCATCTAGGAGACTAAGATGAAGGAACACCACCAGCTTGCGGCAGTATTAATAGGCACGCTGCTTATCCCGGCGCTGCTGGTACTGACGTATGCTATCCTTTATGCCTATGGGGATTGACCATGGGAAACCGACGACGCAAAACCGGCGGCAAACGCCGGAAAAGTGTACGTTGCACCCTGTGCACCGACGTTCGGTGGCTGGGCAACGCCTCGGGTAGATTCAAACGCAAAGACGAACTCGAGATGCGCGACCGAGGGCGCTTGGAGGAGTTCGAGAAGGAGAAAGACGATGGCCAAACTACTGGGCCAGGGGGTGAACACCCTCAAGAAGATGAAGAACGACTGTGAAAAAGTCGTGACCAAGCAGTACCAGTTGCTGCAGGTCTCGCAGTCCTTCGGTGGGTATGACAAGTCGTACACGCCGCTGGACGAAGACGGTCGTCAGCTGCCCAGCGAGGGGCAGACGATCAAGCAGGACCCGCGCGATCTCGTCGCCCGCGTCGAGAAAGAGTGGACCGCACTTTTCGACATGATGGCGGGCTGCGACAAGACGAACTGCACGGCCGCAGCGGACATCGTGGTCCGCGACGAAGCCGGCGACCCGTTCGTCATCGCCGAGCGCGTGCCCGTCACGACGCTGATGCCGCTGCAGAAGAAAGCAGACGACATCCTCACACTCATCCGCCACATCCCGACGCTCTCGATGAGCCGTACGTGGACGTGGGACGACAACGCAAACTGCTACGTGTCGGATGAGGAGTTCACGGACAAGACCGAAAAGGTGCACCGCCACCAGATCGTCGTCGAGCCCACCGAATTCCACCCGGCGCAGACGCATACGTACACCGAGGACCGCCCGATCGGTACCTGGCGAACGGTTTGGACCACGTCCTGCCGTCCGGCAGCCGAAGTGGCGGCCATGGAGGCGCGCGCCATTGCATTCAAATACGCAATCGGCGAAGCTGTGCAGAAGGCCAACACGGCCGAAATGCAAGAGAGAAAGATCGCCAAGCCGATCTTTGATTGGATCCTTCGGGGAGTGAAGCCTGCAGCCCAACAGCCCAGCGAGGCATAGGCGCAGGCATAACAGAGCTTTAGAGTCAGGTTTAGATTTATGTTAGAGGGACCCGTGCGCTCTGCGCACTTTTAGGTTCGAGTCCTGACGCGGGCACTTTTTCGACTGTCCGTGTGGCGAAATTGGAAAACGCAGGTCCCCTCCCAGCAGACTTCGACAGCTTACTCCTAGGCTCACATAGGTTTGTCATGATGTGCAATCAATCGCTACGAGAAACCCATTTTGAATATACGGGTTAGATTCCCGTCCCGGCCTCCTTATTGTCCACACGCTACCCATAAGGGCCGGGTCGTATAATGTTAATACGTTCAACATACTCAGACTAACCTCGTGGCTTAAACGGTGGACAGTGCATATCTGCGTTTACGCTAAACCGAACCCAGGGCCCCCCCTGTCAGGACAATATGGGTTAGGGGCCCGCCAGTGCCGAGTCAATAGTCGACAGCCGTGGCTTCACAGCCTTGCGGTAGCCCGGTGCGATCCCGGGTCGGCGCTCTCATAGAAAGGAGGACGACATGTCCGAAGAACTCGATACCAGTACCGACATCTCGCCGTCCGACGACGGATCGGAACTGAACGTACACATCGACCTCACGCCGAAAAACGACAAGTCGGAGACGTTGGTGTGCAACTGGTGTGCTGAGCCGCACGCCGTCGACGCTGATTACAAGGAAGCGATGCTCGAACGTGGCGAAGAGCAGCTTATGGTGCTCCGCCAGCAGTATCCCGACAAAGCCGAGGTGCACGAGCTCGAGCCCGACCAGACATGGACATGCGGCAGGTGCTTGCTATTCCTGTGCGGGCATTCGCCCGATTCCATGCGAACCGACTGCCACGATCACGCAGTCCCAGAAGAGAGACAAACGTGATGAGCGTCGAGTATATCGACACTGACTTGTGGACGAAACGGTGCGGCAGCGACTACAGCCGCAACCGCTTCTCGCTCGGCCTGGCGCTCAGCCGCGTCGACTGCTTGGACTTCATCCTTGTGAGTGTGTACATCGGCCCCTGGAAACTCTGGTGGCGTACACGCACCAAGGCGGAACGCATCAAAAAGGCCGAGGCCGCTTGGCCTTGGTGGTACTAAAAGGAGGATACGATGTCATGGAGAAAATTCTGGCGCGATTTGCGATGTTTTGCGGCCGGAGAACCCAGTCCCCGCAACGTAACTCTCGGCGAGGCTCACATCAAACATTTGGCCGGCGGAGGCAACATTGTTTTGCCCCGCAACACCGTCAAGATCACGTTTGCCGACCTCGGCCTCGAAGGCATGCTCGCAGCCATCTCGTCAGGACATCTTACTATTGACGCCGTCGGCGATGACTTCGTCTACAGAAAGGAAGACGCTTGAAATCGATTGTGCACGAGGACTTTTTCAAGAGCCTCAAGCGCCTGTGCCGCTCCAAGTGGCACCCATCAAACCTCTGGTACCGGTTCAAATGTTGGGCCTGGAAGAGGTATACCACGATCAAGCCACGCAATCTCGACCATACGTGGTGCGATCGCTGTGAACTACTCCCGCACATGATGTTCGAGATCTTGGGCGAGTTCATCGAGAAGGAGTGCTCGCCCGGCCATGTCGAGTGGTACGGCGAGCACGGCCACAAGATCGAAGTCGATGGCGAGGAAGTCTACGTCATGGACGAGATGAAAGCCCTGTGGGAGTGGTTCACTGAGAAGTACATGAAGGCCTACCCGGAAGCCGAGGAGATGATCTACGATCGCATCCGCGCGATCGACGAGCAGCATCTGAAAGCACACTTCGTTCCGTACGGAGACAGCGACGACCTCGTCGAGTGGGACCCGCAGTACGACGATGCTTCTAAGAAAGAGTTTGTCTCGAAGCTGTACTCGGAGTGCAGCGAACGCGAGCAGCTCGTTGAAGAAGAGAAGGCGGAGATGATGCACCGCCTCGTCAACATTCACCGGTATATGTGGACTTGAATTATGGATGTAGAGACGTATTTGCGGGAGCATTCTGTACTTGACGGCCACGGCAATCTGGACGGGGAGTTTGTGCCCCTACCGATAGCATGGTTAGCTGTGCAGATGCATTCCGAAGGTAAACTCGAACTCTTACCGCGGTCGTGGGTGCGGGACGATCACGTAGGCAGTCTCAGTGTCATAGCGGCTGGTGTGGATCCCAACCACCAGACCGACCACTGCGACCACTGCGGATATGTCTTCGCAGAGAAAGATGACGAGATTATCCCGACATGCACACACACACTGAGCATGTGACCCTATGCCGGACCTGCTACAACAAGGCCGGAACGAATGTACGTTAGTTACTCGAGCAGCTCGTCATCCCACTCACCATCCGTAAGCGGCACCGATGCCCGCAGTTGTTCGTCGGTGATCGCGTAGGAGGCGAGCTCGTCGAGTCGTGGCCACCGCTTGGTGCGGTACCACACCGCCACGCAGCCCAAATTGACAGCCTGGGCGAAGTCGTCAGTGAATCCTTCCTGCCGGGTGATCCGGTAGATCTCACCGGCGGCCATCGTGGTGATTTTGTCTTCGGTCAAGGCCAGAAAGTCCCGGATCAGGCCCGGATCCTCTTGGGAGTTGTAGTCCTTGTCGAAGAAACGGAGCTTCTGGCACTTGATCATCGCACACGTCAGCAAGAGCGTTCGGCTCTTGTCGACACGGTAGTGGCTACGCGGATGCTGCATCGTAGGAGCAACGTGGTAGCAGGGCTGCTGGTTAGCGGAGCGGACGTACTGACAGGGCATCACTTTGCGAGTCGGAATGCCCGCTTGAATCAGGAACGTCTCCCGCAGAGAGCCGGCACCAGTGTAGTCGTGTGCGAGAATCTCGGGCTTGAAGATATCCCAGTAGTGTTTGACCTCTTTGGCTTCGCGCAGGTGGTCGTGGGGTGTAAGGAGCCGCTTGCCCCACAGTACGTCGATCGAGCCATCGTGCTTCACACCAAGGAGAGCGATCGTCGTAAAGCTGATCTTCTTTTCACCGCCCCCTCCCCAGTCAACGCCCAGCACGCGAAATTTGTATTGCCCGCAGCGACCACGGGCACGTGCAACTGTGTTGGGCCCGAGGTCAGACACCCGGTCAATTTCAGTCAGCGTAACGAGTTTGGCGGCCGTGTCGTAAGACTCGCCGAGAACCTCGTTCCAAAACACGTTCGCAGGCGTGTTGCCTTTGCCCGCCATCTTGGCGAGGAGTTCAGCCCACTTGTCAGGCTTGGCATAGTGCAAAGGCATGATCACCTGTGGAACATGGTATCCCGCCTGTAGCCATACCCGGTCGGGATGCCGGTGTACCCAGCGCCCCAGTCGGGGACTAATCGGCTTGCCGCAATGATAACAAATCGTCGCCGGGCACTTCTCGCTGATGTCGGTGTGATACTCGCCGATCATCTTCTCGAGATGGAACTCCATGGACGGTATGTTCCAGCGCGGCTTGCCGTTCTGGGTACAATGAAAACAGGGAATAAACCACTCGGCCTGGCTGGACTCGGTCCACAGGGCCTCTAGAGTGTTGTCCAACGTCTTCGGCGTGCCGGTGAACTGCCGGATCGCCCAGTCGGATGCCGACATCGTTTCGCGGATGATCGGGATATGTTCATGGTTCATATCCTGGACCTCGTCGATGGCCACTTTGTCCGCGGAAATACCCCGGACACGGTCAGCGTTGAGGAATGCGAACGAAAAGAGCATTTTGGAGTCGTTACGGAAGGAGCGGTGCAGCACGCTGTTCACGGTGGTCGTGTCCGACCACAAGAACTTCACCGGACTTTGGTCGATGAAGGGCTGGACGAACATCGTGCTGAAGCGCCGAACCTGCTCGAACAGCGGCATCACGTAGAGTGTGCTGAAGTTCGGGATGGAGGTGGATGTGATTACCCCGTGGGCAGCGAGCGATGTGCTCTTGCTCACCTGCCGCCCCGTCTTGTAGACTATGGCGGACGGCATACGGAATCTGAAGATCTCTTCAAAGGGGAAGTGGTTCGCCAAGGTGTACGGCTTACCCTTGAGATTGAGGAGCAGCATGAGCCCGTTGGCAAGTGAGTCCAACCGGCCCGACTGCAACAGCTGCGTGAAGAGCCTGACTCTTTCGTTAGCTGACAACTCCTCGATATTCTGGGGACTGAATGCGGCCCTCATCCGCATCTGCAGTCGTGCCAGTGCTTCAGGTTCTTGAAAGGGTACATCCATGGATAGAACTCCGTTTGAGGTAGAGAGGTATCGTCAGCGCGAGCTTGCAAAGTTCGATGCTGCTGGTCACTTCTGTGGCGAGGTCGCTCGACGAACCCGCCCGTTCTGGGTCACTGTTTTGATCGCTTGGGTGATCATAATGGTGGTCTGCTATCTGTGACATGATAGCACAGACATGCTAAAACGCGAAGTCTGATACACTCCAGCCTGGGAGGAGCTGCTAATGGCAGTAACAATGAATGCGAGGTTGTTTCTTGAGCGTGCGGGTCTCCGGCCAACATTCAGGCGACCGGTCCCGACCACAGTCCCGGAGGATAATCCCATCTTCTCCCTCCCGTTGGATCCGCCACTACCACCGGCGGAATTGATACGGGACGGATGGCCTCCGCCGGACAGGTCTTCGACTCAGAATGACCCATGGCATCTTGGATCTACAGAGTAACCATGTTTGCAAGTTGGTTTCGCGTGGCCATATGGTTGATCGTGCTGGCCTTGCTTGGAGCCGTCATCTTCGACGGGCCTTTCAAGCTTGTACCAGCCATCATTATTGGCTTCGTTCTTTACGGATTTTTCCATGTAGCAAGAGGCTTCGCAAGTGCGAAGGGCTGCGGAGAGTGGGAAGAATGACTTTAATCGATCTTTTGGTGCTCGCTATGGCGGCACATACCCTCGTCAGCGTGTGGTTGCAAGACGGCGGGCTATTCGAAAGCTGGCGCGATTGGCTTCGTGCCTGGGCAACGCCCACGATGCGCCAGCACAGCTCGTACGAAATGCCCACCCGTTGGTCAATGGTTCGTATGAAGATCGCATACTTGGCAGAATGTCGTTTCTGCCTAACCTGCCAGGCCTGCTTTTGGCTTCTGGTACTCTTCTGGCTCCCCGGCTATTGGCTTCCAGCCATCTGGGGTGAAATCCTCTACGTGCCGGTGTACGCACTGGCTGCTGCATGCATTGCTAGTGCCGCGACGTATCTGATGGATGCGCTCGAGGCGAAAGCAGAATCTTATTCACGAGAATAATATGTCCGAACGCAAAGTACCGTTCAATGAGCAGCTTCAGGCTGCTGTTGACGCATGCGAGGAGACTCTAAGGGACATTCCGGAGGTCGAAGGCGTGGCATTCACGTTTATCTACGCCGACGGCCTTACGGAGTCCGAGCCCTCGAACGTGCTTATCGGGCCTGACGACCCGATCTTTCTCGCTAAGGCTGGTAAGCAACTCACAAAGCTCCAGCGCACTGTGACCGCAGCGTTGCAGGAAAAGTTCACCGTGGCCGAGACCGTTCTATCGAACCTCAAGGCGCAAATTGACGAACACATCGCAAAAGCCAAAGACCAGGAAGGGAACCAAGCGGAAGAAACCCCAGATCAAGGGGATAGCGACGCTGGACGACCTCCTGAAACACCTGCACATCCAGACGTGGGACACCCTGATAGTGGGTGACGGGTCTGGGACCGGGTGGAAACAAGGGGCCGGCTGGGCCTCCGTACTCATCGACCAGTCCTCAGGCGCCCGCAAACTCTTCTATGGCGCCATGAACACTGGGACCGTCACTCTTGGCGAGATGTTCCCGTATCTGCATGCCCTATCGTGGTACGCCGGCCGAGACGGGCCAGGGCGTAACCGCCGACAAGAGGTCCAGCAACTGGGCCGTGACATGCAGGTGCACATCGTTACCGATTCCCAAACCGTCGCAACGTGCGGAAACAACCCCGCATCCCGGCGCTCGCATCGCGAGCTCTGGAAAGCGTTCGACGAGTACCGCAGCAACGGCTTTGCCTTGCAGTTCCACTTCGTTGCCCGGGACGTGATCAACTTGAACGTCCTGGTCGACGAGATTTCGCGTCAAGCACGCAAAGACATGGAGGAGACATACAGTACCGCCATGGAAACGCTGTGCAAACGATACCCAGGCCTCCCGGAGGATGCCACCATCTATGACTTCAACTGATCCCACGCTGGCGACGTATCACAAAGACCTCTACGAGGACGATACGCCGCTTGCCATCATCAAGTTCTTCGAAGCCCAGCTCAACCGGACGCCCGACAGCGACCGCGACTGGCACGAGAACGTCCGCTACCGTGTCCATTACGGTAACACCATCACAGGGCGTTGCTGGGGCGAGTACGACGAAGGCACTGTGGCACTCAACAACGAGGAGCCACAGGGCCTGATGATGCTCGCGACGCCGTCTACGAAGGAGGGGCCGCTGGTCCTGACTGGGTCGATCGTACGGATCGATAAGCTTGCTGGCCGCTCGGTCGAGCAGGTGTACAGACATCCCACATATCACACCCACGAGGAGGAAGCGCGCGTTGCAAAAGCGGAAGTGCAGCCTGAACGGCGGCCGCGACGCATCGTGCTCAGAGGAAATGCCGACGGAGACACGTAGTTTCAAGATGGACCAGAGTTTGCTGGTCAGCGTGATCAAGAAGCAGGCAGGCAGCCTGTGGAAAGCCGTTGTGGAAGGCGGGCAGAACGTCATCGACGCTGCCGCCCGCAAGTGCGAGATCGATTGCACGCCACAGATGGTGCAGATTCGCGATAACGGAAAGGGGTTCCGGTCCAAGGCGGACATTGAGAACTTCTTCGAAGTCTTCGGCAAACCGCACGAAGAAAGAGAGCAGAAAGTCTTTGGACAGTACCGCATGGGCCGCGGCCAGCTGTTCGCCTTCGGGCGTAACGTCTGGCGGTCCGGCGAGTTCGAGATGATCGTCGATATTGAGGAGAACGGCCTGGATTATGAGCTACGATCTGGCCTCGAGTATCACAACGGCTGCATCGTGACAGTGGAGCTTTATCGGCCGCTGTCGCATGTCCAGCACAACGAGATCCTCGACGAGATCAAGAAGAACATCAAGTTCGTCCAGATCCCGTTCCATCTGAATGGCGACGAGAAGCAGTTCAACAAGAAGCCCGACAAGATCGCCTGGGACCTCTCGACGGCCGAGGCGGACTTCAAGTGGCGTGACAACGGGAACCTGGAGCTGTTCAACCAGGGCATCCGTGTCTGCTCTTACCCGCGCTACCGGTACGGCACCGGCGGCGACATCGTGTCCAAAAAGCAGCTGGACGTGAACTTCGCCCGAAACGACGTCATGGACAGCTGTGAGACGTGGCAGGCGATCAGAAAGACCGTGCGCGACCACGTCAACGCACGGACGTTGGCCCAGCAAGAAACGGCCGGCCGGCAACGGAATACCCCGACGCGCACACGTGCCCGGGCAACCAATCGGCGGCGTCCGACGCTGACCGAGCAGGACCGCTGCCGCGTCGTGCGCGAGATGAAAGACGGGTCGTTGAACAAGCGCCAGATGAAGGCCGCCAAGGTCTTCACGATGTGGCGTAAGGAAACGCACTCGACGATCTCCGCCGTATACAAGATCGCCAAGGGGAACGTCACGTTCCTCCCAGACGAGACACCGGCGTACTCGAGCCTACCCAAATCGCTGGCGGATCACCGCCTGGCGGTCGTGCTCGATCCCGTCATGTTCAACCGCTGGGGATGGAAACCGGAGTTCCCGGAAAAGCTAGTCGAGAACATCAACGCCACGTTCGACGAGCAGTTCGGCAAGTACGCAAACGACGTCCGGCTGAAGTACGTCGATGCGGACAAGATCGTGAAGACGATGCAAGGATCGAACACGGTCATCGACGCGAACAAGATGACACGCCTCGAACGCATCGCCACGGCGACTATGAGCGCCAATATCAGCAACATCCACTGGGCAGCCTGCCGTGTCAATGTCCAGCAGAACCGCAACGCGCAGCGGCGCATTGTGGTCGGCATCGGTCCGTTCGATTCGTGGACCGACGGCCGTACGTTCATTGCGATCAACCGCCGGGTGATTGCTGCTGTCAAGGTCGGGCCTTCCAGCTGGTGGCGCTACGCTACGCTGCTCCTGCACGAGTATCTGCACACAGATGCGACGCAGGACGCGCATATGCACAAGAAGGACTTCTACGAGGCGTACCACAATCTCGTGCAACAGCACTTCATGGGCGTCTTCTGCTGGAACTGCATGATGCGGCTGCCCGCCAATGCGCGCAGCGTGCGTCGTCGCCTGACCAGCAAGGAGTTGGCGACTGTCGATGCGGCCGAAGAGCAGCAAATCTACGCACAGAACTGGGACGACCTGGGTGTCATGTCACACCCGGATTTGGCGCCCACTTCGCGAGAGGCAGAGGAATGAACGGGCTACCTTGGGACATCCAGGTAGCCCTTGACCTCCGCATCTCACACGGGGCCGAGAAGGTGGAGGAGTACTGGGACACGAACATGCACGCCAAGAAGCGGACAGCCGCTATCCGGTGGATCATGTTCAACCGCCCGGATCTCCTCAACTTCTCCGGCGCCCCTGTTAAACGGTTCATGGCGCTGATCGAGGCGCTTTTCGAAGAATATAAGGAGGAGCGTCATGTCAAAGAAGGAGCTTAGGCAGTGCACACACAAGGACTGCCGACAGTGGACCACGGATTGGTACCCGATCACTGGAGGCGCTCGCCTTAAACACGTCCGCTGCGCCGAGTGCTTTGAGCGCGAGGTGCGTGCCGCTGTCCACGACGGGATCGTCCCGTTCGACAAGCTGCAGGAGCGGGAGAAGAAGGACACGTATAAGGAGCCACAAACTGTACCGGATCAAGATTCAGATGCCGGTCCTAGTCCACCAGGAGAAGATCCATGTGGTGGAGACTGAACTCGAGGTCCCCGACCAGTTCCAACTGGTTGCTGGGCACTACATATATCACAAGGTGACCAGCGGGCTGATGCCCATCGGCACCGTGATCTACGACGGAAAGCGTGACGTCCTGGTAGCGTGCCTGGACGGAGCGGCTTATGACAAGACCGTTACTATCGACGAATGGCTGGTGGAGCGTCCGCACTGGGTCGAAGCGACCGGCGAGGACGACGCACCGACGCCGTTCCTCGAGATGCAACGGATCAAACTCGCGCCGCCGGATGACGGCGACTAACCCCTTCAGGAGGATGTACATGAACAAGAAAGCGGCTGCCGCCAGAATCGCTGAACTGTCAGCGGACGTGGATCGGCACAACATGTTGTACTATTGCTATGGTGAACCAGCGATCCCGGATAGGGTGTTCGACGAGCTCCTCAAGGAACTGGTTGCACTAGAGCAGGAATTCCCGGATCTGGCGCTGCCAGATAGCCCGACCCAACGTGTGGGCGGCGCTCCTGTTGAGGGCCTCGAGTCCATGGAGCACCCGTCGCTCATGTTTTCTATCGACAACTGCTTCGACCTCGATGAGGTCAAGAAGTTTCATCAGCGTGTGGTGAAGAAGCTCGGCCACGAGCCGCTCTGGACGCCCGAATGGAAGATTGACGGTTGCGCTGTCAATCTGATCTATGAGGACGGCGTACTCACCCATGCCATAACCCGCGGCGACGGTGCAGTCGGCGACGACATCACGCACGCTGCCAAGGCAATGCGCGGCGTCCCTCTCAAGCTGGACCGTCTCTACGACGAGGAAGGCAATGTGATGGGGAATCCCAAGCCGTTGCCGAAGCTCTTGGAGATCCGTGGCGAAGCGTTCATCACGCACGATGACTTCACGCAGGTCAACTGTGCGCGCAACAACGCTGGTGAGGAGACGTTCGCCAACTCCCGCAACGCCACGTCCGGCGCTATCCGTAGCGTCGATCCGGCCGACTGTCACGAGCGGCGTGTACGTTTTATGGCGCACGGCATCGGCAAGTGTGAGTACGAAGGCGACGTCGATATCGAGTCGTACTTCGAGACGCTGTTTGCCTTTCATCTTTGCGGGATGCCGATCACAGATCACTATGGCCTGCCCGCCCCGATGGATAAGGCGCTGAAGACCGTCGCAGAGATGGTTGCCATGCTGCCAGAACTGAGCATTCCGGTCGACGGGATCGTCCTGAAGCTGGACAAGTTCAGCGATCGTGAAGCCATGGGCCAAGAGTCCAAGAAGCACGTGAGCTGGGCGCTGGCCTACAAGTGGGAGAAGTACGAGGCCGTAACCGAGGTCGAGCGCTTCGACGTACAGGTAGGCAAGCAGGGCACGCTGACGCCGGTGGTTTACTGCAAACCGGTGGAGATCGCTGAGACGATGGTCGGCAAGGCGTCGCTGCACAACTGGCACGAAGTCTTGCGCCTGGGCATCGCCCACGGTGACTCGATCGTCATGGAAAAGGCCGGCAAGATCATTCCGCACGTCGTACGTGTGGTCAAGGAGAAGCGCACCGGACCGGTCGCGCCGTTCCTGCCGCCCGCTACCTGCCCGTCCTGCGGCAGCGACGCCATCGAGGATGGTCCGTTCCTGCGCTGCTCAGGTGATTCGTGCCCCGCACAGATCGCCGCCCTGCTCCGATCGGCCGCTGACCGGTCCCGCCTAGATATAGATGGTTTGGGGGAGACCCTAGCCACCCAATTGGCGGAGGCAGAGCTGGTTGAGGACCTCTCGGACCTCTTCACGCTTGAGCATCGCAGAGACAGCGTTCTGAGGCTTGCACGCATGGGCGAGAAGAAAGCCGACAAGCTCTTCGAAGCCCTCGCAACGGCGCGTGAGCGGCCTTCCTGGCGATTATTGGCGTCTTTGAACATCAAGCACGTCGGAAGGACCATGTCGGAGGCCATCTGCAAGGCTGCTAGCGCTGCTGGCGCCGAGCTGAAGGAACCCGCCGACCCCTTCCAAGTGATGGTGTCCTTGTGGTCGATCGACGACTATACCCAGATTGAGGGGGTTGGCGAAGCCGCCGCTCGATCGATCTGGACGTGGATGCACAGCGAGAAAAACCTGAAGCTGCTGAAGCGCCTCCGGGACTACGGCGTCAACATGGGCGTCAACGACCCGGTGCCCGAAGTAGACGACGGATCTCCGAAGCCGCTCGCCGGTATGAAGATCTGTGCGACCGGGAAACTGGTCGGGTACTCTCGCGAAAGCATCAAGGAGACGATCGTGCAACACGGCGGTACAGTCGCCAGCGCGGTCTCGGCGAAGACCGACATGCTCGTCGCCGGCGAAAAAGCCGGCAGCAAACTGAAGAAGGCCCAGGACCTGGGCGTTCGTGTCGTCAACGAAGCGGAGTTCAATGACCTCATATCGGTCGAGCAGCAAGAATCCGCCAGTAAGTAACGTCGGGAAAAGTCGTAACATCGACCCTCGGCGACTATTTGGTAACGGCGTGCCGGCACACCGGATTGAATCGTACCGGGTGCCGGCACCTGCCGGTATTTCGATCCCCTTTGGCACCGTCCCGCGGGATGTGTACATACAGGGGCCGCGTTACAAAGTCGAGTTTTACGCCTTCGAGACGCTTGGCGGGGTCATCGGCCACACCGGAGCGCTTGCGAGGGCTGATTTCAGTACAGGAGATACCTTGGGATTCAAGATCAATGTCACCGTCGAGGCGCTGCGGACCAAACTGCAGGCGAACCTGGCGCGGCACAAGGACCTTTACCAAGAAGCCAGAGATGGCTACTGCGAGAAGGCGAAGGCGCAGCTGTGTGAAGCTGTTGATCGCCTGAAGGATGGCAAGCTCATCCGACTACGGTTCGACCTCGAGCCGCCTACCGATCACTCCGAGGACTACGAGCGGGTTTTGCGTATGCTTGACGCCTGCACGGACGAATCGATGGAAATCACAGAAGAACAATTCGCCGCGTATTGGGACGACGACTGGTCGTGGATGTACAACTGGGTGTGCACGAACAGCAAGATGTCGTCCAAGACGCTGGCATACGGCCAATCAAAAGGATTACTGTAATTTACGCTCGAAAAGCCAAGGGAGAGCGAACAGGCGGTGCGGCGGGTTCCTTTTGGGCCCTGTTTACAGGGTTTTATCCTGCTCGTCGTGCCGCCTGTTGTTTTAACTACTCCTCCACGCCGGCGGCTTTGAGAAGCTCGCCGCGGAAGCAGCTGATCGAGCAGTTGAAGCTGAGATGCTCCTTCGCCCAATCGAACAGGTCCTTCATCGAGAGACCTTGGTATTTGCCGTCGGACCAGTTCTTGACGAACTCTTCCCACAGCTCGCGTTCCTCGCCTTGGAGGACGCGCGGGGTGACCAGACGCGGTTTCGCAGCGAGAGCGGCGAGGGCGTCCTTGTTGTTTTTCTTGGTGGCTTTGGCCATGACTATTCTTCCTCTTGTTCTTCAGCAGGATACTCGTGCAACGGCATGACGGCAGTTGAACCGATCACCCGGTGCATGTTCGTCAGGTGGAAGTCGGACATGAATGCGCGCTCCACGTTGACGCCAAACGGTTCTAAATCCTCGCGGATCTTTTTGGTGAGCGAGTTGTTGATGCTCCGGAACTTCCGGATCAACGTCTCGACGTCTTTACCGATAACGGATTCGACGACGCCCTCTTGTGCGCGATCACGGATCGTGACGTTGAAGTCGTACGTGTGGGCCAGCGCCTTGACGATGTCGTCGATTGTGAAAACCACTGTCACTGATATTGTCAGTCCGATAGCTTCTTTGGTATCATGCGGCAGTGTTTGAGCTTCAAGATTGATCGTGTCACGGATAACGGGATGGACCACCGGTCGTTGGATGGGTGGCCAGTAGAGATGAAAGCCAGGGCCAATGGCCTTCACTCTGCCGAGCGTGAACATGACTCCCATCTGGGTCCTGTCGACGTGGAGCCCACGAGGGAAGATCCGAGATGCCCAACGCAGGAGGTCGCTCAGCCATCCAAGACCGATGTCCATATTACCCGTTCCGTATGCCAAGAGACTTCGAGAGTCTTTCCAATTTCCCGTAGAACTCGTCGAGCGTCCCGTAGTTCGGGATGACGATGTCTGCAACGTCTAGATCCATCTCGAGCGACGGATCGTTGGGGACGGCACGGCTGACCCAGACGATCAGGTCAAGCATGTCCCGTTCTAGCAATGCTTGCAGTTCTCCCGCCCGTCGGATTCCGTTGAGAATATCGCTGTCCTTCAGCATATCCTCGTACAGCGTGATCCCAAAGGGCTGATTGTACTCCCAGATCGCGTTTGCCCACCGTACCCGGTGATTATGGCGATCTTCCCAGCATTCCCGGACGGTTTTGTACCCCAGGGTCTTGCCGAATCGCTCAAAAATCATGGGTGCGGCAGCTTCGCTAGTACTGCCAGCATCTGTCAGAATCGTGTTCTCGGTGAGCCATTGCATGGCGGTGTCTTTGCCGCAGCGCCCTGGCCCACAAATGGCGATTTTCATGAGTCGTTGTAAACCTTCTTCCCAGTGGCATCGATACGAAACGTCCGCGGATGGGCGCCGTAGAGCAGCATGGCGCGGCAGGCGATCGCTGCAACCTTACGCAGCGCCCGCAACGTCTTCTCTTCGTCGGCACCGTGCACCCAGGCCTCCTCGGCCTTGCGCATGTAGACCCGCAACGTAGTAAGCTGTCCCACGACACCGTGGTCCAGGCCGTCGCTGCGGTCGGTATCAGCGAATGAGTTTTGGTACTCAAGTTCGCTGTTGATAGCGTCGATCACGTCCTGCGAGAGCGCAGGATTCTCAATGGTCATCATTCTTCGAGCAGTCCTTCGTATTGTTCAATCACACAGTCCATCGGGTCGTCTCGACGTAGACGGAACCGATTCCAGCTTTTAGGGAAGACGATCTGCCGACCGCCACGCTCCCGGAACTTGGGTTCGTAGCCCTCGGAGTCATCGATGAGCAGGGCACCAGGGCGGGCCACGCTCTCCTTGCGTCCGGTGAAGATCACGTCGCTGTCGTCGATCTCCTGGCCGTAGACGCGTCGTAGCCATGTGAGCTTGCCTCGCACGGCGTAGCCAGAGTCAGCACCGCCGAACTCTGGTTTGCAGATATTCCGGGTCAGGAACGTCACTGGCCCGATCTGGCGGCAGAAATGAAACAACTCTACCGCCCACGGTAGTACCTCGAGTTCGTCCCAGAAGTAGTGCTTCTGATCCACGATCGGTGTCCAGATCTCCGAGTCGGTCTTGCCGAGTACCGCCACGTCGTGCGTCTCAAGCGTGCCGATCAGGTCTGAACGCCCGTGAAGGCGCAGCACTGCCGGTAGGAAGTCCGCGAGGACATCGTCAACATCTAGGTAGACTTCGTCGAAACGCATCAGCTCTTCGTGGGCTTGTCATCACAGAAAATTGGCATGGACATCGTCATGCCGTGTTCGTAGTCTATAACTATGAACGTCTGCGTGGGCGGCTGGGCTTTGAATCCGCCGCGTTTGGCGTACGGACTGATGCCGATCAGGCAGCCACACAGGACATAGTTCCAGTCACAGCCGTACTGGTGGAAGTGCCCCATCACGTCGAGCTCAGCGGGCGTCGCCGGCGGCTCGTTCCACTGCGCGATCTTCCGGCGCAGAGGCACGTGGACACCACCGATCCCGCCGCCGTACTTGATGGCGTGGCCGTGGTGGAATCGAACAGTGTGCCCTTGAACGGGCAAAATGTTGTGATACCCAGGCTCCAGTTTGCACTGGACCTTGTCGTCGTCGCGGAAGAAATTGGCGACGTTGTTGTAGATCAACCACTCCCAAGAACTGCGGGGCTCAGTGGCGATGCGGCGATCCTTGGTGGAGCGCCCGTGATTGCCCAAGCTGGTCGTGAACAACACGTGGTCAGCTTTGGATTCCCGCTTAAGGAGGTCGATACCCTGGATCAGGTGGTTTTGCACTTCGATCGAGGCTTCGGCCGGGCCCTTACGGTTGCCCTCCATGAGCTCTTCATGGATGTAACCAGTGATCATGTCACCGCCGGCCCATAAGACGACTTCGTTGATATTCGCAATCGAGCGAGCGAAGTCGAGAAGGTAGAGCGACTTTTGCCAGGTAGTAGCAATGCGCCGATTAGCAACACGCTCGTTGAACTCGTTGACCCCGTTAACCATTTTCGGGTCGACGACCTCTTCAAGGTGCCAATCGTTGACACAGATGATGGCGGACGCTTTGCCGCGTCCCTTGCGTTTACGACTCCGCTCCAGCTTTCGGAGCGTCGCCTGGTCCTGCGAGGCCAGGAGCCTTTCGCAGTTGTCCTCGGAGACCTGCAAGTCCGCCTCGGCCTGCTTGTACTTCTTCTCCGCGTCCTTTTTGGCCGCGTTGGCAGAAGCGAGCTTCCGTTCGAGTTTGCGGATTTCGCGGATCTTCTCGTCCTCGCTCATGTCAGCGAGGGTTTGCAGCTGCGCAAGCTTTTCGCGTGCTTCAGCCGTCTTCGAGCTAGCCATTGATTGTCCTCGTGTTGAAGATGCATCTGTTACGACTTGCGATATCATGTGAGTCTACCAGATCTGTCGATCGTGTGTCAAGTGTCTTACCTGAAAAAATCTGACAATTTTGCTTGCAATGCAAGCACCCCCAAGGAGAGCTACCATGCACCATATTCCAGTGGATCATTGTCCGGACGTGGAGTTGACGAAACTCCCGAACGAGAAGGTGGTCACATTCGACGGGCATGAGTTGAAGCTGGGGTCAGTCATCTACTTTCGCTTCTGTCCGCGCGAGGCGGCGTCCGAATACGTCGTAGTCTCAGATCGCGCGATTCGTGGCAGAGGCACTACAAAAATAATGGTGGTAGGCAGCCGTGGCATCGCAGCGGCTATGGACGCCACCGAATTCGTTAGAGACAAAAAGATTTGGTGGGACTGGTACCAGCAGAGGTACAAGCCCGCCGGGAGACGAACCAATGGCGAAACAGCCAGAGACTGATCTCGTTCCCACTGACCTCGTCACTGTCACCATGGATATGGACAAGGACGACGTCGCGGCCATTTTGATGTCCCGCGCTGAAGAGCGCATCAAGCTGGCCATTAAAGCTTGTCAGGACCGTGAAAAGGTTCTGACGAAGGAGCACGACGAGCTGCGCGAAGCCTTCAACGACCTCTGCGAAGAGTTCGCAAAGGAGAAGATGGAGGACACCGTCGAGACCCTCACCGAAGCGGCCACTGCGCTGAAGTGCAAGAATATCAGCACGGAAGTGTACTCGGGCGGATTCACGCTCCACAACAACATGGTCGCGGCAAGCATGAGCCTCAACGCCCAAAAGCCGCGTGTGCGCTGGGAGGTGAGTACGTCCTTCAAGGCCACGGCTGCGCTGAAGAAGGCCTACCAGACCGGCGAGAAGAAGCGCAAGGAGATCGACGACAACAAGAAGCAGTGGATCGAATGGCGGCGCAAGCTGGCCGATCTGCCGTCGATGGAACGCCGTGCCAAGGCGGCCGTCGCCGAGTCCCGGCTCAAGTCCACGAAAGAGGGCCAAAAGCTGGTCGACATGCTCAACGGCGATCTCGACAACTCCGTGAAGCTGCTCGGCATCTGTTGATATTGCAATGCCTGCCAGTGGTGATCTAAAACTGCTTGGATTCTGGCGACAGCCGGACGCCACGCGGTGGAAACCATTTTCTGAAGATCAAGAGAGCGTAACGCTCAACGCGCCGATCGATGACGTGGTGTTTGGCGAGACTCGGGAAGATTGTCTTGCCCAGATTCACGCCAAATACCCGGCATCGGATCCCAATATGTCGCTCGTGGAGTATCGCTGGCAAACGCATCCGCGTCACCAGTCAATCAGCGGCGACCCGTCTACGAATTGGGATAAGGACGACTCCATCGACGTGAGCGAGACGGAGCGCTACTGCGGAGCCGATCCGTGGGAAGCTCTTGCGCTTGCTAAGAAACTCGGCACGATTGAAACTCGCAATCTGACTACGGAAGGCTACTGCTACGACGGGCCGAAGTGGGAGGAGGAGGGTTGTATTGTGACGAGTGTCGGTTGGTACACCGGCATTAAGAAGATCAAGTATGATCCCAAAGGCCTGCTACGTGCGAAGAAAGCCGCAGCGACACGCCAAAAGACGGGGGCCGTCCTCGTTAGCGACGTGGCTTCGGCGATCTGGCAGCTTGCGATGCAACTCAACGATGTTGTACGCATCCGCGGCGTCGGCAGCGATTGGAATAGCCGCTACTCCTGCTGCATCTGCGCATTAGAGACGATCAAGTGGTTCAACGCCGTCTTCGGCAAGAACGCACATCGTCGCAACAAGCACTTCCGCGAACTCAAAAAGAAGTGGAAGGAGCGTGCAGAGGCGTCGCGCAAAGCGTGGTATCGTGACGCGCAGGTCGAATACAATGACAACGATCCGCGGGCCGTCTTCGCCAACTTCATGGCCGAAGAGATCAAGGTCCGTAACTCGCCCGTACTGACCGAAAAGGAGTGGCGAAAACGCGGCGAACGTTGGAAGCCCCCGCCGGGCACGTTCAAGGCGTTCGGCCACAAAGCCTATGCCAAACAAAGGGCGCGCGACGAAAAAGCGCAAGCCAAAAAAGAAGCCGAAGCCAAAAAAGCCGCCGCCAAAAAGAAAGCCAAAGTCGGTGGCAAAAAAGGCAAAGGCAACGCCAAAGCCAAAAGGCCGACCAAAAAGAAAGCCCCCGCAAAGAAGCGGCCGTCCCGACGTAAGTCCAAAGCTGCGCGCTGAGATCATTCGACTCGGCACGCTGTTCATGAAGGAGGCCAAAAACTTCAAGGCGGCATTCAAACGTCCCTTACACGACTTCTGGATCAACAATGTACGCGGCTTCGACATCCAGCGCTTCTGCGACGAGATGCTCGAGGCGTGCCACGGGAGTTTGGTCAAAGCCGTGCGTGCTGAATACGGGGACGAAAAGGCGGCATTAATCAAACGACTGGTGCCTAGTGGTTCCAGCGTCATGTGGCCACAAGCCACATAACTTCTGAAGACCAGGCTGCTCCCAGGTGTGTGCGACACCACCGTCGCAGTGCGTCACCGTCACGGCCCTCTGAGAACTTCCGATAGTACGCTATCGGGTCCATAAAGAGCTGACTGACGGGTTTTGCCTCGGCAAATAGTGTCATCATCCTGGACCAATTGAACGCGAAGGCATGGCGCAGCTGGGTGTCGTTGTAGGACACGCGGCCCGCCTGAATCTCTTGTTGTACATGACAGACAATCGCCAGTGCGTTGATTGCTGACTCTGCTGTGAAAAGCAGGTCGCCAGCACCGTCGCCGATGGAACCACCATTCTTCGCCATCCACACGTTATGCGTCGCGCCGTTCAGGTAAGCGACCCACTCGTCTAGGATGTAGAGGGGGATCTGATTCCATTGGCGAGTTCTGCCGATCATGTACTGCGCGTACATTCGCGATCTGAGTCCGGTTGGGACATACCGGGCAGCATCCCTGATAGTGCAGGGCCGCGGCTCTTCGATGAGCGCGGTCCTGCCGTTCAAACAATAGAGTGCGTTTTCCACACCCGTGCCGGCACCATGCTCGTTCCTCATGAGCGAGTTCACACCATGGGTCGCTTCATGCGCCCACGTGCCCAGATCTGAGTCACGGTAAGTCGCGGAGCTTGTCAGGCCCGTTGCGGGCAGCCGCGAATCAATGTCCGCCAATACCTGCCCCAACCGTGTGTCGTCTACCGCTCTGACAACCGGCGCGTAGGTCCACAGCGGTTCACGGGCAGCCTCATTGGAGCGATCGTCGCCGGCAGCGTACATTGGTCCCGCCAGTACGCTGCCGGCTGACGCCGCTATGAATGCCCGTCGTGATAGTTTCATGGCGTCAAATATACCGTTCTTTCGGGATCCGGGGAGGACCAATTTTGTTAATGGAAACAAAATGTGCGCATGCGCAGCAGGACTGGGCGACAGCCTTACTGCAGCGACACGGCAAACTGATGGAAGTCGAGGAGATGGAGGCCCTCATTAAGAGGGGTAAGGCAGGGGACGACGACGCGCGGAACCGCGGGATTGCTGGTTGCTACAGGCTGGCCTTTCAACAGGCCTGGCGCGCAGCGTACAACGATCCCCACTTCTCCGTCGACGATCTCTTCCAGGAGGCCGTGATCGGCCTCATGAAGGCAGTCGAGCGCTGGCGACCAGAAACGGGCAACCGATTCGTAACCGCTGCTTGGTTCTCGATCCATGCCGCAATCTCATGGTACAAAAAGTGCCATAGGCGCCTCGTATACTACCCGCCCCGCTGGGACGAAAAGGGTGTCAAGCGGCCGGACTGGACTAAAGACTGTCCGGAGCTGTTTGCAGACTACGTGTCGTTGCATAAACGCGTGGGCACGGGCAATAGGCGAAATCCCGGGATATTCGTGTACGAGATGATTGAAGACGAGACGCTGCGCGACTTCGTTGCCGACGTCGAGAGCGAGGACCAAGCCGATATGGTCTACGAGGCGTTCGAGAAGTTGACGGAGCGTGAAGTCGACATACTGCGGCGTCGCTATCTCGGCGACAAGCTTTGGGAGATCGGTAAAGTTTACGGAATCACCCGCGAACGTGTTCGGCAGTTGATCATCAAAGCCGAAAATATCATCCACAATCACGTCTTGAAAGAGCAAATCGATGGAGACGCTGGTACTGCTTAAACCCGATACGCTCAAACGGGGCCTGGTGGGGCGCGTCCTCACCAGGCTCGAGGATCGGGGCATCCGCTTCCTGCGGGTGAAAGAGTTGATCATGCTCCCCCGCCACTGCGAGGAGTTGTACGCAAAATTCAAGGGCGAGCCCTACCTGCCTCGCATCCAAGAATTTATGACCAGCGGCCCGATCGAGGCCCGTGTGGCGCACGCGCCGCACGCGCCCGACGACACGATCACGATCGTACGGTCTGCTGTTGGCAGCTTCACGGCACCCGCTGCAGGCACCATCCGTGGTGACTTCGGCGCTGTCCGCGAAAAGAACCTGATACACGCCAGCGACTCGCCAAGTGCGGCCAAAGTCGAAATCGAGATATTCTTCCCGGGGTTCCCTGGAGATGTCGGCGACTAGGGCCTGGCGAATGCTGCGCGACCGCGACGGACTCCCTGCAACGCTGTTCCACGGCGTACGGGGAAGCCGGCTTCTGCACCTCGACCTTTGGTACAGGGCGGAAGAGAAGATTGCGTGGGACGGTGACAAACGGAAAGCGACGCACTACACGTCGGGATTCCACGTCATGCCCACCTACGAGGACATACTGCGCTTCTCGAACCGGTTCCGAAACATCGATGACCTTGTGATCTGCGAGGTTGATGTAAAAGGGAAGCTTCGGAAGAAGAAGCACAGTCCTTCTAACATACTGCTCGCTCCCTGGATGCGTATCCTGGATGATCAGTGGGCAAACCGATTACTACTACCTGAAGTGAGGGCAAACTGAATGGCAATTTTTGGGTACATCCTCATCGGCTTCGTCGTCGGCATTTCTATGGGCTGGATGGGCGGCTTCGCCTTCGGCCAGATTAGCGAGAATGAGAAGCTCCAACGGCTTGCCGTGAAGCTGAAGCTCGCACGATGGGAGACCAACCACACTACCGGGAAGCCGTACTTCGTGTGGTACACCATCCACGGCATCATGACGATGCAGCAGGCAGCGCAGTCGAAGAGCACCTTCGCATACCCGCAGTTTTCGTGGGGGCTGCCTGCGGCTGTGTTTGGCGACGTGCCTGATCATGACGAATCGACGTATACCGGTGATTTGATCGACGGCGACGAACCCTTCGACCCGATGGAAGACGAGGAGGAGTTAGAGGATGAAACCGCAGACACGACGTGACTTGCTCACCGTGCTGATCTTCGCACTCATGCTTGCCGGCGTGATACTGGTCCTTGGAGCAGTCATGTGCACGCAATCGGACGGCGCTGAGCCGACCAGCAAAGCGAGCGCTATCATGCTTGAGCCTGAAGTGTGGTTCTCGGACGTACTGCTGCCCGAGGAATACAAAATTTCGCCTGGCCACTATGACGGCCAGGAGAAGCGATACCTGACGTGGGCCGAGGCGATGCGAAAGCGCGCGGCCGATCGACAGGCCTTTCTGAACTTCATACCCAGCGAGCAGCATCGCTATCGCCTGAACCTGTTCAAGATGGTCGAGGCGTACGAGCAGCTGCCCGATGGGGCGGACAAGGAACGCATGTTCCGCATCTGCCTACTTGAGTTCATGTTCGTAACCAACCGACTCGATCTCGATCGAGTGGAGCTTTACCCCAAAGATATGCCTGGAACCGCACGCCGGGCACTGCGCGACTTCCAACCGAAGTGACAGCACTTCGCGGGGTCGAAGTTGCGTCAGCCAGCCACCGAGTGTGGCCTGTGCCAAAAGCCCACTCGGTAGGCTGGTCTTATACAAGGAGCCGCCATGGACCGCATGATGACGATCAGCGAGGAGGAACGGGCGATCATCGAAGCGTGTATCGCCGACTGCATCGATGCAGTGACAAAACAACGTATGCTCTGCATGCGTGAAGACCGCTTGGCTCGTAAAGAACAGCTGCAGCTGAATGAGGAGTATCGTAAGCTGTCTCCTGCGGACCGTCGACAGACGGGAAGCGAACTGTTGCAGTTGGAGGTCCGAATGGAGGAACTCATAACTCGGTTCGACCCAGATGACTGGGAACCGACACCTGACATTGAGGAACTCTGTTTGGATGGACCACGTGACACCTCGTCGACCGAAACGAAATTTTCTTCCGGATGAAGGAGTTAGTTCCTTCCGAAGGAAGGTACTGACTCCATTGCATTGCCTTCCGTAAGGAAGGTAATGTAATAAACGACTAAAGTTGGTCCAGAGGGCCAAAGGCACTTTAGTCGTTTATTATAAGGCGGGGTATGGATGTGCTCCCTCTGCTGAGGGACCCGTCCAATTTTATTCACGTGAATAAGAAGCGTTCCCAGGGGGCGGTATGTGGCCGCCCCCATAAGTGTTGTTCTTTCCCAGAAGGAGGCCTCATATGGCCAAAGGAAAGCGAAAGAAGAAGCGTGCTCCGATGATCAGCAAGACCGAGGAGCTTGGCCCGAACGACCGGACCCTCTTGATCCGGCGGTATCGGAAGAAGTTCCCCAAGACTGACCGTGTCATCAAGATGAGCAATGGCCGGAAGCGCCGAATCAAAGGCATGCCGGCCACCGTTCTGTTGAACGAGAAGATCCTGCGAGATTACCCCCACAGCGGGGTCACCGCGCAGAACATCTACAACTTCGACTCGGACGTCAAGAACGGGAAGAAATCGAAGCCGGTGGGCAAGTCCAAGAAGACGCCGGCACGGGCAGAGGCACAGACGCCCGAGACCACGACCCCGCAGAAGAGCGTGGACCTCAATGGCATGTCGCTGGAAAAGTCGCAGACCCTCTTCGAACAGATGAAGACTGCGAAACCCACCGCCATGCCGCGACTCTTCGGTCAGTTCATGGCCGAGATGACGACGCAGATGGACAAAGCGACGGAATGGGCATCGAAAACCACGGTGTCCGATCTGATCAGCTAACCCGGGCGTTTGCCACTCTCTGTCCTACACTTGCCACAGAGAGCGTGCCGGTTACCCCCTCCTAACCCGAGGGAAGGTGATCAGGCTCCGCGGTTCGTCCTTCATTGGGCGGCCGCGGCCTCGACCTGGGGTTCGGTCGGTTTGTGACGAACGCTAGTTGAATTCCCCCCAATTTAACCAGTGGTACCGCCAAACCCCAGGTCACAAAGCATCAAAATGCGCGCCTTCTTGATGCCCTCAGAGGCGCGTGGGAAGATGCGTTCATGTACAGCGCCGCCCCACATCGTCGTGGGGCGGCGTCATTTCTCACACATAGGAGAGGACAAGTGAACAAGGAAAAACTCGAGATGCTCAACGCTATGGGCGCCCTGCTGGACGACCCGGAGACCGTTGACGAGATCGACGAAGTGCTCGCCCGCGGCGTACAGCTGGTCGAACACGTGCTTGGCGCTATCGCCGACGCCCCGCGTGCGAAAGTGACGGCCGACCACATCGCGAAGCTGTGTCGGATGCAGTATCAATCGTTTTTGGACGCTGGCTTCAGCGACGGGCAGGCGTTTACGCTGCTGGTCGGCATCCGCGCCGGTCTCACGAAAATCAGTTGATACATGTGCGTGTGGGGCTGTGGGCTTAGAAGCAGCCATCAGCTAAGGAGTGGCGAGTGGAAGTGCTCTGGACCGGGTTAGCCGCCCGGCCACCACAAGATAACCGTGCAGCATGACCGTTGGCAACGGATCGGCGGCTTCGACTGGGCATGGTGTCACCACCGGGAAGCGACAGCGGATGCGACGCTACGACCGGCCACGTACTACCGAAAGGCTTCGGTCGCCGTAGCGAATCAGAGTTCGTGAAGTCAGAGGGATGCAGTTTGCTACGGTAGTACCAGCGGAGTCCGTAGTTAAGGTTGAGAGACGACAATCGAAGTGTCGGGAAAACAATGCTCTTCCAATGCTGTATTCGTAGCCCGTGGAGCCTTTGGCGTGACAGCACACCCCACGCACATTTTTACAAAAGGAGAGGAGTTATGATCGCGCGAGCGAAACCCGGCTTCGACCCGGAGATCATTCGGTGTTCCGTGTTCGCTCTTCAGGTCTGCGTGCCTGCCACGTGGACTGACGAGGAGATCGAAGAGTTCGCTGAACAAGAGCACCCGGCCGGTGCTTTCGATGGGTGGCACATCCAGCGCGACGGGCCGTATCCGGAGCGCGTTTCATGCAATGACCGCGAGGGGTTCATCCACGTGGTCGTGGAGGTATAGATGGGTAAAAAAACAATCTGTGACCTGTGTGGAGCCGACATCGAAAAAGGTGAGTGCTTTACGATAAACCTGCTGCCGCCCCGTAGTTTTAACGGGCGTGGCAAACACATCCGCACATGGGACGTCTGTCGCGAGTGCTTGGACTTTCCAATCAGCGGATCAAAAATGCGCAACGTGCTTCGGCGTCTCATCCCGGACTTCGTGCGCAGACTCTGGAAGAAGAGGATGTAGATGGGAATGGACGTTTCTGGAAAGAACCCCGACGCCCCCGTCGGTGAGTACTTCCGTGCGAACGTGTGGAGCTGGCGACCAATCCACCAGCTGATGTGCAAGCTTTGCGGCGACCTGCTCTCTGAGGGGTTGCTGGAGCAGATGAGCTATAACGACGGCGCAGGCCCTGACGACCAGGAAACCTGCACGCAAATGGCCATCAGGTTCTCCCAGTGGTTGGAGAAGAACCACAATGGGCACGCTGTCGATCTGGGGTGCTATTGTGCAGAGGGTACCGGACGCTTCGTAGGCGATGAAGAGCTCGCCCGCGGCGATCCGGTTGAAACCGCACACCGTACAAGTGATGCCCATCTGAAAAGTTGGGTACAATTTCTCCTCCATTGCGGAGGATTCGCAGTCGACTAGAAAGGAGGCGGCAATGTCAGGTTTCGTGACCGACGGTCAGCAGATCCGTGACGTCCTGCTCTTGCTCAAGAGCAGCATCGCACGCGCGACCGACACGTACCAGGTGAGTCTTAAGCAGTACGACGACGAGGATCTCGGCGATCCACTCGACCATCGGGGGACGCGCCGCGGACTGCAGTACGATTACGTCTTGATCATGGAGATGCAGCAAGCGTACAACCGGATGGTGTCGATCACCGTCGGGGACAAAAGCATGCTACTGTCTACGGCGGTCAAGATGATCGGTATACTCGGAGAGGACAAGAACCTGCTGAGGAAGGCACTGAAGGCCGACGGGTCGGACAATTGGTACGGTCGCAACGAGCGGACGTCCGAGACGATCGTGAAGAAGGTCATGGTGCCACGACCGGTCGCTGAGAGTTTGATTGAGACGGCTGAGAAGGAGGTGACGCAGATGCGTCGCGCCATCGGTCGTGGCAATCAAGAGCAACGAGAACTTACAGCTGAGAACACTGGCCTCCCCCAGGAGGACTTTGATCGCGCTGTTAAAGTGTTGACTGAAATGTAGGCGGCTTCGGCCGCTTGCGGGTAGTGGGAAAGTACCTAATTACCGCGAGAGCGGTGATACGCATGTCCAAATGCGCGGAAACGCCTGTGTAAGCCCTGGTAAAACCTCGGCGGCTATATGACCTCGTCCCTCGCAAATCGTGCGTGATTAAGGGGTCCATGGCATCGAGATTATATGAGGGGGCAGCTCAAGTAAGCCTACCAGCATCTCACTTTCCTACTACCTTTTTTCACAAGGTGGTGACTCATGGTCAAAGACCTGATTCTCGGTACGCCGTCACGGTCCCCTGCGGCCATGGCGGCGTACCATGCCACCGTTATCCCAAATGGTGGTGTAGTCGAAGACTGGCGAACCTATCTCGTGCCGCGGATCGCCAATATCCGTCGCGCATGGGTCGCCCGTGTCATAGCGCTCTTTAATGCTGGCTGGTCTGTTTTGCAAAGCCCCAAGCTCGCCTATGCGCAAAACTGTCTGCCGTGCATCTGCACATCAGACCCGATAACACAGACGTGCAAACTGATACCGTGCCCTTTCTGCCACGCCAGGAAGGTTGCCGATATCTACATGCGCGCCCAAAAGCTGATCATCAAGCTCGGTAACGTCCGCGTAATCAGTTGGCGACGAAAACACGGTCGGGCTGCCGTCGACATGATCTACCTGAACGAACACGGCCGTGTAACGGGGTTGGGTGAAGTCTTTGCAGAGCATAACGGCCGCCGACGCGAGATCCGCAGAACGCAGCTGCAGGCTGCATACGGTGGTGCACAGATGGTCACGATCGCTCCGCATACATTCGACCACCCTTCGCCGGAGGGTGCCTGTGGCCGCTGGCTCGTACAGCAGAGCGTTCTTGCTGTTGTGCCGCGCTATTGGCGTCCACCCAGAGGTATTCGCAAGCGTGCAGTCGTACGCACAAATCCCGATCCCCACGACTTGGCATACCAGGTTGGGCGGGCGTTTCGGTATCCGCAACACTGGCTTACCAGCGATCCGTGCATCATGCGTGACCTGCTGGAGGCTATGAAAGGCAGACGATTCAAAGAAATTTTTGGAGACTTACGTGGGTCAGTATGATCCTATCGAGCGATTAGCATCGCTCGAGTCCAGACATTCCCTGTCGGCTCAAGAGCAGTTCGACATTATCTCCAACGCCGTCGACTTCGCGAAGAACTCGCCGTTGGCGTTCGTACAGTTCATCGACATCATGGACGAGGAGCTGCAGTCGCCGCAGATGGCGGTTGCAGAGGTCAAAGACATGCTGCAGAACCCTGTGGCTGACCTCGAGGCTTTCTTCGACCGCGACCTGTCGTTGGCGTCGCTGAACAACCTCACCGAACTTGAGAGCTCCGGTGACGTGCCAGAGATGCCGTCGACCGATCTCATCAAATCAGCGGTGCTAGCAATGACGCCGTTCGACTACGAGCAGATGCGCTCCCATCTCACCATGACCGACTTCGACTCGGCCTACCACGAAGGCGCTATTGTCACCGGGTGTTACACCCGTTTTGATGACGGTTCTATCGCTGCTGTCGCTCTCGTCCACGCCACCCCCGCTAACGGCGGGCCGTACCTTGATGCGTGGCTGTGCCTGCCCCCGGACAAGTTTCCGGATACGCTGAATCCGTCGTTGCCTGCCACAAGGGATATGGACCAGATCTTCGAGTTCCAGTATCCTGATGGCACGTATCGCGTAATCAAACTCGTATCCGCAGCTGGCCAACAGGAATGTCCAGGTACAACGACGACAGACACTGTGAGAAGCCACGAAGGTGCCTCCGGTGCATGAACATGTTCCTTTCCAAACATGCGGGCAACCGCATATGCCCGGACTGCACCGCGCATCCGCCGAATGTGAGCGGACTGCGTCGGGTGCACTTCGACCTTGACACCTATATGAGTCAGAAAGAGAAGGATGACAAATTCGACGGAAGAGCTGGCCTCTGACGATTACGTCGTCGTCATTGGTCCCGTCATTGTCGATCGCTACTTCGTGGGCAAACCCAGACGACTTGACCGTACGGCGCCGGTGCCTCTAATCGGCGTCACGGGACAGTTCTGGGCGCCCGGTGGCGGCGGCAATGCCGCAAACTGCTTGGCCCATCTGGCCCTCCCAACGACGTTCGTCGGCATGGTCGGAGACGACGACGCCGGCGAAGAGTATCTCAAGGCACCGATGCCTCCCAACCTGCAGCTGAAGGTTGGCAAATACGCTAACTACAGCACCCCCGTAAAAACCCGCGTCTATGCCAACAATCGCCTTGTAGCACGGTTTGACGCGGACGATCCTTACACAGGGTCGTTCGAGTCTACGACTGCGTCCTTATTTTTTAGCGCTGTGGCAGAGAAGCCGCCTTTGGCGATACTTATCAGCGACTACAACAAGGGGGTGTGCACGCCCGACATCATCGGGTCCGTGCTGCTCTACGGCGAGGATCACAACGTCCCCGTGATCGTGGACCCTGATCCGGCGCACACAGAGAGCTATCAGGGCGCTACGCTACTCACGCCGAACGCCGACGAGGCAATGCGGATGGCAGCGGCCTGCGGGTATGCAGATCGCGCAACCGATCCGGTCGAAGCAGCTGACTTCCTGGCCAACAAGTTCGATTGTGACGTCCTCGTCACGCTCGGCAGCCACGGAATGGTGCTGGTTCCGCCCCACGGGCAGGAACGGTTCCCGCTGCAAGCGCTGCCCGCCGCTGCGATCGATACGTGCGGTTGCGGAGATGCTGTGGCGTCGGCGATGACCTACGGGATTGCCACCGGAATGAACGCACGCACGGCTACGCGCTTTGCAAACGTGTCCGGTTCGCTATGCTGCGAGATCATTGGTGCTATGCCCATCCCGCTGCACCGCCTCAACCAACGCGTGACGCTGTCGCTCGGGCTCGATCGAAAGGTCGTGACCCTCGACGAGCTGCGTCTCCTGCGGCAATCCGTCGCCGTCGCCGGCGAAATCTTCGGGGTTGCCAACGGCGTGTTCGACGGCGTCCACGACGGGCACACCTCGCTGCTACGGCAGGCCAGGGAGCATTGTGACTTCCTGGCGGTGCTCGTGAACACTGACGAATCGGCGGAGCGCATCAAGCGCCGACCGCAACACAGTCAGATAGCCCGTTCGCTCAGCCTGGCGGCGCATCCGTTGGTGGATGCGGTGCTGCTGTTCGACGGCGATAACGCAGTACCAGAGTATCAGGCGTTGCAGCCCGATATCATGGTAAAAGGGCCGGACTACAAGGATAGGGAAGACCTGCTACCGGAAGCTGCGGTGCTGCCTGAATGGGGCGGCGAGCTGCGGTTGGCCGAGCTAGAGGTCGACGTCAGTAGTACCCAACTGCGGGAAGAAGATGAGGCCCTCAAAGAGAGCACTGCGCCAGGAGAGACTGAAGACAGCGCTGGAGGAGCTGGAGACGCTGCGGACTGAACTCGCCTTCGACGAGATCACCGTAACGCTCAGCGACTTCCAACGACACTGGCAGTTCAAATATGGCGACAAGCATTTGGCGGACTGGTGGCCAGCTTCTGCGAAGGGACAGCTCACAGGGTCACAAGACTCCGTCGACTGTGTGAGCACGTCTCAAGCGCAGAAGCTGGCCATCGCCGCTAAGAAGAAGCTGTTTACCGAGATTCGGCAGGCGCTTCAGCAGAGGTGAGCTCCTCTCGCAGGATTTGTACATCCGGCGGGGCGTCGACACCGAGGCGGATCCGATCACGACCAGTGCGGATGACCGTGACGGTGATGTCGTCGCCAATCTTGATCTGCTCACCTTCTTTGCGGGACAGGACCAACATGGTAGACCTCCTTGTGCTTGCAGTAACAATACGCCCAGTTTATCACCTTCGGACCCCCGGAGCAACCAAATGGGACAATTTCACTTCATGCAGATGTACAACGACGCCGCGGCGCGCGACTGCGCTGCCATGCCGCAGGCGTTGCTGATGATCGGAGCCGTTACGGCGGCTGAAAAGGACGCACGCGGGATGGGATATTGGGATGACCTGACCATCGACGTGCTGTTCGAGAAGGCTCGCAGGCTTGTTGACCTGAGGGACTGTTTTTCGGAACGACTAAAGCTTATGCTATTGGATGGTGAAATCCTCGTCTTAGTCCGGGACCCTGTAGATGGACGCGTCCATCGGCTCCGAGACACCGACGTGATCGATTTCGATGACCCGATAGTAGGCCCGGAGCAGTTCTTTACATTGGCTGAAAAGCTGATCGAGCACTCGGCCTGAATCTTATTCAGGAGAATAAAATGGCAGCGAGACCGCTAGCACTGGTATCGGCTGACTGGCATCTTCGTAAGTACGACCGCGTGTGGTACCGACGTGACACGCTGCGCGGCGACGCCGCGTGGGGCGTCCGACAGGTATGCGACATTGCGGCCGAGCAAATGCCTGATTGTCTGATCCTGCTGGGCGACCTGTTCGACCAGCGGCTGCAGCAGTCAGATTCTCTGATGCTCATGCGACGAGCTATGGCTGATTTCCAGGAGAACAATATCCAAGTGCAGTTCATTCAAGGACAGCACGAGCGGTCTTCACCGACGCTGATGAAGTCGATCCACAGCTGGTCACAGCATATCGACGAGCGGATGGTGGAGTTGGACAACGGCAACCTGCTCATGTACGGCCTGGATTATCGCAATCCGGTCGAGGTTGAGGAGGCGCTGCGTGCCGTGCCTACAAACGCTGACATTTTGGCGACTCATCAGGTTTGGAAGGATTACCTTGGCGAGGAGCGCGGCGATGCCTGGTTCCACTGGGCGCCGACGCAGTTCATTGCCACGGGAGATTTCCACAAAGCGAAATTCGAGACGCGTGGGACGCAGAAGATCCTGTCACCGGGACCGCTCTGCATGCAGAACATCGGCGAGGATCACGAGAAGTTCGTGTTCATGCTGAACTCTGATCTCACCGTCACGCCATACAAATTGCGATCGCGCGGCTACTATGAGGCACGCCTGTACGAGGAAGCGCAACTCGAGCAATTCCTCGACGAGTGGGACGCCTCCCCGGCGAAGATCCCGCAGGTTGGCGTGCCGCCCGCCGTCGCAACAAACATCATCCGCGTTTGGTACCGTTCGGATATTCCCGACGCCAAGCCGCGGTTGGAAGGTAGGATCGGCTCATCGGCCCACCTATTTACAACGATGATCCCTGTCGAAGACCAGGCACAGACGGTCGACGCCGAGCGGCGTGTCCAGGCTGTACTTGGTGCGGGCATGGTCGGATGCATCAACGAGTTTTACGGAGATGACCCTCGCGCATGCGCAGATGCCGTGCGGCTCTACCGTAGCAAAGACATCCAAACCGAGCTACTTTCAATCTTCAAGGAGCAAGTTAGTGTCCCTAACGGTCACCGAGAAGGAACATTTCAAGACGAGACTCCAGGAGATCCACGATCGAGCGACTGCACAACTGACGGCCGACGCGCCAGCGTGGGAGCCACGGCTCCGCAACAAGGCAGCTAAGGTCGTCGAACAGCAGTTCGGCGTCGCGGAACTTCTGAATAAACAAATGGAAATTCGGCGTCAGCGGCGCGAGCTAGGCAGACAACTAGAGCAGCTCGACACCGAGATCTATGAGAAAATCCACGGCCTGCTGTCAGATGACGCACCCTGGGTCGAGGACGATAGGCGTTACTACAGCCGTAACCGCCATGAACGCCAGGAATTCGCACGCTACCCGGAGAACTGCCGACAGCCAATGCGCTGCCAGCTTCAATACGAGTTCGAAAAACTCCGGGCAGAGCATCCCATTGGACGCGCTCTTGCTGAACTCAAGGACCGCGTTGACCATTACCGAGATCGCATCATTGCGTGCGCATCGCACGCAAAGATGGAGACATTATGGGAGGAGGTTGTCGAAGAGCTGGGCAACTTCGAGCCCAGTGATCCCGACGCCCGGACTCCTAGAAAGGTGGAGACCGCCCGTGTCACACACGATAAGAAGAAGTGAGCTGCCGCCGATAGTGCTTCCGAACATTATCGAGCAGGCTGTGAAGGAAACCGAGGCTGCGATGCGGGAAGCTATGGAACGCATCAAGAACATGCCGACGACACTGCTTGCCGTGGATACCGAGTCGGGGGCTATAAAAGCCGTCGACGAGTTCTCTACGGAAGCAGTGGCAGCCCGCTGTAGCCATGAATGTCCGTGCGTTATCGGTGAAACCCATTACCGCGCACCAAATTGCCCCAATAGGAGCCCCCATGGAACATTACCCAAGCCATCTGACCCCGGCGTTGCCGATTTTCTTGGACCGAATCCGGTCGGCTGCACAATCACTCCCGGTGCACATAAGCCATCCGCCCGCGACTGAATCCGCTGATCGGTCGTACGGAATGACCTGTGTGCAGGCGCTCCGGATGTATGCGCCGGACCTGATCGAAGAAGGGAGGGTGATCATAGAATGAGTGCGGACCTCACGTTGAAGTACGCAACCACTTTCACGAGTCTTGCTAACGCTATGCGACTTGTGAAGGCGTCGCTGCTGGCCCTCAAGGATGCCAGCGATAATCTCAACGACTGGTGGGACGACCAAGACCTCGAAGGTGTGGAGGACGAGGACGAGTTCCTCGCCAAGAAAGCCGCCGAGACTTTTGGCATCCCGGAGAGCTTCGCGCTCGCCCTTGTCGACTTTTCGTTGCTTCCAGAGATCAAAGGTATGAAGGCTGCGCCGCCTGACGCCATGACGCTCGCCGAAGCGCTATCACTACTGCACCCCCTAACAAGTGAGAGCTGGCCATGATAATCCAGAAGGTCAACCTTCGACATTTCTGCCAGCACATCCAGGAAGAATTCACGCTGTCGCCTGGGCTCAACATGATCGTTGGGCCCAACGGCAGCGGGAAGACCAACCTCCTGCGTGCTACGCAGTTTCTCGTCACGGGGGACTCGGGCGGCAATCGCCCCAAGGCGGACGACGTCTACCAAGGCGTGTTCGGCTCAAACGAGGAGTCCTTTGTGAGCGGCCAGCTGTTGCACGAGGGAACAGTCATTACCCTCAAGCGTGCGCTCCAGCCGGCGACAGCCAATCTCATGGAGATCGGCGACGAGACCTGGACGTCTGTCAATGCCATTAACAGCGAGCTGTTCCGACGGCTGGGCACGACGAAGAAGCAGATCCACGACTACATCTTCGTCCGCCAACGCGGCATCGACGAGATGTTCGACCAAAAGCCCGCCGAGCGGGCCGCATCGCTGGCATCCCTCTTCGGCCTCGACAAGGCTGAGAAGATCTGGAAGCAGACCGGCGACTTCCTCAAAACGATCGAGGTGCCGACCACGACGTTGAGTCTGGATGAGCTGAACGCGCAGCACGCTGACATACAGGTGCAGATCACCGAGCTCAACAACCAGTTCGCGGCGCTCCATCTACCACTCGACGGCGACGCCAAGCTTGCGGAACATCAAACCGTGATCGACGGCTGTAAGCAGCGTGAGATGCTGATGAACAAGCAGGCGGTCCTGGAGAAGACGCGTGAAGAGACGCTCGCTTCTGCCAAGGCTGCGATGTCGTACCGGCAACAGTTGCAGACAGAGGCTACGCTGCTGGAGAACGCTATGGCCGCCGTCAGCGTCGAAGCCAATGACGCGCACGGCGAGCTGGCACGTTGGGACGCGTACGATAAGTCGCTGACAGCGCGCGAGCAGTTCGTCGCCGACGAGCTGGCTTTTCGTACCAAGTGGCCGAGTCATCCGAAGCAGCCGCGCGAGGTCGCACCGCTCGGTGAGGACCTTGTCGAGGCGTTGAAGGGCTATCGTGCAGTGCGTAACAGTCTCACCAACAGCATCAAAGGCCTGGAGGATGAGGACGACAACTGTCCGACGTGTGGCCAGCCACTGCCCGAGGCCGACCAGGCCACGGCACGCTTGCAGGAGCTGCACGATCAGCTGCGTGAGTGCGAGATGGAACGACAGCCGCTCGAGGAACAGCAACGTGCGTACGATCAGTACTGCGCCGAGCTGTTACACTGGCAACGGCAGTGCGAGGAGATGGATAAAGAGCAGGAAGCCTTGGAGCAACGCAAAGAGGCCCTGCAGCTGGTTGAGCAACCACGCAGCGCGCGTGACGCTCTCCAGGCCGTCATCGACGAGCACACCGAGTTCTGTGCGGCGCATAAGGAGATCCAGGAGAAGCTTAAGGTGGCGCTTGCTACTGAGGCCAGCCTCGACGCGAAGCTGGACCAGCAAAACCAGACGCACTTTGAGCAGACCGCGGAGATCGACTCGCTGCATAAGTACACGGCGGAGGCCGCTACCATTGCTCGCCAGGAGTTGCAGCAGCTGAAAGGCCGGCTGGCGCAGGCCACCGAGCTCGACAAGCAGATCGCTGTGCTGCGCGCCACGCTCGACGGCGTGGAGTCGAAGATCGACGACGTGCGGCGTGTGGAGCAAAAGAGCATCCGCACTCGGCAGGCTGTCGACCACCTGCAGCGTATCCGAGACATGTACCACCGCAACGAGGCCCCGCGCTTGGTGTCCTACACCTATATCGAGAACATGCTCGACGAGGTGAACCGAACACTGGAGCTATTCGAGGCGCCTTTCCGGGTGGAGATGGACGAGGATCTGGGCTTCATCTGCCGGTTTACCGATGGTATTCGGGTGCAGCCCGACAGTCGGCTCTCGGTCGGCGAGCGGATCGTTCTTGCTATGGCGTTCCGCATTACAGTAAACTCTACGTTCGCAGGTCAGGTGGGTGTCCTCATTCTGGACGAGCCCACTGCCGGCCTTGACGAACACAACCTCGGCTGTCTACCGCACGCCCTGGAACGTCTGCAGGTACTATCTGCAGAGCGTGGACTCCAGGTTTTGTTCGTCACGCACGAACCGCGGATTCAGCACCTGTTTGACAACGTCATTACGTTACGAGCCCATGAAAACTGATTCGCAGATCCTTAAGCTGCATGTTGCTCACAAGCAAGTGTGGTATTTGGATGGCATGGATATAGCACGGACCGATGGCCACGCGATCGAGGACTTCCTCGATACAAGCCGGCTACAGTGCGCCGAGCGGGTCCGCCTGCTCGGTCTCCATGCCAATGCGAGGCTCATTACGGCGTTGTACGACCGCAAGCTCAAAGGTCAGCCCTTGGAGATTGAAGTCGCATCGCCGTTGGCGTGCGCGTCTGTTGCGGAGCGTCATAACCCAGAGGCTGTGCTGTATCGCATGCGCCTCTTCGAACGCGCTCCGAGTGTCGGCGGCTTTCATACCGTCACTGAGAACGACTACCGTGCATATGCCCTCGCGGTCGAAACCATGCAGAGCGTCTTTAACAACATGCCAACAACCCAGCAGGCGTTACGACTTCTGCGTGCCCATCCAGCGTGGCGCGCAGTGTCGTTCATCCACAGCGTCAACCCCATGGCTGTCGCTGGCCTGCTCAGCTACATGCTCGATCCGCGGTGGTTCGTTGACCCGTGCTACCCGGACCGTTTGAGTAAGCTGTACATGAGTCTCGGGCTGCATCCAAAGACGCAGGCTGGGGTGACGTTGGGCGGTGCGCAGCACCGTAACCACAAACGCTGTGCGCTGGTACTGCGTTGCTGGAAAGACAGAACACGTGAGGGCGAGGTGCGCAGCAAGTTCGAAGTCACCGCGCCTGTCGCCGTGACAGGCAGCTCCGAACTCGGGCTCGCACCGTATGACTTCTCGTGGCGTCAGTGGGGATTGCACATGGGTATCGGCATGGACACCGACATCGAACCCAATCCTGTCAAGGCGGATCTGCGTGCGTCACAACGCTTCGTGGCCTTCCTGAGGCATACGTGGCTGGATGCGCTTTATCGCGATTCGAGTGCCTTGCCAGGCGTCAATACCGAACTGTTCCGACCCGGCGATTTCTTCAAGCAACACAAGGAGATCATCGCTTACCAACAGCACGTGGAAGCGACCGAAGGAGACAGTTACTGCTGACCGTATCTAGTGGTGTTGAAGTTTCTGACCACAAAATATGGGATTGTCAAAACTGCCGGTGTTTATCCGTTGACAGGCTCAACAACGGCAGGTAGTATGCATACTGCCAACGGGCAAAAGGAAGTTCCCGTGATCGAAGTAAGGATACAGCTGCGGTTCAATCAGCACTCACTCGGAGACCGCCGAACTAAGCAGCTCAACCAGATGCTGCGCGACCCTGACGGCCGTGTAATGTTCATGCCGACCTGGTGGAAGGCATTGATGCGTTATGCGGCTCAAGTTGTCAATAGACACCACGATGCTGTCAAAGACATCGACTGGGCGCCCGTCATCGAGGGAACTCCAAGGGAGTACAAACGATTCTACGCCCCGCAGAAGTTCACACTTCACGAGGCGTTCTTTCCAGGGGACGAGATCATCGTACACGCAGTGCTGCCGACGGAACTTCCTATCGACGACTTCAAGGAGTTGCTTGAGGTGGCCGGCAAGTACAGAGGCATCAGTCCCTATCGCAAGGATCAGAAGTACGGCACCTTTGATGTCATTGCTGTGACGCGGAGGATCAGGACAAAACCCAAGTAAAAGAAAAGGCCCGCTGGTGGCACAGCGAGCCTTTTGTGTTTCACGACCTGCAGGGGCATGCGGTCATGGCGGTATGTTACTGCCAATGATAGCGGACCCTGCGCATGTGGTCAACCCCGTTGGGGGGACCAAAGGACGCAGAATGTCAAAAGTGGCAATGATCCGCAAAAGCGGACCGTTCATTGCGGTCTCGCAGGACGGCGTAGCTTCGCTCACGCCGAACGAATACCGGATCCTTGAAAACCAGCTCTGGTACACCAAGCTCACGTTTCACTACGGTGCAGCTGCCTATGACCCCCATACGGGGGATCGGCAGAGCATGTCCGGCGAGCGCCGAAAGCTCTATCAGTACGACAATAACGGACATTTCATCTGCCAGCGCGGCTTCTACCCCCGGGTTAGGGGGTTACTTGAGGAAGCCGGGTATACCATCACCTTCGTCGACACGGATCCGCCTGTGGATCCTGTCATCTACACGCCCGACTGGGATCGGATCTTCGAACGCTTCCAACTCCGTGCGAAGCAGGACGAGTGTCTCGCCCAGATCGACATGCACGACGGTGGCTATATCGATGCGCCTCCAGCGTTCGGTAAGACGCACGTAATGGCCATGGTGAGTTCCATGTACCCGAGGGCCAAGATTGACATCGTGGCCAAGAGAAAGGACGTGGTGGGCCGTATACGCGATCTCCTGACGCGTTGGGTCCCTAGCGTCGGTATGGTCGGCGGAGGCAAGAAGCAGAAGGGGCGAGTCACGGTCTACACCGCTGACAGCTTGCACCACTCTGACTTCGACGCGCATATCATGCTGGCCGACGAAGGGCACGAGTTGATGACAGATCGTCTAGCCAAGCTGCTGGGCAACTATCACTACTCTCGCAACTTCGCATTCTCTGCTACCCCGGACACGCGCCTCGACAATGCCCACTTCCGCATGGAGGGCATCTTTGGGCCGTGCGTCTTCAAGATGTCTCAGCAAGAGGCAGAGCAGGCGGGACTCGTGTCGCCTGTCTTCGTACAGTGGATCGATGTTCGGCTGTCGCACAACCCGATCGCCAACATCAAGACTCTCGTGGCGCAGAAGCGCAACGGGATCTGGAGGAATCAATACCGCAACCAGGTCATCGCTGAAACCGCTCGGGCGTTCCGAGAGGGCGACGATCAGGTGCTCATCCTCGTCGACACAGTGGACCATGCATTGCATCTGCGAAAGCTGTTGCCGGAGGCGGCGCTGTGTTACTCTGAAGGTGCTCTCACCGACGGATCGAAGCGGGCCATGTTCATACGGAACGGTTTGCTCGACGAGGACGAACAGATGACTACGGCGCTGCGCAACAGTCTGCGGCACCAGTTCGAGAACCGTGAAATCAAGCTGGTCATCGCTACAGGTGTCTGGTCCGTCGGCGTGTCTTTCGATTCGCTGAACGTCTTGATCCGCGCCGATGCCGGCGCCAGCGAAACTACCAACATCCAACTGCCCGGCCGCGTGTGTCGAATCGACCCATCGAGCGGCAAGCAGTGTGGCATTCTCATCGACTTCAATGACGTATGGGATACGAAGTTCAAAGGCCGAGCCGCAGACCGTCGACGCGATTATCACAAACGCGGATGGACGCAGCTGCTGGCTGACGGCAAATTGTGGACCCCAGGCATGAGAGTGAACCGTGTCGGAACACAGAAATAGCTCGTTGCGTATGCAGCGGCCGCCGCCGGAAGAATACGAGGCGCTGCCGGAACGCAACATGTTCTCCACCAACCCCGCTGGTCACATGGCCAGGCGGCTCTACCAAGCGTACAAACGCGAGACATACTGGCGTGCTATGCGCGTGGAGAATGTCAAGCTACCGAACTTCAACACGCGCGAGCTGGGTGACTGCTGGCCGCGGCTGGCACGCCTCATCATGCAGTCGGGCTGGTCGAATGCCGAGCGGTTCATCCACGTGCAGTTCAAGTACGGGCCGAGCAGCGAGAAGCTGCAGACGCTCGAGCACGGACCGCTGGTGAACATGCTCACGTCCGAAAAGGCGATGAAGCAGTACACGCAGTACATCGTCCGTGCCGACAGCATGCTGGTACAGCAGTTGGAGTCTGCCAAACTCGAGTTCAAGTGTGCTAGCGCTGAATGCGCGGGACAGTACCCGCACCTGCCCACCAGGGAGCGCTGGGAACTTATTCTCATGAATAAAATGTTGGATCTCCCGCCGCTGTTCCGGTACTGCGTGGCCTCTTCCGAGGGGCTCGCCTGTGCCAAGGACTTGTGGGAAGAAGGCTTTCAGCAGTTCATGTCCGATCCGATCGGGTATACGCGTACGTGGGAAGCGACCATTCCTGCCGAAATGAAAGCCGAAGCCGAAGAACTACTGCAGCTCAAACTCTAGAAAGGGGCATCATGGAGAACCCTATGGTCAAAGTGGAAGCGCCGGTAGCTCCTGTCAACGAGCCCGGGCAACTCCAGGAAACCAAGAAGGACGATATCGATCCCAATCCGATCGACGACTTCTCGATCGAGTTCCTGTTGCTGCACGCTTCTCGTGACCGCGAAGTCTACTATGCTGTGCGTCAGCACCTGGAGCCTGAGCATCTCGGCTTCCCGCAAGAGCTGCCGTATCGGGTGTACCTGAAGGCGTTGTACGAGTATTTCGACAAGTACAACCGCCTACCCAATCGGCAGAGCATCTGGATCCGAGTGATCGACGAGCTTAACGCCATGCCAAACCTGCACGCCGATGTGTTCAAGGTGGCAGAGGGCGTGATGGACTGGATCTTCGACGAGAACGTCAACCCAATCTCGTCGTTCGAGCCCGACGCCGCGCTGGACATCCTGCGGAAGGTCCTGGTTGACCGCGGCCCCGGCCGCAGGTTGAAGGACGCCGTCGCCAGAGCGGGCTACAGCCACATCAACGATCTCCCAAAGCTGGTGCTCGCAGCACAGAAGCAGATCGAGGTGATCGAAACTATCGGACGTGTCAACGAAGAGGAGACAATACCGATGGAATGGGACCAAGTAGCGCGGCCACGCTGGCCGACTGGCGTGTCGTTTATCGATCGCGCGATGGAAGGCGGTTCCGAGCCGGGTGACGTCAACGTCATCATCGGAGCCACGGGCGGCGGCAAGACTACACTGTCCATGCAGATGGCGGTGTCGATCGCACGCATCCAGAACCAGATCGAGATGACCGGAGACGGTGAGCCCGGCCTGGTGGTCTTCATCAGCTACGAGGATAACCGTCGAATGCTACAGATCCGTGCTGCATCCTGTGCGGCGCAGGTCCCGAAGAACCAGCTGCGCTTCATGCAAGAGCCGCTGAGCACTACGGGCAATCTGAAGAGCTACGAGCAGACCATGTATCGTGCAGCGCCCGCCACTGGTGAGCTGCTGGGCGAACGTGAGCGCCTGCAAGCTGCCCGTGGGTGGCTCAACAGGTACATGAAGTTCGTCGACTTCCACGACGGTAAGGAAGGCGGCGGAGGCGGCGTTATGGAGGCACGGCAACGGTTACTCGCCATCCAGGGCAAGTCCGACATACCCATCCGCACCGTGGTGCTGGACTGGGCGGGCCTGATGGTGCGGAAGCACCTGCTGGAGACGAACCGTCAGGTCGACGGCAGCAACATGGCTGTGATGCTGGGCGGCTTGGTCGCTGAGCTGAAAGAGCAAGTCGCTGCCGAGTTCAACTGCACTGTATGGCTGCCGCACCAGCTTCGCGGACAGGCGACAGGCAGGTCTCCATCGGTTGCCCCAAACCACAATGAGGCCGAGTGGTGTGCCTCCTTCGCCAATATGGCGTGGTATGCGTTCTGCATAGGGACCAAGGACAAGCAGCATAATGTCTGCCAGCTGGTCGCTACGAAGACGCGCCACGGTGAAGGTATGCCTCCGGCGATCGTACGCGTAGACGGCGGGTTTTGCAAGCTGACCGACGTGTCGGACCAGTTTGAGCCGGACCATGTCCGACGACAGATCGTGCCGCGTGACGATGTTGCGAACTACCACGACAACATCCAAAACGAATCTGACGACTACTGGGACGAGGTCACATCATGAAATCGGTTACCGGCGTGACCCTGGGCAACGATGCCGCAGGCGCACACGTCATCAACCCGTTCCTTTACGAGAAGCTCCAGAAACGCTTCGGCGATGTTATCATCGCCAAGCAAGGCGAGCCGATCTACGGGAACTACACGTATGACGGCAGCGGCTTCAAGTACGACACCCTCGGCGGAGAGTATTATCGCGTCTGCTGCCCGTTCTGCGAGCAGAAGCGCGCGGTGGATACCAAACACCGACTGTGGATCAGCCATCGCTGGGGCGTCGGCCTCGACGAGGATGACCCGCAGACCAAACTGAAGCCGAACGATCGGTTTTGGTGGGCGTGGGTGTGCTACAACGAGCATTGCGAAGAGAACCCGGCGAACACCAAACAGTTGCAGACCTGGGTCTACGGCGGTATCGGCCGGGAGCTACACGCGCCCGCCGTCAAGCTGCAGTTCCACACTGTGCCGATGGCGTCGCTCGGACTCGTCGACTGGCCTGGCCGCTGCTTGCGGGTGGACCAGCTGCGACCGGAGCACCACGCATGGCAGTACCTGGCGACCCGCGGCTTTGACCCCGCGGCAGTTGGCCCACGCTACGGCGTGACGTACTGCGAGAGTGGTTCGGCGCGCTTCCCGATGGCGTTCGGACGGTTGGTGATCCCGATCGTGATGAACGGCGATATGGTTGGCTGGCAAGCCCGCCCGCCATATGAAGCAGACTGGAAGACCACCGCCAAGTACTACAACTGTCCCGGCATCAACCGGCGACTCATGTTGTACGGCTTCGACATAGCCAGGGCGTATCCGTACTGCGTCATAACCGAGGGCGTCACCGACGTGTGGGCTGTCGGCCAGGGGGCGATCTCGCTCCTCGGCAAGCACATATCCCCGCAGCAGGCAGAGCTGATCGCGCAGAACTGGAAAGCAGCCGTGATCGCTCTCGACCCTGACGCAATGGACCGAGTCGAGCGTATCCAGCAGCAGCTGGGCAGTATGCCGACGGTGGTCGTGAAACTCCCAGACGGTTGCGATCCAGCTGACATGGATCAGGATCGCTTCTGGGATCTTGTATGGCAAAGTTCCGTAAACCAGAATGTTGATCTGTTAGGACTACAGAATGATTCCTGAACTAGGTCTCGACGACCTTCAAGCGATTTTCCGCAACGACGAGGACAACGAGTACAGTCGGCGCTTTCCGATGTACCCCCTCGTGTCTCCCGGCATGCCGCCGCCTGGCCCGGACTTCATCGCCCACGCGAAAGCGCTCGGCGATGCTAACCCCTACGTCGTAGAGGGTACGGGCAAGAACAAGCGCGGCATCGAAGCCGGATTCAAGCTGCAGTGCCTGTATCTGAAGGCGCTGTACTCGAACGAACTCCACATGCCCATCAAGGTGAAAGGGCGTACCGAGACGGTGCGCATCCTGCCCGGGCATCTCTGGGGCGATCATGCCGAAGGTCCCAAGTACCTCGAGAACGAGGAGCTGCGGGGACGACCGCGTGTGATGGTTGTTGGAAAGCACCCTGGCCTCGAAGAGATAGGCGAGGGACGCAACTTCGTCGGCCCGTCTGGCCGGCAACTGAAGGACACGTTGACCGCGCTCGGTCTGAGTGATGCCGAGCTCAATGATTGGTACGTGTGTAACCTGGTGCGTTGGATGAACGTCAATCCGCAGAGCGGCGCGTTGCCGCAGGCGTGGATCAAGGACTGTCTTCCGCTGCTGCACCAGGAGATCCGGCTGTACCGGCCTGACTATATCCTGTGCCTCGGGGCCGAAGCGACCAAAGCGGTCATCCCGGGCAACACAGTGAATACCATGGTGGGCCGTTACGTCGAGCGCACTGAGATGCTGCAAGAGTATGGCGAGCCTGATGACCTGCATACCTCCAAGGTGATGGCCATCACGCATCCGGCGGCTGTGCTGCGTACCACGGAGTTGTACCCGGCGTTCGAAGCCACCCTGCGGAACTTCATCCAGTTGATCCGTGGCGAGGAGTTTACGAGCGCAGAGAACGACAACATCACGATCCAATACATGTACAAGGAAAGGGAGTTGAAGGAGTACGTTGACTACGTCCTTTCTCGCCCTGGGTTGAAAAAGATAGCAGTTGACGGTGAGTGGCACGGCCAGCATCCCGGCGAGCCGGGGTCGTACCTCCGTACGATACAGGTAAGCCACACCGGCAAGTATGCCGCCGTCATCGTCCTGCGAGGGCAGGGCGGTGGTACTGCGTTTCGACCAGGCATTTCGCGCGCGATCGATCACCTTAACCGGCTGCTCGATCGTGACGACGTCCAGATTGGCGGCAGCTTCTTCGCTGCTGACCTTCCGTGGCTTGAACACAACGGCCTGAACATCGCCCACCGCTTCAAGGTACCGCCCACGGTCGACGAGATCCGCGGCGGTAACTACGCAGGCGGCTTCGACATCGGCTTGGCCCACCACGCCTACAACGAGACCGGTGACTTCAAGCTGGAAGTCATGGCCTCTCGGTTGTGCGGTGCGCCTCGCTGGGACGTTGCGCTGGGCGAGTGGAAGAAGGCGTACCTCAAGGAGCGGAAGATGAAGGACGAGGAGCTCGAAGGGTACGGAGAGTGCCCCGACGAGGTCCTACTGCCCTACGGCGGCAAAGATGCTGCCTACACACGTCAGCTGATGGACAGGCATTGCAACCTGCTGAACGGCGATCGCTACGGCAACGACTGCTGGATCCCGTTCCATCTGTCCATGATGGCATTCCCGGCCTTCAACGAGATGGGCACGATCGGCGTCAAGATCGACCCCGAACGCATTGATGAGCTCACCGACCAATTCATCGAAGTGAGCGCCCAGAAGCTGAAGAAGCTTCAGGAGGACATCAACTGGCCGGCGTTCAACCCTCGAAGTTCACAGCAGTGTGTGGAATTCCTGTTCGGCGAGCGCTACTCTACGCGCCGTGACAAGGACACAGGAGAGCGGCTCAGCGTGCGTCCAGCGGGCGCCATGACGCTCAACCTGGAGCCCATCAAGTCCACTGGCAAAGGTAAGCCGTGGGGCTGGGTGATGTCCAGAGGCGAACAGGAGAAGTACACGCCGAGTACAGATAAAGAGACATGTGGCATTTTGGGTTTACAACACCCAATGGCGTTACAGCTACGCGACGTGAGGCTGATCGACCAAGTGTTGAAGTCCGTATTCCGTCCGCCTAAGTACAAGGCAAAATCGACGGAGATCGAACTCGACAGCAATGGCCGACGGATCTACGGCGGTGGCATCGCTAAGTACATATGCCATGACCAGCGTGTGAGAAGTTCGTTCCAACAAGTGAAGGAAACTGGACGTGCGTCAAGTGCGAGGCCGCCATTACAGAATATCAGTAAGCGTCGCGAAGACGATTACTCGAGAATCCTGGGTGACCAATACCGCTGGCCAATCCGGTCATTTATCGTCAGCAACACCGACCCCGGCTATGCCGAACCTACCGTCCTTGTAGAGTCAGACTATAAGGGCGCGGAACTTATGGGGATGGCGGTGATGGCTCGCGATGCGCAAATGTTGGATCACTGCTTACGCGCAAACCTGCCCGATGGCGATCCGCAGCAATATGATATCCACTCAAATATCGCTGTGACTTCCTTTCAACTTGACTGCGAGGCTAGCAAAGCTGGACTCGCATCGATCAAGCAGAAGGGCAAGCGCGTTGCTGCGAAAAACATCATCTTCGGCGTAGGCTATGGACGCACCGCGGAGGCGTGCGCCAGGCAGTGCCAGGAAGAAAATGCTCCTATCACCGTTGCGGAAGCGCAAAGCATTATCGACACGATCTTCGAGCTCTATCCGGGTATTCCAGCGTTGCAAGAGGCACTCCGTGCCCGCGTCGCTAACCCGGGATGGCTTAGAAATTGTTTCGGTAGGTATCGTCGATTCATCAGCACGTCTGATCGAGCGGCGATGGGCGAATTGGAGCGCCAGGCACTGAATTTTCCGTTTCAGAGTATGGTAGCCGATGCCGTTTCGACGGCGCTATATTGGCTACACAACCATCCTCGTAAAGAGGAACTTGGGTACAAGATTGTCCTCCAGATCCACGATGCGATCGTGCTGGAGGTCCCATGTCGCAGCTTGGACGTGGTACACAACGAGATCCTGCCAGAGTGCATGGTCGACAAAGTGTCCTTCCAGGCATGTGACTTAGACGGAGCTCCGTATGCGGACAGTCCGATCTACCGATTTGGGTTGGATCAGGACGTGTTCACGCGATGGGGCTTGAAGTTGACAGAAGAGGAGTGTGAGCGGTTGGGAATTAGTCCCGATTATATCTAGCGGGGTGCTTGAAATGGCACCGCCCGTGTGGGATAATCAGGGTATCAACCGTTAAACCGATTGACTTGCAACTTCTAAACCGACTGACTGTTTACTTGTAACCCGTTTTTGTAGGAGGTGACGAATGTCACGCCAAGGTGCGGCCGCTGGCCGCTATCGTATGCGCAACGAGGGTCAAGCCTCGCAACGTGGAATTCAGGGTATGCATATCCTGAACGACAACGCCGGTTGTCAAATCTACCGGCCAACCTGGAACGGCACCCGGACTATCTTCCGGCCGTTCCCGGGTAAGGATCCCGAGAACCTCGCAGCCTGGGACCCGTTCCGGCTGAGTGATGAAGATCGGGACTTCGGTGACTGGATCCGTCGATACGACATGGCATTCAGCATCGGTAACCCCGGGATTACCTTCGTTATGAAGGATCCGCGGGACGGCACGCTGGACGACCAGCAGAACCCCGTCTGGATGCTGTATCGCAGCATTCAGCAAGCCGTGAAAGCCGGCACCGGGCATCCCAGCTGGAATCCGCTTGTCTTCGGCGGCGCGGGTCGCGCCGCACCTCTGAGTTCTCCGAAGGATGGCTACATCATGCAAGGCATCCTGATGGAACACAAATCGCAGCCGCAGAACCCGCCGCGCGGGTGCTTGCCCGACCATCAACCGGTCGTGCTGCTGATGAGCCAGTCCGCAGGCCAAGCCCTGATGGACAAGCTCGGCGAACGCGATGACCAAGGTAACTGGCGCTGGCCCGACCTTACCAGTCTTGACGCTGGCATGTTCGTCCAGTTCCACCAAGCCGGCACCCAAGCGCAACCCCAAGGCGGCGCACCCAGACAAATGGGCGCGACAACCGTCGGCGGAGGTGGCGTTGCCGAAAACCGCTACGAGGTGGAGTTCCTCGAACTCTACAGCGGTATCTCGCCCACGTTCGAAGGGATCCACGGCCTGGCCGAATCCCACGTTCGTCCCTGGGACGAGATCGTACGAATCCCCACCATTGAGGACCAGGTCCGCATGTTGTGCGGCGCTGGCATTCCAGCGACGGCCATCGTCTACGCCCTCGGTGATGTGTACCAGGAGTTCATCCCGCAACACATCTTCGATCAGGCGCGTGCCCAAAACACGCAGACGACGGTTCCGTTCCAGAGCGTTGCCTCTGAGGGTGGTGGGACACCAAATCCAATGCAATCACAGGAAGCCCCGTCGCCGATGGGTGCTTCCCCCGCAGCTACGCAGCAGGATCCTGCCATGCCGGCGGCTACCACGCCGCCGCCTACGGCCGCTCCTGAGGCAGCTGGGAATCCCATGGCTTCCGTGACGCAACCCGAGCAAACGCCTCCTCCAGAGGCTGCTCCTGCGCCACAGCAGACAATGACGAATGCAGAAGCAGCGCCGCAGGCGCAGCCGACGCACACTACGCCGGAGCGATCGGCGGCTACGCAGGATGCCCTCGCAAGGGCTCGTGCGCGTGCTGCTGACGCCGGCGGATAGACGTTACTATTTCTGCACCTCAGCTCCGCCCGGTCCGTGGCCGGGCGGAGCGTTTCTTAGGACCAATATCCAATGGCTAAGAAAAAGAAGCCCAATCCAGCTGAAGAGTTGCCTGTTGAGGACTTCTGCCCGAACGACGAACTGTTCGATTCAGTGGTAGAAACAGTCCAAACGAAGCTGCAGAAGGAGGGCATGCTTGTCGGTCACAATCCGGTGATGCAAGTGCTGCCCGTGCCTGCGTTCAGTATGAGGTATCTCATTCAGAACGAAGGCCTGCCGTTGAGTTGTATGTATCAAGCAGTAGGACCGGAGGCGTCCTACAAATCCACGTTCGCGATGGAAGTAGTTCGCTGGCACCGCCTGTGCGGTGGGCGTGGATTGTTGTGTGAGGCTGAGACGAAGCCGACATCTGAGTTACGCAACAGTGTCCTGAACTGGGACCTGAAAGCAGTCGATATCGAGGACTGCGAAACCTTTGAAGACTGGCAGCGCAAGCTGACTCGCTATACCGTCGGCTTGCAAAAGCGGATGGAGAAGGCGGGTACGCGGGACATCCCGTGGTGCGCTGTCGTCGACTCGCTGACCGGCAAGGCCAGTGAGCATACGCTGAAGAACATCCAGAAGGTTGGTCATGCCAATCTGCACTTCCCCGTGGAAGCGCGACAGATGGCCGACTACATGCGTGCCTATCCGCAGATGCTTCTCGGGTGGCCGTTCACCTTCGTGGGTGTCAACCACATGAAGATCAACCGCAATCCTGACGGCACCGTCGACTACAACATCCCAGGTGGTTGGGCGCTGAAGTTCCAGTGCTCTGCTATCTTCGAGTTGGAGAAGATGGGCGGGATCAAGGAGTTCAACAACTACAAGGCGGCTACCATCCGCTTCTCCATGTTGAAGAACTCTTATGGAGCTGATGACTCCAAGATCAAGGTGCGGTTCAAGACGTGGCTGCAGGAGGACGCGCCTGATACGTTCAGGCTCCACTCTCGTTTTGAGTGGTGGGAAGCCTCCATCCTCTTCATCGCCACTGGCAACGGGCTGTCGGCCGCTAAGGCCCAAAGGCTTGTGCCCAAGATGAAGGAAGCCTGCGACATCCACGAGAAGTCGGGCGGCAGCCGCGGGAAGCTATACTGGTCGAACGCGTTGGGCGTCCCCTCTTCGGAGGCGATGCCGCCGCACGATCTCGGCATGATCCTCGAGACGAAGCCTGATGTGCTGAAGGACCTGTACAATGTTACCGGCATTCAGCGCCGTCAGTTCTTCCGACCCGGCGTCGATTTCCTGGCGCAGCAAGAGGCTCAGGCGCATGTGATCGCGCAAGCCGATGCTTCGGATCTCAACCAGCAGCGTTTGCGAGAGATCCAGCAGAACATCATCGACCACGATGCCTACCCCAGCCAGGTGGAATGGCCATCCAATGAGTAATCCCATCAATCCAATGGACTTTTGGGACAAAACAGATCACGAGGCGGAGGGCAACAAGCTCGCGCAGTATGAGCACGGCGCCGTGGACAGAATTGTCAAACGAGCAAAGGTCGGCACTGCCGAGCGCGCGCTCCTCGTCTCAGATGGCGATCTAATGACGTTTGAGGCGTTGCATGAGCATGCACATTTTCCGCTGCTCTTGCACGCCATCAAAATCCGCTCACCGGCGGACATCGAAAAAACCTTGGAGCAGCGTCCACTACGCACGCCGATGTTCATGCAGTTCTTGGACATCACTGACGGCACGCCGAAGGGCGAGTGCACATACCAGGGCGTCGTGTTCAACTGGCTGAACCACGGCCGCTGGTACGTCCTGCACGACTTCTCCATGCATACCGATCTAGGCACGTCGTTGCGCTACTGGCGCATCAACGGAAGATGTTACTATCTGGAAACCCTGGACAATCTGGTGGAACGCTTCGGCCCAGCCGAGGAGTGGTGCGCCTGATTTTGTTTCCATGAATAAATTCCTAGTCAAACCAAAAGCCGAGGTGTACGCGCCGGACCAGTTCGACGGGTTCCTCGAAGCGCTGAACACAGCCGATCAGTACACCGTCCAGGTGCCGATCAACCATCCGGAAGACCTGCTCCTGGACGATGCCGGCTGTCTCGTAGAGAGTGGCTTTCGCCTCTCTCCGCTTGCTTTCAAGCAAATCTGCATGTTTGTGGCCAAGGGACTTTGGCCGCTGATCATGGATATCGGTGGTGTCACGCGTGGTTCGAGATCCTTCGATGGAGTGATCTCGCCAGCGTTGGCAGCACGCATCTTCAATGACTGCGTGCAGCTCCGATTCCGTGTAAAAGATGGGATCTGCGGACGACTGTTGATCCAGAACCACAATACGAAGGTCATCGACGGTGTCGTCGGTGTCCGCTATCAGTACCTCGCCAATCACCTGCTGCTCGACGGCGCCTCTGACCTCCTGGCCACACACTCTGTGCCGATGGAGTTCTGGGGCGGAACGTTGACCGGCCGCCGCATGAGCGTTACCTTCCTGGCCCCCGAGGCCCTGGCTACCACGCCAGCCGGACAGGATCTCTACGGTGGCTGCTACGTGACGAACAGCGAAGCAGGTGAGTGCGGCGTACGCAGCTCATTGCTGCTCCAGTACGACGATACACCCCTCCGATGCATATCCAAGCTACACAGCATAACCCATGTGGGAAAGAGCTTCATGAAACGGCTCCAGCGCATGGTGATGAAGGTATTGCACGACTGGGACGGTATCGTCGATGTGGTTAACGACATCGAGCATCTGGCGACCACGCTGGATGTCCTCGACGACACGGGTAAGATCAAGCGCACATGGCAGCGACGAGTGGCAACCAGGTTGTCCAACTATGTCGACAAGGGCCTTGCTGACGCTATGATACGCCAAGCCATTTACACAGACGTGCGTGACGATCCGTTGAAAGAACGGATGCGGCGCGTGGCAGAGCGTACGGTCGAAGACTTCTTCGTGGTAATCATGGAGCATGCCGACGGCCAATATCCCGAAGTTCGCGAAAGTCTTGAGCGAGCGGCGTACGACGTCCTCGCCAAGCGCATCCCACTGTAGGAGCTATTTTCAGTAATGGCAAAAACCACTCTACCCGCCAAGGTCGAAGAGTACACCGCTCTTCAAGCACAATCCACCTTCACGAAGGCCGAAGAGAAGGCCTTCAAGGAGTTAAACGAATATATCACCAAGCGCGCCAAGGACGACATCTGGTGGTATTGGGAGCTCGGTCAAAAGGTCAAGAAGATCTATGAAGACGCCAAAGACCGTGAGGACATCTACGGCAAGCGCGTGTTGCTGCGCATGGCCAAGGCTCTCGGCTACAAGACAGACCAACAGCTCCGCAACACCATGACTGTTGTGGAGACTTTCAAGACGAAGAAGGAGTTCAACAAGCTCGTCCGGCTGAAGGGCGAAGCGCAGAACACGTTGAACTGGTCGCACCTCGTGTACCTCGCCCAGATTGGCGACGACAAGCTGCGGAACCAGCTGGCCGCCTCCACGCTCGAACAGAGCTGGAACGCCAAGGACCTCTGGGACCGTGTCAAGGAGCTGGCCAACCGCAAGAAACGCGGTTCCGGCGCCAAGGTGAAGACCAAGATCCCGGCATCGCCGGTCGGCATGTTCAGCCATGTACGTTCGCAGGCCAACAAGTTCGTCCAGAACTTCGAGGAGGCGTGGACGGGCGACGTCTACGACATCTGCGGCGAGGTGGCCAGCATCCCGGCCGACAAGCTGAACGACAAGCTCGTCCAGGCCGTCGCCGACACGCGTGCGAAGCTCGTGTCCATGCAGGAGTGCGCCGCCTCCCTCGAAGAGCAGCTCATGCAAGTTGAGGAGGACATCGAGGCCCGTCGTAAGGCCCAGGCGGAGGCTGAGGAAGAAGCCGCGGCTGCCGAAGCTGCCGAAGAGGACTACGAAGACGATATCGACGAGGGGGAGGACGACGATGACGACTTCGATCCGAACGACGACGTCTACGCTGAAGACGAAGCGGAAGACGCGGAGGAGGAAGAGGACGACGAGGTTGAGGAAGATTCCGCCCAAGACGAAGAGGACTGGGAAGAGGAAGAGACTGTCAACCTTGGCAAACAACGAAACGCTCAACGGCGAGCCAAGTCTGCCGCAGAGCGGGAAAAGAAAAAGAAACGTGAAGCTCGCGCTGCAGCTCGCCGCAAGGGGCGAGTGGGAGTAAGCAAGTGAAAACGCCCATAACACCGCAGTTTACGGTGTGCGTTTTACTCTACGGGAACTATCCGGAGTTGCTCAATAGGTGTCTCGACTCGTTGAGCAACCCGGAGTGGTACCCGTGGTTTAATCTCCGTATCGGCTGGCAGGGCCTTGGCGCGCAGTCGGAGACGGACTTACTGAGCCACGTCGCTAAATGGCAGACGGCTAAGCTGCGTGGCACGTGCCGCGATCCGTTGGAGATGTGTCTGAAAGGGCATTCCCCCTTCTTCAAGTATCCGACGATGCGCCGGATGTTCTACGAGATGCCGATCAAGACGCCCTACATCATGTGGTTCGATGACGACTCGTTCATCAACACCTGTGCCAACGGTTTCTTCCGGGGCATTCAGGACTTCATGGAGTATGGTGCGCGTAAGCGAAAGCCCGACGGCACGCTTACGCCGGCAGACACTGCCGACATGATCGGCGCCAAGTACGTGATGGCCCTGCGGGGCAATCAACGACAGTACATCGAAGACCAACCGTGGTACGCGGGCAAACCAATAGCCCGGCGCCCCGGGTTCATTACCGGTGGCTGGTGGACAATCCGTACCCCGATTATCCAACAATGGAACTGGCCGTCAGAGGACTTACAGCACAACGGCGGAGATTTGCTACTCGGGGAGTTGTGTCATCAGCAGGGATATCGTATAAAGCACTTTACGAAGGGACTGGGCATCAACTGCGATGCAAGCGGCAGATGCTCGACAGCGCCACGGCGCGGACACTCCCAGGACCCTTGCGGTACCAACTACGTGCGGCCAGCTAATCACCGTTCGCCGAACGACGAGTGGCAGCTCTCACGAAGCCGTTACCGCCGGAGGCGAGAATGAGTAGAAAGCATACTGCAGAGATCTTTCCTATCCAGGAATTCCTGGATGCCGGCGTTAAGCCTCAACGGCCACTGCGGCTGCGAGAGGGCGACGCCTGGATAGTTCGCAAAGAACCATTAAACCTCGACCAGCCAGGCGCAGAAGATCCGCTGGATTGGGCGATCGTCGAATCGGGACAGCTGGTCAACATCCCGCTGATCCCGTACCGCAGTCGCCTCGATCTTATGCACATGTTGCTCGGGGCAATGGATGTGATCCAGAGGTACGTTGAGCGGCAGCCGCATGCTGAGCGTACCCATATCATCTTAGGTGATCCAATCGAGCGGCTCGACGCCGAAGGCGTGTACCGCTACTGGATCGGTTTTGCAGTGCAGACTCAAGAGGCCCAAGGCTAATGAGCGAGAACCCAATGGCGCCGCAGCCGCCACAACAATTCATGCAGCTGCCGGCGCAGGTGGAGCAGCCTCCCCAACAGGAGGCGCCCCAGCCGCAAACCCCCGCTGAGCCGCCACAGCAGCGACAGCGGAGCTTGCAAGAGTATGCGTCTGGATACGCACAGCTCGCACGCGAGCTGACGCGTCAGAACGATGCGTACGGACACTTTCGGAACGTGGTGACCAGGATCGACGAGCTGATCAAGAACCCAGGGCAAGCGCCCAACGGGTTACCGTTCGTCACGTTTACGTTTCCCGTAACGGACGGCACGGTGCCGGGCGAGCTCAAGCTCGATCTCAACACCATGCCGACTTCCGTACTTGCGGCCATCAGGCCACTCTTCGACCAACTGCAGCAAACCTGCGGCGCTGACTTCATCGCTGCCATGAAAGGTTTCTACCAGCTGGATGCGGAGACACGGCCCGTTGTGGAAGCAATGGAGGCAGCGACCAGTGGCGGATGATGGCGACATCAACGCCTCCGAATTGATTGATCCAATGTACCGGCTACCATTCGACGGTTATCGCATGCACGTCGAATGGGCACCGGCCGGTGCGCGCCTGGGGACGAACTTCGCCCATGTCAGGCGGCTGGATCGTGGCCAATCAATCGCTGAGTATCCTGCGATGCTCGTGTTTGGAAATACGCCCGAGGAGCGCACGTCGCTAACACGCGATTCGCTGCTTCTCGCGGCCATGCTGGACTACATCAACTCCGGAGGCGATCCGGAGGTAGTCTGTGAGATTGCGGACCAAGTCCGACAGCTGGAGCCGGTGAAAACGCCTGGCTTCGAGCTGATCCTTGCCTACGAACAGGTCGATCGAGTCCTCTACTACGAATCCAAAGACGGTAAGTACGTGGAGGTCGTGGTTGACCACTGGGCGGACGAAGCGGAGGTATCAGGGCTGCCCGACGTGTCGGATTGTACCGACATGGTTGCACGGCACCCAGAACCCGTACACTTAGGGGAGGAGGAAGATGACTCAGTCGACCCGCACCTCTGATGTCAAGATTGCCATTCCGCGGTACAACCTGGGGCGCATCATCCAACTGCGCGACAAGCTGTGCACGGACTCGATGACCGAGTGGTTTGGTTTTACTGCCATCGGAGAGCACTTCGACCAATTCGTCGACCAACTCACCGAAGCGATACCTCGAGCCAAACGCCAAGCGGTGTACGACAGCTGTACCTGTCTCGCTGGGGAGTACCTCACCGAGGCAAGGCTGCGTACGCTGTTTTGGCGACTGGCCGGGAACACCGACAGCCTGCGGCGCGGTGTTGCTGTGCCCCCGTGGCACGTACAGTCAGAGCGAGAGTGGATGCCGGTGCAGGTCACCGGCTGGGAATTCTCGCAGAACAAGTGGGGCAAGCCCGGCGGTCTGTTTGCCATGCGCATCCTGGCCGGATCGGCGTGCCCCATGCGAATCATAACCTTCTGGACAAGGGGATTTAGCAATCTCATTGCAAGAGGTGCGGGATATACTTCTTACCGACATGATTATCCGTTTGGGCATCCCTCCGAGCTTGTTGGTCTCCGACTCTGGGCGCTCATCGACCCAGCTTACTGCCAACAGGGACGCCCGGGTTTTCGAGAGGTGTCTTGTACGCAGACTCTACGGAACTGGAATCGGGGGATCATCCGCAAACGATTCCGACACGGCTGGGAATGTCCACGAGGCTACGAGAGACACTGTTACAAGTGCCACGTTGGGTACGACCAGTGCCCGGCGGCGACGCACAGAACCACAAAGGAGTGCGAAGATGCCCCTGAGTCACAAACAAATACAGAAGCTGGAGAAGCGCACACATGAGCTCGGTGAGGAGCTCGGTGATATAGAGCAACGGCGGAAGTCGCGGCTGAGAATGCACGACTTTATGAACGCAATCAACGAGGACGAGCGTGTTGAGCTCACCTGCACAGAGGGTGACATCTGGCTAAACGTCCGCATCAGCGAAGGTAATAACCGCTCCGTAGAGAAAGACACCATGTATCAGAGTGATTTCATGGCGCGGTTGCATACTGCCTTTCCTCTCATGCTTAAAGCACTCGTTGCTGAGTGCTGCAGTGACGCCGACGCCGACTACGAACGTCGGCTTCTTGCGGTTGTCCCGTTAGAAGAAGAACCCGAAGAAGAGGACAGACGGCGTCCACGCGGATTGCGTCTGCCTGGAGTTACCGATGGAGACGAAAAGACTGAAGCAGTTGGAGAGCAAGCGGAATAACGCAGAACGGGTGCTGCAGCTGCTCACAAACCGCGAAGACATCAACCGGTTTCTCGATATGATCCTCGGAGCGCTGCGTGACGGGGAACCGCTACACATCCAGCTCGACTCCCGTGACTACTTGGAGCTCGGGCGCAGCAGCCAAACGGTATACAGTGGCCCGCCCTCGGCGCTTTCTGAGTGGCTGGCAGTGCGGCACGAGCTTCGTGTCGGCATCTTGGACGTGGTACAGACAACGCTGCAGAAGTGGCGTGATAAGTACCAGCAAGACTACGAGGACTATCTATGCGATCTGGCTAACGAAGACCGTGAGCACAGTGCAGGCATAGGTGACCGCACGCCCCGTGGTGTGCGTCTACGTAATACCGAGGAAGAAGGCGAGGAGGAGGAAGCAGAGATGGATGCGGCTACGGGTTGGGTGGACGGGCCAGTGCCTGTAAGCCCATCGCCGTCGGAAACACGCGAAACCTTTGACGACTTCTCCACCGAGGAACTGCGCGACACGCTCAATCGTATCCACGGCAGCGGTATGTTAAATACGCTGGATGAGGAGCAGATGCGGGCAGTAGTGGCCGCGCAGGCCGAACTCACTCGCCGCACGCAGGAGGCATCAGATGCCACCAACAGCGACAGCGCCCAAGTCTCGCCGCCAGAAGAAACGCGGCCGAGCATCGAAGATTCGGAATTCTGGGACCGTTACTAAGGAAGGCCGAGACGCCGTAGAGCAGATGCTATGTGATATCGATATCCAGCAAGCTGCCGAGTATCTCGACTACTGGGAAAGCATAAGACCCACCACCGACGACGCACGTTGGCGTAGGTGGGTTTTCGCTTTCCTGTCTATCCAGCGCAACTGGCGCGCCAACTATGAAGCGTACGAATGCGTTATGGAGCTCCCTTGGACATCCCAGTCTGAGTTGGAGGATGTGCTGCGGGGCTGCAAAGCCGGACTGCACAACCGCCACGCTGACTATATCTGGAGGTTCACCGAGCTGTGTACGTCTGCGCCGCGCGTTCTGCGCGGCCCAAAAGAAGTGGGCTTCAAGACCTGGTCCGGGTGGCGTAACCGCCTGATCGATATGGAGGACATCAAGGGCATCGGCATCGCCAAGATCGCGTTTGCCCAAGAGATGTGCTATCCGGCCGAGTGCGGCGTCACCTGCTTCGACAGGCATGGCGCACGGCTCTACGGCGTGGACCCTGACAACGTCACCCCTCTGCAGTATGGGGAGATGGAGAATCACTGGCAGTACGTCTGCCATCAAATCGGCATTTCGCCGGCCATGGCCCGCCACATTGTGTGGGATCGCCTCCAGGGTGCGGATAGCACGCGCTACTGGTCGCATGTGTTCGAAGAAGAGGATACCCGGCTACTTGTATCGCTGGACGATTTCCGCTAAGATCACACCATGGCTAAACGTAGAATGTTTCAACTTCGACGTAAGGAAGCGCGGGCGGGTGCTCGCGATCCCTTTTACAATCCCGAACGGGACATCGCTCACCTGGGGCCGAACTTGCTCCGGGGCGCGATGGTCTCGTGCGAGGAGACGTACTGGGAGCCCTGGCTCAAGCAGTTCATGCTGGAGCAAGGCATCAGCTACCAGACGATTGTGGATACGAATGCTCCTGTCATCCTGGCACGGGCGTTCAACCGCATTGTCAAGGCAGAGAATCCCAAGGTGGCGCTGGAGGCCGAAGGCTTCCACGAGCTGCCGTCGGCGATTCAAATGCTTTTCTATACCCGCATCGGGCAGGTCTGCTTGGCCATGATCTGGGCGGGTGTGAAGGATGTGTCCAAGCCTGACGACGCACCGCCAGCGACGGTTGTAAGCCTGCTGACGGACGTCGAGGACGGTTTCAAAACGTTCCTGGAAGGGAGCGACGAGGACGAAGATGCCGCGGACGGGAGCACCCCTGATCCAAGCCAATCCCAATAACTTACGAAGTGCGATGACCCGCGTTATCGCGCTGAGCCGACAGCTACAGTTGGTTGCTAAAATGTCAGAACGATGGTTTCAAGAGTTCGCCGACCGTTACGGCTTTCCCGCAAATTACACCTGCGTGGACTGCGAGACGAACGGCGTGGACGTAGAACGCAGTCTCATCTGCTCTATCGGGCACACGATCGTACGTGATGGCGTGCCTATTGAAACCCGGGAGGTCTACCTGAACTGGCCGGACTTCCCTGACATTGACCACGAAGACTTCCAGCGAAAGCTGTACCAGACTCAGCAGGCGATGCAGTCGCGCGGCAAGGGCTTCCACCACACGTGGGAGCGGCTGCGCAACGAGGGTGAAGACCCCATCGCCACCCTCGAACAATATCTCACGATGTTCGAGGACATGGAGGAGCGTCGAGAGGTCGTCGTTGCCCACAACGGGTGGCGGTTCGACATCGAGCTCTTCCAAGCGCACTTCCACAACTTCCTGCGCATCCCGTTCGTCTTCGAGCCTGAGCTCGTCTACGACTCCGGGATCGTCGAGAAGGCCAGTCAGCTTGACGACTACGACGACCCGCTGCCTCTGCCTGGCGAGACCATGCAGCAGTGGGCGTGGCGCATCGGCGAACTCCGTCGGCGCGGCGTCATGTGGTCCCTCGAGGGCCACTGCGATGACAAGTACCGCATCTTTGAGAAGGCGGGCGTCGGCAAGGAAGAGGCACACGCCGCGGGCGTGGACAGCCTCGTCCTGCACTATTTGGTTGAGGAGCACCGCAAGCTTGCGGGCGTTGCCCCTCTCGTTGAAGAAGTCACTGACCACACGCAGGTGATCGTCAATGGCGAAAGCGAAGCAGCACAAGGATCCGGAGATCCTTCAGAGTGAACTCGCAGGACTCATACCCGGTTACGTCCGCATCGTTGGGCTCGACCTGGGTACCAACTGCGGGGTTGCCTGGTGTGACGTGGATCCCGAAAAGCCGATCGTCTGGGACGATATCCAGATGTACGCCGGCCAGCTTGACCTCGGACTCGGACCGTATGACACCGGTCCCGTCCGTCATATCCGGCTCAAGCAGTTCATGGCCGTCATGCACCCAAGCTTTATTGGGTTCGAGGACGTCAAGAACACCCCCACCGTTAAAGGTTTCGGCGGGAAGAAGCTCGGCATGATCATGGCCCGTGTGGCCACAGCCGCTGAGCTCCTGGGTGGTTTCAAGATCACCCTCTGCACCTGGGCCGAGGAGAACGAGGTGCCCTGCCAAGGGTACGCCATCGGCACCATCAAGAAGTACGCTACCGGGAAAGGCAACGCTGGCAAGCCTGCGATGATCGCAGCCGCCAACGAGCGCTTCGGCGCTGACCTCGACCCCGACAACTACGAATCATCCGGCACGGACAACATCGCAGACGCGATGCACATCTGCGCCATGAGCGTTGAAGGATACGCCAAGGGGCTGGCTTGAGCCCCAATCTTATTGCTGTGAATAAAATTGGAGGCTCTCTTGCCCGGCACAGCACTCTACATCGGCGCCATCATGCGTGCCGCCGGTGACGCGTCCACTTACATGGGCCCGGTCCGTGTGCCTCGATCGATGTCGAAGGCCACGACCATCAATGCCCATATTGCCGAAGTCAATCAGCAGCGCCAGAATGATGCGGCTGCACCGCCGCAGGCGTACGCTGATTCGACGTTGGCCGGGGATCGCCGATACGAGAACCGTATCCAGCGGCCCGGCCTGGCCATGCTTACCAGCGTGATCATCCTCGATCGCAACGGCAACCAAGTCTACGCACAGGAGACCACAGGTCCCCAACTGCGTGGCAAGGTTGCCGTCCCGCTGCTGAGCTACTTGAAGGAAGCATACCCGCATCAGTTCTCCGACAATCTGCGATACAGCGACGGCACGCCCGACGCCGCGATTTTCGGATTCAACATCAAACAGGTGCTTCGGATCGCTGCATTCGAAGTACTGAAGCGGAATCAAAGCGAAGATACAAAGATCCAGGTACCGGTGCGCATGTGGCACAATCCGATCGGGTGTTACGACCCGTACGATGTGCTGTTGCCCTCGCCTGACCAAAAGGATCTGGATATTTTCTCCTTGATGCGTTACTTCGGCATTGCCGAGGCATCGCCCGAAGAGCTGGCCACGAGTGCGCTCCTCCAGGCCCAGGTGGCCCGGGAGCTCGTCTTGGCAGCTCAGCTATTGCCGTTGGGGTCTTGACACACTGGCCAACCCGGAGGCCGGGCGCTCGTCGCGTAGTGGTTACGTCAGCGGGCTCATAACCCGCATGGCCGCTGCTGAAGTTATCGGATCTTCCCCAGCGGTGGGGTTCGACTCCCTAACGAGTGCTTTGGATCGACGGAAGTTACAGTGTAGTCAAGCCCGGGGAAGGAGGGGCGGGTCGCGGTATCCCCACGCCGCGGCCCGCCCTCGTGTTTACCACCACTACAGGAGAGACCCAATGTCTCGCATCGAATTACATCACTCCGTGATGGACATCTTTCAAGCGCTCGGCGAGGGTAATCCCGGCGCGCTGCGCGTCTGTATGGAGCTGATGCAACAGTCCGCCAACATTGACCCGGACAGCGCCCTGGGCGGTATGGGACCGTTGCTGTCGCTCGACACGCTCGAGATCTACGGCCCCCGCATTTGGATGCTGTACAAGGACGTGTGCGGCGAGGATCTGACGCTGACAATAGCGTTGCTTCGTGGCCACCAGCTTGGTATGCTATCATCCGCAGAGTTGAACCACGCCATCGACAACCGTGGCGACGGCATCGACCCCGCGACGGTACTCGCGCTGGTGCAAGAAGAGCTGCCGGCGTTCGCTACACAAGGAGCGAAAGATGACGAAGTGCAAGAACCACAAGAGGTACAAGGGGATACACCCCCCGCGGTGTAACCGCGGAAAGCCTTGCGACGCTTGCAAGCAAAAGTACAAGGAGACTCATCGTGGACGTCTTTGAACCAGGCGAAGGATGGATGGAGAAGCGCGAGCGTCTGCCTGTTCCGAGCAGCGACGCGAAATTCGCACTGCATGAAATGGCAGACGACTGGCATTTCTTCAACCACGGCGCACTGTTCGAATACACCACGATCGATACCGATCCCGTGGGTGACTGGTATGCCCAGCAAGAGCCGGGCACACGTGTCATCCGCACACCGTTTAAGCGTCCAGTGATCGAGGGGCTTACGCGCCCCACGGCGCTGGGCGTTCCGTGGGGCCACGTCATCTGTGGCGTGCGCAACCACGATTGGGAGGATCTCTTTCCTTTCCTCGGCGGCGTTGTCGCCTTGGACTCCAAGGACAAGGACTACTTCCAGCTATTCAGCGGCGACATCGAAATCGTCGACCCAGGCGAGGCACAACGCCACAGCGTGTGGAGTCTCGACCTGCCGAAGATTACGGTCACTGTGTTCTGTGTCGATGGCATGAAGGACCGGTGGCAGGTGACGCCCAGTGTTGGTGGCATGCCGCCACGCTTCTATCGTGTCGACCCCCGCCAGGAGGTCATCGATATGGGGCAAGCGGTGCTGTCCGGCGACATGGAGCACCTCCAGTACAAGGACAATCCGGCGTTCAAACCGCTGCAGGATAAGTTCAAATCCATAGTTACACCCGGAGAAGCGAGCAATGAAGCTCTACATCGAGCTGCCCAGCAAAATCGAGGGAAACTGGACCTTGGTGGACGGTGATGGCAAACCGATCTGCGACAACACGCCCCCAGGGGCGATGATCGTGCTCGAGCCGCATTTCTACAAGGGCATGCACTCGCAAGCATTACTACGTTCTACTAACGCTGGCAAAAAGGGCCTCACCGTCGACCAGACGATTCGGGTCTCGGCCACCACCGGCAAGCTGACTGCTGAGTCCGCTGGCAAGGTGCCCAAGCCGATCGAACCGCACTTCGACAAGAAGGAACCGAAGAAGTCAGCACCTAAGGAGCCAACGAATGGCAGCTGATACCCCGCCCGAAGAAGAGGGCCTGACTGACGAACAGCTCGCGGAGATCATGCGGCGCCTTGGCAGTGCTTTCCTACAGGCTGCCGATCCGCCGGAACGTCCGCAGCAAACTATCTACATCGTCTACGGCGTCGTAGGCGACCGGCCGAACATCAGCACCGTGCAGAACGAGCAGGCGCTGTGTGACGCCATCATGGAGGCTCGCGTGGCCCAGAACGCCGATCCCGAGAATGAGCGCTACATGCATATCTTCGTTGGACAGCAGTGGCCTATTCAGAAGGGGCGCGTCTGGTACGTCTGCGCTGGTGAGCGGATGATTCCGGTGACCAGCGAGAACATCGACATGCGCGTCGATCAGACAGGCAGCCTGCGAGAACCCATCGACTTCGACACGGTCGTACCGTCCCCGCCGGACGAGCCGGAGACCGAAGATGATGAACCGGACGGCGACGTTGAAGTCGTTCCGGGGCCGCCCGAGTCGGGCTAGTCAATCTGACTAACATAACAAGGCATTATAAGGTAGACGCCAGCATATCTGCTGGCGTTTTCCTTTTGCAGAAGGAGGAGACGCATGTTCAAGTTATCTCCCCACAGACCACGTGGTCCGCAACATGGCGCGATCAACGTGCGATGGGTGGAGGGAACGAAGCTACTGCGTGTTGTGTACAAAGGTCCCTTTAAGGGGTCAGACCTGATGGACCATACTGCTGGCAAACGCAGGCCGTACGAGGATCTGACCCAGGACGAACTAGATGAGCTCAAAGCAGCTCAGGCCGCTTTAGGGCGGCCATTACAGCATGCGTAAGCATTTCTACTTCTCCACTCGGAGTACAGCTTTGGATGAGTTCCAACAATTGAAAATGGGTGGCCGCGAGGTCACTACCAAAGTCCGTGAAACAGCAGATGAGCCACAAACGGCTAATCTGGCTACCGACACCATCGAGTTGGCGGAGCAGCTGTTTCAGGACTACAAAAAGGGAACGGCTTGGTCGAAGAAGCTTTTCAACGGCCGTAGTGGTTCTCAGCTGATTCAGGCCTTGCGCCTGTGGGCCCAGAAGGTTGACGTGGACAGGGTTAGCTCCGACGAACCAGTCCTCAACGCTCTCGAGCTTGAGGAAGTGGTCGCCAAGCAAGCCGTCTCGTTGGCACTACCGCTGCAGACCCTCTGTCGCTGGATCGTCCTCGTGAGGATCGGCGTTGGGCGGCTGCGGCGGGAGCTTCTGGGACTGGTATCGATGGTCCCGATGCCGCCATGCGGTAGCGTGAGATTGGGGCGCCCAGCTGACCACGTGAGCAAGACTCACTATGTGGTCACGCACGTACTGGGCGATAGGATTTTCAGCAGGGGGTACTTGTTGCGGTTCACCGACCAGGGCTGGAAGCTCGGCGGCAAGGAAGGCAACAAGTGGTCCAAGGACCTGTGGCTCACGCCCGGGCTCCAAGAGGTGTCTGCAATCGTCGCGGCCAAACGCCGCAAGATGATGCCAAATGGCAATCCACCGAAAGGCGAGCTGCAGAACATCAACCGGACCTGCAAGAACCTCGAAAAGAAGCTGAAGGCCAGTCGGCAATCCGCCGGCATAAGCACTGACCAGTTTAGTAAGGCGCACGGTGCACGCCTCGACCTTGAGAACAAGAACATCATGGTCGCTACCCTGGCCAGCGTAAGGGCGCTGCTCGCACAAACGATCGTCTACAAGGAAAACCAGACCTTGGACGAGATCGCAGCGCGCCATGACAATTCCAAGTTCGCCTTGCTTGACGATCCGTCGCTCGCAGGGGACGAACAGGAAGCGTTCCTTTACCATCTACAGCGTCGCCGCCAAGCGCAGGCGTGCTTCGCGGAACTCGGGAAGTTCGTCTTCCCGCGCGGGTACATGGTGTTCTCGGAAACGGGTATACCTGACCACGTCCCGCCTGAGGTCCGTGTTGAACTCACTGGCGTGTCCGGTGTCGCCGTCGGCTCCGAGTATCTGGCATCTCGGTTCGACATTCCTGTGCTGCGTAAGCACGCGGCAGCTCTGCCCGAAGTGGAGGACCTCACGCCGCTCATCGACGCGTGTGGCATTTCTACCCTCCACGGCAAGATGGTAGACGAACTAGACGAAATTCAAAAGGATGCGGGAGCGGCCGGCTCTGAGGATTACATCCGCTACCGGCTCGTCGGCGAAGAACCAGCCGACATGCCGAAAGCCGACTTCTTCCGCAAGACCAGCGTCCGATTTGTTCCGATGGTGGTGAACTTCAATCGAAAAAGGCTCTTCGCCGAAGATATGCAGGGCGTCTCCAACGGGGTCAGCTTTGCCATCTCGCACGAAGACGTGAACGAGAGGTTCAACCAATGCCAGCCGAAGAAATCTTGAGGCCGCTGTACACCGGAGATGAAGATCTGTCGGTGTGGCTTGAGGGACTCGATGAATGCGACGCACCTAGGCTGTTTCCCCTGTGGCCAGATGACTTCCCGAATTATCTGGCGGTATATCTCACAGCCGAGGATGAGCTCGGAGTCCCGCAGAGCAGGCAGGCGATGCTCTACGCCTGCTGTATAGGGAGATTGTGGTTCTGCCGCGTACCCAAGGCAGAATTCGATGACCACACGACTTTGGAGTAGACCCATGGACGACGACCAATTGGTCGACGACGCCATACAGGCGTTGATTGAGATTGTTGAACCTTCGGCCCTCCAGGAGGCCGAGACAGAGTGGACAATCCACAAAGCACGCGATGAGGAACCGGTGGCGGCCGACCTCGTCGAGGTCTAGTATCAAGGAGAAAAAAAGGGTAAACTTGTCCCTGGGTCGTTCCGTCACGGCCCAGGGATTTTTTTAGCTATTGGCGGCAAAACAGTCTGAGGATAGACTGATGGGCCGGAGGAAAGGATGCCATGCCACTAGAAAAAGACTCGTTTTGGGACCGCGGGAACGCCGTAATGGATTCCCAACTGGATCCCTCGCAGTACCATAATCCGGCAGAAGAGATACTGCCGATAAGCAAACAATCGATGGCGAGTGTGCTGCCGCCCGGCGTTTGGGGGGCACAGGGCACTGTCATCAGGCGTTCTACGATGGATGGAGCACCGATCGGATGGGATCCTTTCGAAGTCGCCACCCGGGTGAATGTCGATCCAGACATCCCCGGGCAAGGCTTCGTGATCGACCCCAGGCAGATCCAGAAGGATGCAGCCCTCAAGGCCGTCAAAGATGCCGGTGTGCGGCACGCTTCGACGGTAGAGGACCTGCGCTTCGCCGGTGCGAGAGCCTATCAGCAGTTCGCCATCAGCAACGTTCCAGATACCCCGGCCATGACCGCACGTGAGCGTCCTCGAGAGGCACCGATTGCTTTGCCTGGCGTCTATGTCGTGCCCAAGGCCACCGAAGGAGGAGGACAAGAAGTGCCCACAGCCAACGAGCATGTGAACGACATCGTCAGCGGTTATGACCTCGCCCAGGGCGTGGCCACAGGCCGCAACGATCAACCATCTGCGAAGCAGCCCCAGGAGCCCGCAACCGTCCCGCAGGCCCCTGCGCCGCCTCCGCAGTCTCCGCCGCCCGTGCCGCAAGGTCCCCCGCAGCCACAGCCGCAGCAGGCTGTGTACGCTGCGCCACCGCAACCGGCCCCGGCCGCTCCGGCAGCCCCTGTGGCTCCGGTAGGCGCACCCATGCCTGCCCCGTCGTTGTTCGGCCCGTGCGGCCCTACCGGCGAGACACCGGCTGCCGCTGGACCCTCTGCGCCCAGCTACAAGGTCACGTTCGAGGTCCGCGGCGCGCCCGCGGCTATCGAAGCGTGGTACCACGAGATCGTCAAGGACAACCAGGTGCTCGTGATGTGCTATGACACGCGCACCCACGGTTATCCCCGGATCAACCTCATGCCCACCGAGGAAGATATCGCCATCCATCTCGACGGCAGCGACATGGTCTACGACGTGACGGACCCCGCAATCAAGTTCGTTCACGGGCACGATGAGCTGCAAATCTTTCTCATCAAACGCGAGCGCCCGTTGCCTGGCGCTGTCGTTGACAGCACGCCTCAGGCTGCGGTTGCCGGCGGGCAACACAATATCGTGGGATTGCAATAGGCGTAGCAGTACTGGCAGCCAAGGGGTAAGATGGTGGATATCTACGTCAATAAGCAACAGATGGCACAGATCATTGCCCTATGGGGAGATTCCGATGAGCATGGAAAAACAGGGAGTGGTTCGCCGGGGCACGACCCCGGAGATCGAGGAGAAGCAAGAGAAGACCGCGGCCGATGCTGCAGCCGAGACTCTCAAACAGGCAGCCCGCCGGCTTGAGCAGGACGACCCCAACGGGCGTCTCGCTGACGGTGTGGCCAAGCGCTCCAAATAATCCAAGGACGGATCATGAGCTTCCTCATCCCATCGTTTGCTGGCGGGACCAATCGGGGTTCGCAGAACATCGAGCCCTTCCCCGACCCCTTCTGCGACTACGCGTCGACGCGTATGCCCGAGTCCCTGGAGAATGCTCTCCGGTGGTGCGAGTACATCATGCTGGCCAACGGCATCTACCGATCGGCGGTGGACCGAGTGGTCTCGTACTTCATTACCGAGGTGGAGATCGATGGGACCGATCGGGACGGCAAGGAGAAGTACCTTGACTTCCTGAACAACACGCTGGGCATCAACTCGATCCTTCGGCAGACGGCGCTCGACTACGTCACCTACGGGAACTTCTTCAACTCGCTGGTTGTGCCATTCAGACGGCACCTGCGCTGCCCAGGCTGCGGCTTCGAGGCGCCTCTCGACCGGATCCACGGCAACGACAAGTTCAACTTCTCGTGGAGCGGCTTCGAGTTCAACGCCAACTGCCCCTTCTGCAGCTACCACGGCAAGTGGGCGCACAAGGACAGGCGATCGACCGAGGAAGACGACATCATCATCAAGCGCTGGAGCCCGCACGAGATGGAACTCGTCTGGGACCCGTACACCGACCAAGTCGGGCACGTGTGGCGCATCCCGAATCACTACAAGAAGTACATCAACCAAGGAACCTTGTTCCATCTGGAGCGTGCGCCGTGGGAGGTCCTGCAGGCGATCAAGAACAACACGCATATCCAGTTCAACAAGGACATCATCTACCACGGCAAGGAAGATACCCTGGCTGGCGTGCTGAACAAGGGCTGGGGCGTCAGCCGTATCCTGACGAACTTCCGTCAGGCGTGGTACGTCCAAGTGCTTCACCGCTACAACGAGGCGATCGGCCTCGACTACATCATCCCATTCAGGGTGATTACGCCCGAGCCGCGTCCGGGCGGGGCCGGCGGTGGTGGTGAGTCAACGGACCCGCTGTTCACCGCTGACCTCGGCGGCTTCGTAGGCCAAGTCAACTCGATGCTGCGCCAACGGCGGCGTGACCCGACCATGTGGTTCACCATGCCGTTCCCGCTGAAATACCAGACTCTCGGGGGGGAAGCTAGCCAGTTGGCCCCGTATCAGCTCATGGACCAGGCCGTGGATGGCCTCCTGACGTCCGTAGGCGTCCCTGTGGAGCTCTACAAGGGTACGATGAGTCTCCAGGCTGCCCCGGCCGCGCTGCGGCTCCTGGAGAGCACCTGGAGCCACCTGACGACGATGCTGAACAACTACCTCCAGTGGCTGGTCAACAAAATCAGCGTGGCGCTGTCCTGGGACGAGGTTACGGCCACCCTGGCCAAGCCGTCGCACGCGGACGATCTGAACCGTCAGCTGGCCAAGCTCCAGCTCATGATGGGACAGTCGATCAGCCAGACGACTGGCCTCAAGAGCGTCGGCCTCAAGTTCGAGGACGAGCAGCGCCGCATGCTCGACGAGCAGAAGTTCATCGCCGAGGAATCGCAGAAGACACAAGAGGAGCTGGAAGCCTCGGGCATGGGCGATGCAATGGCGCAAGGCATGATGGGCCCCGGAGGCCAACCGACCGATCCTGCTGCGGCAGGCATGGGTGGCCCTGGTGGTTCCGCACCTCCGCAAGGCGGTGCACCTCCGGCCGGCGGCGCACCGGGTGGCGCTATGCCTCCTCCAGGCGCAGAAGCCGGAATGGCGCCGATGGACCCGATTCAGGCCATCATGGCACAAATACCTCTGGGCAATGAGCAAAGCCTCACGCCGCCAGAGCTGGAGCAGATCGCCAACACGGTTGCCGAGCAGATCTACGGACTGCCCGGCGGGCAACGTGTATCCGCGCTGCGACAACTCAAGCAGGCGTCGCCCACCATTCACAGCCTGGTCAAGAGCCTTCTCGAACAGAAAGACTCGCAGGCTGAGTCCCAAGGCCGCATGATGGGCCAAGAGCAAGCTATGCAGATGCAACAGCAGAGCATGGCTCCACCCCCGCCGATGGGGCCGGGTGGTGGGATGATGTAGCTTCGAGGTAATCGGCAGCGGCTCGGCACAGTGCCGGGTCGTCTTGAAAATATCCCAGACCAGGATTGCAGCGTGTGCACAGCAGGCCACGCACTTTACCTGTTACATGGTCATGGTCGACATGGAGCGTCCTATCGCTGGCTTTACGGCAGATGGCGCAGCGACCATCTTGCTCCCGCAGCAACTTATCGAACGCTTCCTGATCAAGACCGTACTTTTTGAGTCCCTGTTTACGGTTGTGCTTTTGATAGCGTGCCTTGTTGGCATCGCGCCAGCGTTTGCTTGAGTCTCTATTTCGCTGCGGATTCTTACGGCGATACTCTCGTTGGTAATCCGCCCTGCATTGTTTACAGTGGGAGTCTCGGCCATGGCGTTTTTGGGAGGCGCGTGAGAACGCCTCGACTGGCTTGGTCTCACCGCATTTGGTACACTGTTTCTCAGCCATGATACCCCTCTATGGGTAGACTGGTTAGAACTGAGGGCAAGCCCATCTTGACCCTCGGTTCGCCATTTTACGATAATTCCTGCTGGTTTGGCAACAGCGAGGAGCAGCAATATGGCTGAGCGGCTAGGGCTTTACGGCCGTTACTACCAGCACGAAACGACCCAGGCAACCATCATGCTGGCTGAGACAGCCACGAACCAAGGCATCCCTGTGTCGATGCTGGCACGCGACGTGTGTCGCCGCGAGGTCTCGGGGAGCTGGGACAACCGAGTTCTGTCGAACAAAACGCATCCTTACCGTCACTGGGTACGCACGCTAAATAACGTAATTTGGACCAGCGTACCATCTCTCGGCGAGGTCCAGCTGGCCAAGCAGCTTGGCGTCCGGACCAGCATCCTGATCAACTGGGAGACGCTCGTCCCCGAGGACGAGGCGGTCATCAACCACATCGACAAGGTCATCCTGCCCTACCGCTGCGTGGGTAAGGCCATCCACAAATACTGGACGCTGCCTTCGAAGCCCATCATGATGCCCTGGGATGTGCCCGTGGCGCTCACCAAGCAGCCCGAGCATTTCCGTCGGCACGTCACAGCATACTTCCCGCTGTACGACTCGCAGCCCGAGCGCTCCGACTGCGCTGTGTTTGACATGATGGAGAAGGCGCTCAGTGAGGTGCCTGACAGCTGCGTCCTGATCGCCTGTGGCCGCAAGTGGTCCTTGGCGTCCAGGAAGGCCGTGAAGCGCCTACGGAGCCTCTACGGGCCTCGTACGGTGGCTGTCATCCGACCCAATATGCTACAGCGTCTCCTGCTGTTTGCCAGGGCGGACGTGACCGTCTGGGCGCCGCGGTTCGAAAGCTTCGGCATCGTGGGGCTGAACAGCATCTGCATGGGCACTCCGGTGCTCTCCTGGGACGTCCGACCGCAGAACGAATTCCTCAAGCCCTGGAAAAACGCCATGCTGGTTCCGTGCAAGACGGACAAGAACTGGATCGGCGTCCCGGAGGTTGTCGGGGGGTATGGGGACTTCGGTGAATGCTTGATAGCGCTCTTGCGGGACAAAGCACTACTTGCAAGAATGAAGTCTACCGTTTTGACCGGCATGGAGAGCCGCAAGCAGCAGTTCCTGGCCGGATGGGAAGAACTACTGAAATGACGAGGATAAACGATGTCAGTACCGAATCAAATCAGCCACCGTGCTAACTACAAGGCCCAGAAGGAAGCCGGCCAAGTCGCCGTCAACCCGAAGCCCGGTCAGCCGCCCGCTGCGGCACCGCCCCAGTTCCCGAAGCGCAAGAAGGGCGAGAAGACCACCTTGCGTGAGAAGCTGGGCATGGCGCCCGTGGCGCCAACGACCGTGCCGGACGAGGCTGAGTCCGAAGCACCTGCCGCTCCCAAGCTCGCTGCGCCCAAGACGCCAGTCGAGGAGATCATCGAAGAGGAGAACGAGAAGTTCTTCGCTACGGTCCGGGAGCTGGCCGAAGATCCCGAACCTGAGGCGGACGAGTACGATCCGGAAGATCCGGAGAATGCCGAGGGCGACGACAATACGATCGAAGTCGATCCGCCCCAGGACGATGGAGAGGAAGAGGCCGTAGCGCAAGAGCAAGGGATCGGCAAGCTGCCGTCGTTTGATCTCGGCAGTCCGGCCTCTGAACCCGAAGAGAAGCCCCTGATCTAAGGAAGCCGATGGGAAGACGACGTCAAACGACCCGGCGTCACAAGCGGAAGACAGGGCGTTCCAAGGAAGCGAAGGAAAAGGGCCGTCGCGGTGGCCGTACCATCATCAAAGAAGGTGAGAAGGTGCGCCGCAACGAGCCCTGCTTCTGTGGGAGCGGTCTGAAGTTCAAGGCCTGCCACGGCAAGCCGAAGACGCCGCGCAATGTGATGCGTTACAACACGCTCGAGGACATGTACACCGATGAGCAGCGCGCTGCCATGCGGGAGTTCTCGAAGTACTGGGGATTCCACCCAGATCCCATGCTGCTCAAGATGTTCATGGAGGAGGACTACGACGCCATCGTCGCAGAGGTCACACGGGCCATGCGAGAGACAGGCGCCGATCCTGCCCACATCTACGCAGTTCAACAGGTCACAGGCCTGGTCACCCCACGCAACCACGGGCTCCTCTCTGAGGCCGAGCTCGAGCTGTGGGAACGAATGGTCCAGGAATACCGGGACCAGCACCCAGAAGAAGGAGAGAACGATGGCGGACAAAGTCCCCCACCTGATGGCGTATCTGATGGAGGAGTACCAGCGACAGGGTGAGACCCCGGCTGGACAAGATCCCGATCCCAGTGCTCTCGACGAGCTTGACGAGCACCTCTCGCTCGAAGTCGAGGACGATCGGGATACGGCTACCGTGCGCAAATACCAAGAGGTCGCTCGATTCGCCATCGAGGACTTCTGCGAGTTCTGCGTGCGTCGGCTGCACGAGAATCCTCCAGTAACTGTGAGCGCCGCCGAAGTCGCTGAAGGGCTTGGGCTGCGCTTGGCCGACCAGACACTTGTCTGTACCCGGAAGGACGGCACCACACAAGGCGAGGGCACAATGGAGCCTGCGGGCGACGTGCCAATCACCAAGAGCGGCGGTGGCATGGAGGGTACGCGAAGCGTGCCGGTCACCGGCAAGAGGTAGTGTCGACTGCCTGCTTCATAATCTCTATCTTGATTGCGATGGCAGGTATGATCTGCTGGTCGCACTCCAAGATGCAAGCGATCAATGCTGAGCAGCAGCGCTTAACTGCGGAGTTCAAAAAGAGCACCTCGGCGCTGCGCGCTCGCGTTGATACCTTCTTAGTTACGCCCCAAGAAGAAGCCGAGGCGCAGATCGAAACTGCGCTTGAGCTCATCGACGAGGGCCTCACCACCGACTATGTCATCAATGCCGTATTCCGTCCGCATGATGAATACGAGCGTGGTATCTGTCGTGACGTTCTCTGGGCAGCGGCTGAACGCCGAGGTCGACAACGTCGCCGTGACGGCGGCATGCAGCATGTCTTTGAGCAGATGTGGGGCATCCAGGAGCGGCTACGACTTGCACGCCAACGTGAGCGCGATCAGCGTGAGGCGTTAGAGCAGCAACGTGCTGAGGAAAGTAGGGCTGACACACGGAGGCCCAGACTATTACGATTTCGCAAGGAGGAAGTAGATGACCCATCACCCCAAACGTGACTGCGGCGAGCGTTTTGAGATTGCCGTCGGGTTTCCCGAAGGCACACCCGACAACATCGTTGGCTACGAAAACACGCATATCGACGCGTACGACTCTGCGAAGGGCGTGGCACTACGGCAAGATGCCTGCCGTGGGATTGTTACAGATCGTCAGGGTGACGACCATGCGTCGCTCATCCGGGACGAGGAAGGATGCCTGACCGCCAATGATGGCGGACCCTGCAAGAAGTGCGCCGGGGTGTCGTTTTGGCACAACGAATTCACCAAAAGACCCCTCGGAGAACCTACTTAAAAACTACAGGATTTAGGGCATTCTAAGTCAAGCAGCAATAAGATCGCTGCATCACTAAGATGGTGGTGCGCGTTTGCATGAGCGTGCACCATTGCACCCCGAACATGAAGGGAGAAAGTCATGCGCACCGATGTACTGCTGGCGATTGTGGGGACCATCCTGCTGTGTCTCGTCGCGTTGTTCTGCTGGGATGCCTTTGGGCCGGAGACGGCCTCGGCAGCGCCCGCAAAGCAGACCGAAGCGAAGGACACCAAGAAGGACACCAAGAAGGAGGAGGCAGAGCCGACCTCCACTTGCACGCCTTCCCCCACCCCGGCCATGCAACCCCGGCCTGATCGCAAGGCCTCGCCGACCCCGGCGAAACGGTGTTTCACACCGAGCGAGCTGCGGGAGTTCTGCAGCAAGACGCCGCCCACGCTGAAGTACGTCATCGTCGAAGAGACCGTGACGAAGAACAGCAAGGAAGAAGAACCATTCGCCAAGTGGCTGGTTCTCGACGGCGGCAAAACTCTCGTTATTCCCTATCGGCATCGGAACGTCTGGCACAAAGCCGGCACCACCGAACCGATGGAGGAGAGCGAAGAGGTCACGCTTCCGAAGCATTGGGAGCACTGGGATCGGATCGCCGATAACCAGTGCGACTTTGCGCCGGAAGCACGTGGAGATCGGATGACCTCCACAAAAAGTAATGGCGGCCACACCCTGCGGGTGGGGCGCTATTACTTCGACGCACCGTAACTTCTGGGTTCCGTTTGGTATGTGCATCCTGTAGGATGAATCACGCTACCATCGGAACCAAGCGATAAAGAGCAGCGCCCGGCCCCATCCAGGCCGGGCGCAACGTGCTCTTTTCGCTTAGCCTTTGGAACATAAGGAGCCGGCAGTGAAGCCGATCTATCCAGACGACATAATCGATTTCATGGCGAGCGGAGAGCCGCTCTACGTTGTCCTCGAGGCAGGTCCGTTCAAAGAGAACGTGTCGCCCTACACCGGCGAGAAGACCACTGTCGAGGATACGTCTATGCATGGGAGGGTGCAGCAGGTGGTCGGTTACAATCCGCCGTGGATCCTGCTGTTGCCTCTCGAACCGCCTCGGAAGAACCCGTCATCGCTGGGTCCGTTCTCGGTGATGGCGTTTGGGCCACAGCCGCAACAGCGTCAGCCCGAGGCAACACCCTACTACCTGCCGGACATTTCCATGCGGCAGGTGGACGGTGACTACTTGGAAGCTTACCGCAGGTACGTTTGTGGTGAGCAGGAGAAGGAGGACGTCTTCAAAGACCTGACGCCGATCCAGCGCACCATCCAGCGGCTGGAGTGCGGGCAGTGCGAAGACAAATCCAACTGCACAAACTGTATATCAAAGAGGCAGAAGAGTGAGTAATCGCAACCCAAGGGGAATCCGGTTGGATCGTGGAGAGCACGACGAGGAGCTCGAAGGCACCTACACCGTCGAGGTTCACTGCGCCAACTGTGACTGGGCGGGAGATGTCGAGATACCCAAAGGCATTCCCGTACCCAAAGGACTACCACTCGAACAGATTGCCAGGTGCGATGAGTGCGGTTGCTACACGCTCATCCGCCCTGCCGATGAAGAAGAGCCAGAGACTGAGCCCTCGCAAGGGGAGGAGGTTGATGCTGCTCAAGAACGCATGGATCAGATCCGGCGTGAACTAGAGCGAGTACGCAGGGAGCAGGGAAACCGCCCGCTGCCTCCGTTTACTCCATATCGTGAGCGTCCGCCGCGTGAAACGCCGGTGCCAGATCCCAATGTCGTGCCTCGTCCGTCGGAGCAGACATCGCCGTGGGGGCCCGTGACGCCCGTGACGCCCAGGCCGAACACCGGTGACGGCTTTCCGCCTGGCATGATCTGGATGTCCACCACGGGACAGCAAGGCGAGCAACCAAACCTGAACGGCGATATATTCCCACGGGATGCCGTCAGTATGTCGAGTCAACCACTGCGTCGGGAACACCTTTCTGACGCACAAGTTGAGTGGCTGAACCATATCGGGTGCAACCCCGAGGAGGTGTAAGCACACACATTCACTTCTTTCTTCGAGACCCACCGTACTCTCCCGCAGTACGGTGGGTTTTTCTTTTTGCGGGATCCAAGGAGGCCCACGTGGCTGTGAAGTACAAGACAGAGGCTATCGAGCTTGGCTTGAAGGCCTCACGGCAGCTGCTACTGAACACGGATGAATCCACCTGGAAGGAGGACGATCCGCAGATCAAACTGGGAAACGATGCGCTGGCTGCCAGCGCACAATTCGTTCCCGCGGCACGTTTGCAGATGATGCTGGACGGACCGCCCACGCTCGAAACGGCCGAGCTGGTGACGAATCCGACAGTCAAGCTGGAACGCATGGGCGCGGCGATCCACTTCCTGCACAGCGCCCGCGATCGTTTCCTCGAAGGTGTCGTGCGTGCCACCCACTTCATGGTGGGCAAGATGCAGGCCGCGGTGCAGCCGTTGAACTTCGGCGAAACCATGGACTGGATCGAAGAGAACGTCAGCTTCACGGAGCCCACCACCAACATCCTCGGGCAGATGGAGCAGTTGATCTATCTCGCTGCCAGCTCCAGCGGCAACGACAAGGCTGCCTGCGAAGCCATCTGCGCCGATTTCGTCGACAGCGTCTGGGCGCGTGCCATCCCCTACGAAGAGGAGATCTGGGGACTCTTCCTGGAGAAGAAGGACGCGTGGCTCGCAGAGGACAAGGCGAAAGAGGAGGCAGAAGGTGGCGGCTCCGGCGGTGCCCTCGGCGCGCTCATGCAGATGCTCGGTGGTGGCGGTGACGGTGGTGGCCCTGTGGCCATCAACATGGCGGATGTGGCCCGTATGGCCGGGGTGGAGTGTGACTGCCCCGAGTGCACGGCCGAACGCGCAGCAGCGGCTGGCGAGACGACCGAAGCCATGTCCGTCGAGGATGCCCAAAAGGTGGTCAACGAGGCCCGGGGCGACCTCAAGCTCGATCCGATCGAAGACTTTGACAAATGGGAGATGCGCGCGGACGACGGTTCCACCTACCCGCTCATCGACCAGGTCGTTATCAACCGGATGACGAAACTCCAGATTTCCATGATGATGGATAACGGCCTCATCCGCCGTAGAAAGGAACCCGCGGAAGCGTGAGCACCGGAACCATTCCCCTTGACATCCTGAACGCACGTCAGTGTGAACGTATAAGACTCGTGCCGCGGCAGCACGGGTTGGAGCTGCAGTTGCAAAATCCCAACGGTCTTGCCCCTACCGACGAATATGACCCAGCCAAGCTGGCTATTTTCGAAACACCCGAAACCAAGATTTGCAACGACCAGCTTATTGCGTCTGTCCGCGTTGAGAAGACTGAGAGCGGCTACCAGTTCTATTCGACACTGCCGCACGGCGCACGCATCTGTGCAGCCATCACAGCACTCAACACTATTCTCGACAGCCACGGCAGCCTCCCAGTGAGACTGCTTTAGCGTTGAAAGGAAATAGCCGTCAAATAAGGCCCCAAAAGTGCTTAAAAACAGCGCTTTTTTGGGCATAGTAAAGTAGAGCGCGCACGTCATTGAAATGGCGTGAGCGACACGCATTGCAGCGGGGCTCTGGTTTGGTTCATCCCGTAAGGAGTTGCGGGATGTGCCTCAACTCTGCATGGCCGGCAACCTAGTGAGCCGGTCAGCTTGCCAGCGTCCGCGTGCCGCGCAGCACGTGGGTACTGGCCGCGCCAGAGCCTACGTTGCAATGCGTGTCGCGTTCGCACTCTTAGACCGGAGAGAGGTGCCCTCTCCGGTTGAAGCCTCTGCAGAAATGTGGAGGTGTCGGCGGCCCTGCTATGGTCTAGTCCACCGGATACCCAAACGGACTCGGGGCCATCGCTCGTAAGCCTGGTGGTAGGGGTTATCGTCCGTTCCCCGAGGCCAAAATGGACGAAGGGACTTCTACGCACGCCGGGACCACCTCCCCACCGCGTAGACTCCCGGCCAATGCCGCGTCGTCGGAGCGCGGGTGGCCGAAGAAGCGTCAGAGGTGGCAGGCCCATGGCCGTGACGGTTTCCGATCCGTCACGGCGCAAGGGCCATCCCCCCGAGGTCGACGGGGGCGCTGGGAGATGGCACATTCCCCAGCATGCGGTAGGCGTAAAGCGTACGGGGTGTGAGCCCGACGCGAGGAAGCCTTGTACCGTACGTGCCAGCAGCGCAGATGTGGTCCCGCCCATCTGACGTGTGCTACCGGCCGCTCCATATAGCAGGCCAACAAACGACCACGGGAAAACTCACGTGCAGGCGACGTGCACGTGGACCGTCATCCGGCGGTATAAAATAGTGACGGGCCAATGAGCTCCGAGTACCGACTCGGTTATCAAAGCGGAGAGCGGGCAGGCCCGCAAACCATGATTGACCCCGGCCCGGTCACTATCGGATTGGCTTGATCAGCCAACGATTGTTATGGACGCACCATCCCATAAACGTGCGTATCGAACAATCGGATCGATCACCTTGGGCCCTGTACGCTGAGGCGTGCAGGGCACCAGACCAGAGCATAGACATTTTTTTAGCCTTCAGAACTTATTCACGTGAATAAGATCTACACAGGCGGAGGAGGATCGGGGGATTGCTGGACGATACCAGCGGCGGCCACGCCCTCCAGATCGATCAGGCCGAAGATCGGCTGCGTCCCGCCGAGCAGCGCCCTGGCGGCAATGCACGAGCTGCCATAGCCATGCATCTCGGCCTTCCACGGTTTGCCATCTTTGAACACTGGCAGGATCACGTTCACGACGAGCCCGCGGTGGTAGCAAACGCAAATGGTGACGGTGAAGTTCTCTTGGCCCTCGCGGCCTTCCGACTGCTTGACGGCGATTTCGAGGGCGTCGTTGATGTGCTTGAGGACATCTTCGGGTTTCATGACTCGGCTCCTTGGGTTTCGAATCATCCCAGTATGCCAGGATTTCGGGCCCTCTGCAACAGGTTAAAAACAGCGTTTTTTTGGGCATAGTAAGTTAGGGCGCCACTGGCATCAAACAAATCCACCCGATCCCGGCGCCTGGGTGGTTATTCTTGAAGGGAGAATACCGATGAGAAACTACATGTCGAGCGTGGCCGCTTACTGTGTTATCATCTGCGCGATCTGCTGCACCGGGTGCAGCAAGTTCAGTCGCGTGCAACCCGCCGCCGCCGAGACTGGCTTCGAAGAGAAGCCGGAC